GTGGAGTTAAACTTGGTGTTAGTTCTAGAGGTAGCGGCAACGTTAGCGAAAGTAACGGTCAAGTGAGTGACTTTGAAATAGTCACAGTAGATGTAGTTGCGCAACCTAGTGCTCCTAATGCATACCCGACAGCGATTTATGAAGGACTGTTGAATATGCGTGGTGGACATAAAGTATTCGAAATGGCAAAAGAAGCCAGCGCAGATCAAAAGGTACAAAAATATTTAAAAGAGCAAGTTACACGCTTGATTAAAGATTTAAAATTAAAATAGGAGATCAGTATGTTAACAGCTATCAAGCCATTGTTAGATAGTGGCATCATTAACGAAGATACTCAGGCAGCTATTACTGAAGCTTGGGAATCACAAATTAATGAAGCTCGTGAAACTGTTCGTGCAGAATTGCGCGAAGAATTCGCAAGCCGCTACGAACATGACAAAAATGTTATGGTTGAAGCTCTAGACAAAATGGTTACTGAAAGTCTTACTGCCGAACTTAATGAGTTCGCTAGTGAGAAACAAGCTCTTGCAGAAGACCGCGTGAAATTTAAACGTCATATGGTTGAAAGCGCAAGCAAATTTAACAACTTCTTAGTTGGTAAATTAGCTGAAGAAATCAAAGAACTACGTTCAGATCGCAAAGTTCAAAACGAAGCAACTGCTAAGTTAGAAAAATTTGTTATCAACGCGTTAGCTGAAGAAATCAAAGAGTTCGATGCTGACAAGAAAGCAGTTGTTGAAACTAAAGTTAAACTAGTAGCAGAAGCTAAACAAAAATTAGCTAAACTACAAGAAGCTTTTGTTACACGTTCAGCTAAACTTGTTAAAGAATCAGTAGCACAAAATCTAGGCACAGAACTGACACAACTAAAAGAAGATATCCAATCTGCTCGTGAGAACATGTTTGGTCGTCGCTTATTCGAAGCATTTGCTAGCGAATTCTCAGTAACTCATTTAAATGAGAACAAAGAAATTGCTAAATTGCATCAAACTATTGCAGCCGTTAAAGCTGATTTAGCTGAAAGCAAAAAAGTAATTGCACAAAAACAAGCATTAGTTGAGTCAAAAGACCGTGAAGTAAGAGTAATTTCTGAAAGTGCTGTCCGTAAAGAAACACTTAATGGATTACTAAAAACGTTAAACAAAGAGAAAGCAAGCGTAATGGCTAGTTTACTCGAAGGTGTGCAAACAGCAAAATTGCAATCTGCATACGACAAGTATCTACCAGCAGTTTTAAACAACTCACAAGCACCAGTAAAGGCTGAAAAGTCTGTACTAGCTGAGAGTCGTGTAGAAGTAACTGGTGATAAATCTGCTAAAACAACTATTACAGAAACCAACAACAACGTTGTTGAACTGAAACGTTTAGCAGGGCTAAAGTAATACAAAACTTATAAAAGGAAAATAAAGAAAATGACAACCCAACTATTAGAAGGCCGTTGGAACGAAACTAAGGATGCCCTGTTAGAAGGTCTACAAGGTTCAAAACGTTCTACTATGGCTGTAATTTTAGAAAACACACGTAAGCACTTAGTTGAAAATGCAACTGGTGGCGCAACAGCAGTAGGTAATGTTGCTACATTAAACCGCGTTATTCTTCCAGTAATCAGACGTGTAATGCCAACAGTTATTGCAAATGAAATCGTTGGTGTACAACCAATGACAGGTCCAGTTGCACAAATCCATACTTTACGTGTACGTTACGCTGATAGCGTTGGTGCAGGTACTTCTGGTGCAGATGCAGCAGTTGCTGGCGGTGAAGCTCTTTCACCATTCAACATTGCAACAACATATTCAGGCGCACAAACTGGTAAAGCTAGTTCAACAGCTTCATTAGAAGGCGTTCCTGGAAACCGTATCAATGTACAAATCTTAAAACAAGTTGTTGAAGCGAAGACACGTAAATTGTCTGCTCGTTGGACATTTGAAGCTGCGCAAGATGCACAATCTATGCACGGTTTAGATGTTGAAGCTGAAATTATGGCTGCACTTGCTCAAGAAATTACTGTTGAGATCGATCAAGAAGTTCTAGGTTCATTATCAGCTTTAGCTTCTACAGCTTCTGATAACTACAACCAAGCTACTGTTTCTGGTACTGCTACATTCGTTGGTGACGAACACGCTGCTTTAGCTGTTTTAATCAACCGTTCTGCTAACAAAATTGCACAACGTACACGTCGTGGCGCTGGTAACTGGGCAGTTGTAAGTCCATCAGCTTTAACAGTGTTACAATCTGCAACTACTTCAGCTTTTGCTCGTAGTACAGAAGGTACATTTGAAGCTCCTACAAACACTAAATTCGTTGGTACTTTAAACAGTGCTATGAAGATCTATGTTAACACATACGCTTCAAACGACACAGTGTTAGTTGGTTACAAAGGTTCTTCAGAATCAGACGCAGCAGCGTTCTATTGCCCATACGTTCCATTGATGAGCAGTGGTGTTGTTCTTGATCCAAATACTTTTGAACCAGTAGTTGGCTTCATGACACGTTATGGTTATGTTGAATTAAGTAACACTGCATCATCTCTTGGTAATGCAGCTGACTACTTAGAAAAAATCACTGTAACAAACCTATCATTCCAATAAGATTAAAACCTTAAAGGTATTATAATAAAAAAGCCCCGCAAGGGGCTTTTTTGTGACTCTACTTTCTAAACTTTTCTTTGTGTGCTTGCTCCATGTGTTTACGAGGCAAGTTTCTAACAGTACCCATTAAAATCGCCGCACGTCCAGTTTCAAAATTTGGATGCTTTACATGCCAATCCCTTTTGCTTTCTGCACGTTCTAAACAATAACGCAAATCCCACTTAGTATCAAAATCTGTTTCTACTAAAAGCAATTTGTTAATGTCAATAATATCTAAACAATATTCGACATACTTTACAGTAGCCTCTATCGAATTGTAATTAGTATCGCCTCCTCTAAAAACGGGCTTAATACCTTTATATTTTTTTACAAAGTAGTTCATACCTTCTCCTTTATAATAAGTTAGCATTATAACATCAATAATACACAAAGTCAATCTAATTACTAAATACTACTGTTCACTCTTGAATGAGAGTTTATGCAGTTACCCACTGCGTAGGCGTTAGAACGCTAATTATATAAGGAGAAACAAATGGGACGTCCGTTAAATAAGAAATATTTTGGTAACAGAAATTTAGGAACAACAGATACAGGTGATGATGGTTTAGGTGGCAAGATTGTTGCTAGTGTAACTGTTGGAACAGCAGGTACGTATACTACAAAACCAGTAATAACATTTTCAGCACCTGATTTAACAAGTGTTGGCGCAGTTACAGCAACATCAAGCCCGGCTCTTACACTTATGAAAGCAGTATCAGCAACAGTTACAGTAGCACAAACTACAACATCAGATGATTATGTAGTTGGTGATATCTTAACAGTAACATTAAGTACAGGTGTTTCGACATTTACAGTTGCAACACTTGATGTTGATGGCGGTGTTGCTACAGTTACAGTATTAGATGGTGGCACACACACTGGTGCATTATTAACAGGTGCTAAAGCAACAACTTCTAATTCAACATTAGGTCTTGGTTGTACTTTAACATTAACATACGGTGTTAAATCTATTGGAATTGTAAATTCAGGTAGTGGTTACACAAACGCTGCAGATGCAGCGCCAATTGTTACAGGTGCAAACACTGGTGTTGCAGCAGTTGCAACTTCAGTATTAAGTACATTCTCAGCTCCAGGTAACAGCGAGCCAGCAATTATTATTACTGCTTGGGTTCCTACAGTAAACGGTGGTAGTTCATCAGTAGTTGGTGACATCGTTGCGCAAAAAGGTTCACGTAGAATGAAAGTTGAAACAGCACAAGGTACAGGCGTTGTAACTTTAGTTGCAGCAGTAGTTGCAGCTGGTCAAGGTACAATTATTGCTACTGATGTTAATGGTAGTACATATTGGGTTACAAAATTAACAAGCCATAAAGCATTATTAACACGTAAAACAATGAGCGGTTCATATGAATTTGCAACAGATGCTACTGCACAGTGGTCATTTGCTGCTCCTTCAACTGGTATCGTACAAATAGCTAACGCTTAATTGCAATAAAACTAAAATAGCATCTTCGGATGCTATTTTTTTGACTACACTATCTACAAGTAGCATAAATAATAGAAACTAGGATATTTAAATGGCCGCTGTTAAAAGACTTAACACCTCGTACACAATTGACACTACTGATGTTATCATCACAGGTAACTTAACGGTACAAGGTTCACAAACTGCAATTGAAACTACTAACACTACGTTAAAAGATAATATTATTGTTCTTAACGATGGCGAAGTTGGTGCAGGTGTTACATTAGGCACTGCTGGTATTGCTGTTGCTCGTGGGTCGTTGGCAAATGTCGCCCTACGCTGGAACGAAACAGTTGATAAATGGCAAACAACCAATGATGGGACAACATTTTCGAATTTAGTAGTATCGTCAACTGGGTTATCTACTGTATTAGATGATACTGCTCCGGCACTTGGCGGAAATCTAAACACAAATAGTCATACAATTTCAGCAAACGTAGGAAATGTTAAATTTGGTGGTAATATACAAATTAATAATACTGCAATAGCACCGGGTGCAGTTACTGATGCAACTGTAATTTACGCATCAACTCCAAATGGTGGAAAGAGCGGAATCTATGTAGTAAATGGATCAGCAATAAATGAAGAATTAATTACAAAAACTCGAGCTTTCGGGTTCTCATTAATATTATAGGATTAACACAATGGCAATATCTAACACAGTACTAACAACATCAATATCAAACGTCTATGTCAGCAGTGGGAATTCTGTTGTATCTGTTATGTATTTTTATAATAACAATGCATCAACTCGTGACTTCAGTCTATTCTTAGTTCCAAGCGGAACATCAACTATAGATAGCACAGTGCAAATTTATGGTAATGTACAAGTAACAGCATACGATACGTTTGTTATTGATTTAGAAAAATTAGTACTAGGCAACGGCGACACAATCAGAGCAAATGCCTCAGCAAACACTTCAGTAACAGCAAGTGTAAGTTACGTAGGAATTTAATATGGGACGTTTCCTTAAAAATGCAGTTACTAAATCGGGCACTACTGCAATTACATTTCCGAGAGGATCTAGTGCAGATCGTCCAATGCATCCACTTGATGGTGCGCATAGATACAATACATCAATTAATCGAGTAGAATTTTACGATGACGGAGTATGGCATATCCATGCTAAAGAAGGTCCGGTAATTGTAGTTAAAGATACGTTTGCTGGTAATAATTCTACATCAGATTTTACAATGAGTCATACATACAATCTCGGAGAAGAAGCGCAAACATTAGTTTATGTAAATACGGTTTGGCAAAATCCCGGTGTTAACTATATATTCAACGGATCAACTAACATTCACTTTACTAGCGTCCCAGGCCCAGCAGCAGTTATTGTAGTTTTACATAACTATGCTACTACCACAACTATATGGCAAGATAACTAACTAAATATTAAAATAGGAGTTAGTTAATGGCAATAGGTCGCGTACCCGGAGCAGCACTGTTAGGAAATTTAGATAGACAAGGTCTTGATCTAGGATTCACAACAAACAGTGCGACGTTATTACAGTTAGATTTTACTAACTATTATCTCGGTGTCAACACAGCCACTCCTCAATATCCGTTAGATGTAATTGGAAATGTTAGATTAGGTGCAATAACAATAGCTAACACAGCTATATCAAGTAGTTACGGTATAATTAATTTCGGTTCTAATGCAAATGTAAAACTATCTGGTGGATTGTTGAACGAGATATTAGTTACTGATGGTTCCGGTAACCTACGCTGGGCAGAACTTTCTGAATTATCAGTAACTGGAATTTTAGGAAATAATGTACAATTAGGCGCAAATACAGCGGGTAAACTTTCAAGTAATGCAACAACATTAACATCAACAACTTCAGTAACAAATAGTATTGCGCAACTTAATGAAGTACTAGGTAAATTAGTACCGCCTGCACCACCTGCCTTTCCGAATAGTACAACATTAACTATTAATACATTGTCATCGTATCGTATGGCAAACTTTACACAAACAGACAACACAGCGAATACAAGAAATGTTGCTGGTGGTACAACTGTTTCTACGGTGCGTAGATCTGCAAGTTATACAACAAATACAATAACTGCTGCTGGCCCCGGTGATAGTGGTACTGTAACTGCCTTCTTAAATGGAGCAAGAGCTGGCAATGTTATAATGACAGGCAGTAGCAACGGAACTTATAGCAATTTAGTAATTTCAAACAATCAAGATTATCATAATGTAGTCGCTAATGTAGCGGCAAATTTCTGGTCTTCGTTTAATGTTAGTGCCGGCGGAAATGTACCAGCTGGATGGAATGATCTAAATATTAATCATACAGGTGCATCGGCAAGTACAAATACTGCGGCTTGGTATTATGATAGTAGTGCACCGGGTGCACCGAGCTTCTCATCACAAACTATTGCAGTTAATACTCCATCTCTAACATATTCTAGTACCGTACCGCATTACAATAGTAGCACTACATTTAACATAGGATTTAATATTGGCGCTTTAAGCGGAGATACATATCCAACAAGTGATACATTTGCTACAGGTACAGCCGGCGGAGCATTTACAGCACCAGCAAGCAAAACCTATGCACAGGCAAGTATAACTACACCGTTGGCACGTAATCTATATGTAAGTTCAGGCAATGCAGCAGTAGCAACTACTACGAACATTATTACAGGATTTGGTAGTAGTTCAATTGGTCCGAGCGTATCTGTAACTAATTCTTATTTAACTGGTACATGGACATTTGCTCCGGGTGCAACTGTACTTTATAAAACCGGTACTAGTAATAATATAGAAGAAACAAATATATCAGTAACAAGTGTTGGTACAGGATCGGGTAATGCATATAGAATTGTAAATCCAGGAAGTACAGATACCCCAGCTTATACAGGTAACGAAGCAACATTTAACAGCCAAACAAGTACATTAGAAACATATGATGCTACAATTGTTGCCGGAGTATTAAAACATGATCAAACAAATTATTCAACTGGATACTTACCAGCCGGCCCAAATTTAAGTTCTGGCAGAAGTACAGCACAATACTTTACTATAAAATTTGTACGTAGTGTAGTGAGTAAATTTGACATAGTGTATACAGGTACAGTAGCAGGTATGTGGGTAGCATTACCGGGTTCAACTATTGACGGAACATCGTCATTAAATGGCTGGTTAGATATGAGTACAGCATACGCAGGTGCAGGTGTACCAGGATTAAGTGGTAATGGTTCAAATGGTTGCGCACTAAGTGGCGCAGTACCATTGAATAGTTATATGGCAACTAGCAAATCGGTAACAGCAACGTTTGGTACAGTTAGCTCGAGTAGCACAGCAACAAACGAGATTTATGTAAGAATTAAATTAACAAGTGGACAAACAATAGGTTCATTGAATATAACAACGGCAACACATTAATATGGCGATAACAGACGCACAAAAGGTAGATTACTTATTTAAGAAACTTGGTTATGGCATAGCCAAGACAGATACCTCAACGGTTAAAAGTCCTAGTAATGAAAATATAGCAAGTCCAATAATTATTCGTGGTAACTCGATATGGGCGCAAAGCGATTCTGTTCCTGCAACTATTCCTACTAGCAATTCAAGTATAGTAACAGTTTATGCAGATGCATTAAGTTCAACAATTCAAGCAACAAACGATGGTACAGCAAGTACTAATAGAACATGGAATACGAACTTAACTGAATGGATTGATTCTAGTTTTGGTGCAACATATCAAGTCAAAGTTTACTTGGCTACTACAGGGTCTGCTACTCCCCAAACATCAGGAACACAATTATTTGCAGACGGGTCAGGAAATAATGACGAATGGTTCTTTGATTATACATCTGGAGTATTAAACTTTATTGGAACAAACTTGCCAAGTGGTTCATTCGCTGGTAAAAGTATCTTTATATCAGGTGCACGATATGTTGGAAACAAAGGACTAGAACATTTAGGCAATGTAGATTTTAGTGGTGCAATTAGCGCACTGACTATTACCGAAGATACCTATCGTGTATTAACTACTAATAGTAATATACAAATCACCGGTGATGCTATTGGTAGTGGAACATATTCTAATATTGCATTGACTCTAGTAGATAGCGGTGTTGTTGCAGGTACATACGGTTCTGCAGATGATGAAATTGTTGATCGTGTACCAAAAATAACCGTTGATAGTAAAGGCCGAATAACACATATTTCAAACGTAGCATTAACCCAGATCGGTAATGTTTCGTTTAATGATACAACTATTTCAACAACAAGTGGTATAACAGTAAATTCAGCAAACAACGGAAATATTACATTAAATGCACATGGTACAGGAATAGTAAAAATTAGTGGGAACGATGCTATTGCTATTCCGACTGGAAATACATCAGTCCGCCCATCTACTGTATCAACTGGTTATTTACGATATAATACAGATTTAGGTACTATAGAATTCTATAACGGAAATGAATGGGTAAACAATCAGACAGTGGCATCGATGACGTCACAAACAATTGTGCCCGACGGTATAACTAACGTATTTGCATTATACGAAACAGCAACTACAAATGGTGTTTTAGTTAGTATCAATGGTACAATTCAACAGCCAACTACTGCCTACACAGTTAACGGGTCTGACATTACATTTACAGAAATTCCATTGCCTACAGATACCATTGAGGTAAGAGCAATGTCTCTTATCATTAACTCTGTAACTGCGATTTCAGATGGAACGACCAGGGCAGAAACAGATTCGGGTACTGGCGAAATCCGCTTTATCAATGCTGGTACAGAAAATATAAGCATTATACAAACTGGAGCAATAGTTACATCATCGCCGACAGTTAGTGTTCCTACTAGTGCAACACCGACTATAATTGATAGTTATGACAGCACAATTTATAGAACTGCTCGCTACACAATACAATCAACACGACTAACAAACTTCGAAAGTTATGAAGTAATGATTACTCATAACGGAACTTCTGCGTTTTACAAATTAATCAGTTCTGTTAATACAGGTACCAGTTTAGGTACTATGACTGCCGCAATTTCTGGCTCAACTGTTCAATTAAAATATACGTCATCTTATGCAAATACTAGCATACGCATGTCAAAAAGCTACATTATCATTTAACACTAGCTATATCCTTTTTCGGATAATCCACTAAATACTTGTAACACATTCATGATTCAGCGGGGATATGGACCCGCATTTGTCATTGAAGGTTATTCGATTAAATTGGCCTAGGGGATATGGAACCGCCGCTACAATTCAGTCACAACGTAGTAGAATACAAATTATAATTATAATCTCGGAGTTTTAATAAGATGGCAAATTTAACCAGAATTAAAAATAACCAGATCTCGGACGCAACGATTCTTGCAAACACAAAAATCGCCCCGGGTTCTATCGTTGGGTCGCTATTTAATAGCAGCTTAACAATTGCCAGTGACATAACGGTCACGGGTAATTTAACAGTACAGGGCTCAAGTAGCTACATGACTGTTGCTTCAACAAACACATTTGTAAACGATCCATTAATTGTATTGAACAATGCATTTAGTGGTACTAATACATATGACATCGGTTTACTATTTAATCGTGGTGACCAAACAAATACTGCTTTAGTATGGAGTGAAGCAAATGATGCGTTTGAATTATCATACACTGCTTCAGCTGGATCAACTTATGGTGCACTTGGAAACAGTGGTTTCGCAGCACTTAATGTTGGAACTTTAGCAGTTACAGGTAATGAAACAATTAGTGGTACTTTAGCAGTTACGGGTGCAACTACTTTAGCGGCTTTATCAGCTACTAACGTTACAGCAAGTGGTACTTTAGCAGTTACTGGTACTTCAACTTTAGCAGCAGTTAATGCAACAAACGTTGCGGCTAGTGGTACATTAGAAGTTACGGGTGCAACTACTTTAGCTTCAACTTTAAGTGCAGGTGCTTCTACATTAGCAAGTGCTACTGTTACAGGCAACGAAACTGTTGGTGGTACTTTAGATGTTACTGGGGCAACTACATTAGCGGCAGTTAGTGCAACTGATGTTACAGCAAGTGGTACTTTAAGTGCAGGCGCAACTACATTAGCTTCAGCAAGTGTTACTGGAAATGAAACAATTGGCGGTACGTTAGGTGTTACTGGTGCAACTACATTAGCTGGCTTAACAGCAGGTGTTTCTACATTAGCAAGTGCTAGTGTTACTGGAAATGAAACTGTTGGTGGTACTTTAGCAGTTACTGGTACAACTACTTTATCTGCGGCTTTAAGTGCAGGTGCTACTACATTAGCTTCAGCAAGTGTTACTGGAAATGAAACAGTTGGTGGTACATTAGATGTTACTGGTGCTACTACATTAACTGGCCTAACAGCAGGTGCAACAACAACAGCGGCATTATCAGCTACAAACGTTACAGCAAGTGGCAACGTAGCAGTTACAGGTACAACTACTTTAGCTTCTACGTTAAGTGCAGGTGCAACTACTTTAGCTTCTGCTTCTGTTACAGGTAATGAAACAGTTGGTGGTACATTAGGTGTTACTGGTGCAACTACATTGGCAGGTTTAACAGCAGGTGCTTCTATTTTAGATTCAGCAGATATTACAAACAATGCTACAGTCGGCGGTAATTTCCAAGTTTGGGGTTCTTCATCTGTTGAAGATATCACTGTTGCTGGAGTAGCTACATTAGCAACAGCCGCAGTAAGCAACTTAACAAGTGGTCGTGTTGTATTAGCAGGTGTAGCCGGTGAAATACAAGATAGTACAAACTTAACATTTAACGGTTCTACATTAGCAGTTACTGGTGGTGCAACAGTTTCTGGAAATGAAACAGTTGGTGGTACATTAGATGTTACTGGTACAGCTACTCTTAATGGCTTAGTAGTTACTGGTAATAGTCTTACAACTATAGGTGGTTTAACAATTGATGCTGGCGAAGGTGATGTATCTGTAAATGCAAAACTTAAAAATGTTGCTGATCCTACTGACTCACAAGATGCAGTTACACTATCATATTTAAACAATCAAATTTCTACAGGTGTTACTAACATTCAAGTAGGTGATACAGATGTTACTATTACTGATGATGGTATTGCTGCCGGACAAGTTGTTACTACAGTTGATGGTGTGGTTGTTTCTACAGCATTAGCAACAGGAACTACATTTAATGCAGTTACAGTTACAGGTAATGAAACAGTTGGCGGTACGTTGGGTGTTACTGGTACAACAACTTTAGCAGCAGTTGATGCAATTGATGTTACAGCAAGTGGTACTTTAGGTGTTGCTGGTGTAGCTTCTGTTACAAACACAACACAAAGTACAAATGCCACAAGCGGTGCGTTAAAAGTTGCTGGTGGTGTTGGTATTGTTAAAAACTTAAACGTTGGCGGCGACACGTTGATTGCAGGTAACTTAACTGTACAAGGTTCAACTACTGCGGTACAATCAACAACATTAGATGTTACAGACTTAAACATTACGTTAGCTAAAGGTTCAGTAAGTTCTGCATCTGCAAACGGCGCTGGTTTAACAGTTGACGGTGCAAATGCAACAATTACATATACACATGCAACAACAAGTTGGGATATTAACAAAACATTAAAAGGTACAGCGGCAACATTCAGTGGTGCTTTAGATGTTACAGGTAATGAAACAGTTGGTGGTACATTAGCAGTTACTGGTGCGACTACAGCAGCGGCAATTAGTGCAACTAATGTTACAGCAAGTGGTACATTAGGTGTTACTGGTGCAACTACTTTAGCAGGTTTAACAGCAGGTGCTTCTACTTTAGCAAGTGCTAGTGTTACAAATAACGCTACTGTTGGTGGTACTTTAGGTGTTACTGGGACAACTACAACAGCGGCAATTAATGCAACTGATGTTACAGCAAGTGGTACTTTAGATGTTACAGGTAATGAAACAGTTGGTGGTACGTTAGCAGTTACTGGCGCAACTACATTAGCCGGTACTACTTTAGCAAGTGCTAGTGTTACAAATAACGCTACTGTTGGCGGTACGTTAGGTGTTACCGGGTCGGCTACTGTTCAAGATTTAACAACAGTATATGGCGCTAATTTTGGTGGTACTGTCCATGTTACAGGTAGTACAATCGTTACTTATAGCGTACAAGCAAATAGTTTAGGTATTACACAAGGCGCTACAGTTGGTGGTACATTAGGGGTTACTGGTGCAACTACATTAGCTGGGTTATCAGCTACTAATGTTTCAGCAAGCGGTACTTTAAGTGCAGGTGCTTCTACATTATTATCAGCAAGTATTACTGGAAATGAAACTGTTGGCGGTACTTTAGCAGTTACGGGCGCAACTACTTTAGCTTCGACATTAAGTGCTGGTGCAAGTACATTAGCTTCTGCTACAGTTACAGGTAATGAAACTGTTGGTGGTACATTAGGTGTTACTGGTGCAACTACATTAGCTGGGTTATCAGCTACTAATGTTACTGCAAGTGGTACTTTAAGTGCAGGTGCTTCTACATTATTATCAGCAAGTGTTACAAATAACGCTACTGTTGGTGGTACATTAAGTGCTGGTGCAACTACTTTAGCTTCTGCTATTGTTTCCGGAAATGAAACAGTTGGTGGTACTTTGGGTGTTACTGGTGCTGCAACGTTTGATAGTTCTGTAGTTATTGCTGGTAACTTAACAGTTAACGGTACTATGACTGCAATTCAATCACAAACATTAGATGTTACTGATTTGAATATTACTGTAGCTAAAGGTTCTGCAAATGGTGCTGCAGCTGATGGTGCTGGTTTAACAGTAGCAGGTGCTGGTGCAACAATCACTTACACAAACGCAACAGATACATGGAATTTAAACAAAGGTTTAGTTGGTACGTCAGCGGCATTAAGCGGTGCGTTAAGTGCAGGTGCAACTACTTTAGGTGCAACTACAACAACTACTCTTGGAGCAACAAACGTTACAGCAAGTGGTACTTTAGGTGTTACCGGTACAGCTACAATGGCGGCAGTTAATGCAACAAACGTTACAGCAAGTGGTACTTTAGGTGTTACTGGAGCAACTACATTAGCTGGTTTAACAGCAGGTACAACTTCGGTTGGTGCGTTAACAGCAGGTGAAACTACAACAACTACTCTTGGAGCAACAAACGTTACAGCAAGTGGTACTTTAGGTGTTACTGGAGCTACTACAATGGCTGCTTTATCGGCAACTGATGTTACAGCAAGTGGTACATTAAGTGCAGGTGCAACTACTTTAGCAAGTGCTACAGTTACTGGAAATGAAACAGTTGGCGGTACGTTAGGTGTCACAGGTGCAACTACACTAGCCGGGTTAACAGCAGGTGCTTCTACTTTAGCTTCAGCAAGTGTTACTAATAACGCTACAGTTGGTGGTACTTTAGATGTTACTGGTGCAACTACTTTAGCAGGTTTAACAGCAGGTGCAACTACAACAGCAGCTCTTGGTGCTACAAATGTTACTGCAAGCGGTACATTAGAAGTTACGGGTGCAACTACTTTAGCTTCGACTTTAAGTGCAGGTGCTTCTACATTAGCAAGTGCTAGTGTTACTGGAAATGAAACAGTTGGCGGTACTTTAGCAGTTACTGGTGCAACTACTTTAGCGGCAGTTAGTGCAACTGATGTTACAGCAAGTGGTACTTTAGCAGTTACTGGTAATTCTACATTACATGCGGTTAGTGCAACTAATGTTGCTGCAAGCGGCACATTAAGTGCTGGTGCAACTACTTTAGCAAGTGCTAGTGTCACTGGCGCAGCAACTGTTGGTACAACCTTAGCAGTTACTGGTGCAACTACTTTAGCGGCAGTTAGTGCAACTGATGTTACAGCAAGTGGTACATTAAGTGCTGGTGCAACTACTTTAGAATCTGCAACAGTTACAAATAACGCTACTGTTGGTGGTACGTTAGGTGTTACTGGTGATGCAACTATTGGTGGCTCTGTTCTTATTACTGGTGACTTAACTGTTGAAGGTACTGTAACATCAATTAACTCAGCAACATTAGACATTACTGATAAAAACATTACAGTGGCTAAAGGCGCTGCAGATGCAGCTTCAGCTAACGGTGCTGGTTTAACAGTTGACGGTGCAAATGCAACAATTACATACGCAAGTACAACAGATACATTTAACTTTAATAAAGGTGTTGTTGCTACAACAGCGGCATTAAGTGGTACTTTAGCAGTTACTGGTGCAACTACATTGGCTTCAACATTAAGTGCAGGTGCTTCTACTTTAGCAAGTGCTAGTGTTACAAATAACGCTACTGTTGGTGGTACTTTAGGTGTTACTGGTGCAACTACATTGGCTGGGTTAACAGCAGGTGCAACTACAACAACTACTCTTGGAGCAACAAACGTTACAGCAAGTGGTACGTTAGGTGTTACTGGTGCAACTACAATGGCTGCTTTATCGGCAACTGATGTTACAGCAAGTGGTACTTTAGCAGTTACAGGTAATGAAACTGTTGGTGGTACTTTAGATGTTACTGGTGCAACTACAACAGCGGCATTATCAGCAACTAACGTTACAGCAAGTGGTACTTTAGATGTTACTGGTGCAACTACAATGGCTGGTTTAACAGCAGGTGCAACTACAACAGCGGCATTATCAGCAACTAACGTTACAGCAAGTGGTACTTTAGATGTTACTGGGGCAACTACATTAGCGGCAGTTAGTGCAACTGATGTTACAGCAAGTGGTACTTTAGCAGTTACTGGTAATGAAACAGTTGGTGGTACTTTAGCAGTTACTGGTACAGCTACGATGGCAGCAGTTAATGCAACTAACGTTACAGCAAGCGGTACTTTAGGTGTTACTGGTGCAGCTACAATGGCAGCAATTAGTGCAACTAACGTTGCAGCAAGTGGTACATTAAGTGCAGGTGCTTCTACTTTAGCTTCAGCAAGTGTTACTAATAACGCTACTGTTGGTGGTACATTGGCAGTTACAGGTAATGTTACAGCAAGTGGTACTTTAGCAGTTACAGGTAATGAAACTGTTGGTGGTACTTTAGCAGTTACTGGTGCTTCTACTTTAGCTTCGGCAAGTATTACACACAATACAACAGTTGGTGGTACGTTAGGTGTTACTGGTGCTACTACAATGGCTGCTTTAACAGCAACTAACGTATCTGCTTTAGGAACATTAAGCGCAGCTGGTAATGCAACTTTAAGTGCTGATTTAGCAGTTACAGGTAATGAAACAGTTGGTGGTACATTAGGTGTTACTGGTGCAACTACTTTAGCAGGTTTAACAGCAGGTGCTTCTACTTTAGCTAGTGCTTCTATTGTTAACAATGCAACAGTTGGCGGTACTTTAGCAGTTACTGGTGCTTCTACATTACATGCGGTTAGTGCAACTAATGTTACAGCAAGTGGTACTTTAGGTGTTACTGGTGCAACTACATTAGCGGCAGTTAGTGCAACTAACGTTACAGCAAGCGGTACCTTAGCAGTTACTGGTGCAGTTACTGGTTCAACAGCTACATTTAGTGGCAACGTTGTTGCAGCAAACTTTACTACATCTGGTGATGCTTCATTGCAAAACTTCTTTGCTACAGGCGAGTCAACTATTGGTGGTACTTTAGCAGTTACTGGTGGAGTTACATTAGCAAGTACATTAACAGTATCGGGTGCAACTAGTTTAACTAGCAGTCTTGATGTTGCAAATGGTGTTACTGTTAATAGTAACCAAACAGCAAATGACTTTGTTGTTATGGGACAAGATGCAACTAGCTTAATATTAGCTGATTCTTCAATGAACAGTTTAGTGTTTGGCGGAAATGCAACTGTTGGTGTTGCTGGTGTTATTGCTAAATTTAATAGTACTGGTACAATTATGCTACCGGTTGGTGATATTGCACAACGTCCAAGTAACAGCGGATCAACTGACTTAGCTGGTATGGCACGTTTTAGTACTACATCTAATAACTTAGAGTTCTACAATGGTAGTTCATGGCAACAAACAGGTAGTTCATTCACTATTATTACAAGTAATTCGTTTATTGGTGATGGCACAACTACAGTATTTGAAATGTCAACTGAAAGTACAACAGCAGGAACAATGGTAGCAATCAACGGTGTTATGCAATTACCGACGCTAGCTTACAGTGTAACTGGTACAACATTAACATTTACAGAAGCTCCGTCAGTTGGTGATTTGATTGATGCACGTGTATTAATTACAACAGCATCAGTATCAACATTGTCAAATGGTAATGGTTATGTACAAGTTAAAACAGCAGATGCGTTTGCTAATGTATATGCTGGTACAGGTGCGCAAACTTTACGTATTAGCACAAGTGCTGCAACTGGTACAACAACGTTTGAAAATGATGTTGTTATTAAAGGTAGCTTAACTGTATTAGGTGACACTGCCGGTAATATTAACATTGGTGATTCATCAAGTGACCACGTAACAGTTAATGCAAGTTCAGTAACATACACAAACGGTACTAAAATTGCTTACGATCAAACAGCAGTTACAGTTGGTACTAGTGCTACAGTTATTGATAGTTTTGCTAAAGCAACTTATCGCTCTGCAAAATACATTGTAACTATATCAAACAGCGGTACAGGTGAGTATGAAACTACTGAAGTGTTGGTATTACACAACGGTACAACAGCGCAACGTACACAGTTTGGTACTATGTATACTGGATCAGCAAGTTTAGGTTCTGTATCTGTAGCAGTTAATGGTGCAAATGTTGAATTAAGTTACACAGGTGTTGCAATAGGTAATGCGGTTAAATTACAATCATCATATATCAAGGTGTAAATTATGATTAAACTTAGTAAAATATATAGAAGTAGTTACACCGGTGAAGATATTGTAGTTGAGAGAAGCTACACCGACGGCGTTTGGCATGATACAACTGAAACGGTGCCAAACGCCGTCACTAACAACCAAATATCTAACCAAGCGGTTGTGATCGGTAACGGTCCTGGTCGCTTAGGTATTAACTTAGCTGCTATCAAAAATCACCGAGGCGGTTTGCTAGGTGCTAGAGCTCTTCAAAGCTACGGATGTAATGCTCTTTTTAGAGATTTTACTCCTGACTTTTTAGTTGCAACTGGCAATGATGTTGTTAAGGAAATTGCAAATACAGGGTATACAACAGATAATATTGTATACACTGATGCTGTACATGCTTTAGAATATCCAGGTAAATTTTACTTGATACCGCATAATCCATATGCAGATGCCGGAACAGCGGCTGCATATATTGCTGCGTTTGATGGACATAAAAAAGTTTATCTAATTGGATTCGATGGTAATAATACAGAAGGTTATAATCATAATGTGTACGCAGGTACGCCTGGTTATCAACCAATTAACTCTACTGTAGATGCTAAGAAATGGGACGCAGCATTGGCAAGTTTATTTGCTACATACGATGATACTGAATTTATTCAAGTAACAGAGTTTGGTAATGACACAATTCCAGCTTCATGGTTAAGTTGTGTTAATTTTAGACAAATATCTATTAGAGAGTTTGTATTAGAAGTAGATTTGTAATAAGCACTAGGTAATATTAAAAAAGCACCGTAAGGTGCTTTTTTATTGGCTATAGGATTGATTCTAATGTTTTAATTTTTGCAACAACTTCTTTAAAATTAATAGTGCGCCAAACTCCAGGATGTAATGGTTTAGGATAGTCGCCTAATTCGACCCAACAATATCCTCTATGCTCGTGATTTAAGTCAGGAACAAATTCTTCTTTAACTGGTAATAAAAATGTATGATATGAGAAATTGTTTTTATCGCTAGTAAATTTTTCAATGGGTATTACTTTAGCAGTTGAAAAATCTACGCCAAGCTCTTCTGTAAGCTCACGATGTAATGTTTCAAGTAACTGTTCACCCGCATCAATCTTACCACCTGCTAGTCCCCAAGTGCCTGCATACTTGCTTGAATTACGTAATAGAAAAAGATATCGATGTGTAGTTACACAATAAATGAACGTGCCAACCCCTTCTATAGCACTAGAGTCCACAGACCGTTTTTGTACTCGCCCTCGAAGCTTTTCACCCACTGATTGAGATTCCATTTGTATTGCGTTCCAGTATTGAGATTACTTACATATTGTAACACAGTTGCTGCTGAACTGTCAAACACTATAGTCCAATGTGTGCCATTAAATTCGATAATATCGTTTGCACCTGCTATTAAATCTGCATTATCTGAACCGCGCCACGCACCCGGGCCATCTAGCGCACTATTTGCACTGCTACCGATTGCATTTAATATAAGATAACGTGTACCGTTAACTGCACCTTGTGCTAATGCTACAGCAGTATTCTTACGTGGGTCAATAATAGCATCAATTGGATCTAATGTATTTGCAGGATATGTATCAATATCTGCATTGAATATTAACATACTATCATCAGTTGGGTGGTAGCTAACTGTACCAACAATCTCAGTAACTTCGTCGTTCGACATTAATCTAATCTGACTAATGCCATCAACTAACGCACCGTACACATTAACTAAATTGTGCCAATTATCACGGGTACCAATTTTAGTTGGTGTAGTTAATGTAGGCTCTCTTAATGTTTCTATATCTTGTATTTTAAGCAATGTAAGAGTATTGCCAATTAGTAATACACCATAATCCATAGGAGTATAATACATACGTGTGCCCATTAAATTGGCTTCAGTATAAGCGGCAGAATTCAAATCACCTTGCGCATCATGTATGCTTGCAATAATTTTTTGGATAACCCCGAGCTTCTTAACTTTAGCCGGCGGACTAATCCAAATTGGCATTTTAAATGTTAACGTAGCAACATCAATTGGGTTTTCTGTACCAACTGGTATTGATCGGCTAGACCAGTTTGGACTATCTAAATAAACGACACTTAAACTTGTCCAGTCAATATAATTATCGGTACTTTGTATTTCTAATCCTGGGTTAAACAATGGTAATATCTGTTCAACTAATTGTAATTTTTGTTTTGTGTTGCTAGTCCATATATCTAACTTCAATTCTAATGTATAAGGAACAGGCATTATGCGCTCAACTGTAAATGCATTACCTTGTGTTTGCTCGTAAGTATCTGTATCGGCATCATATTTACGTTGACGTATATTCAATTTATTAACATACGTTGGATTTTGCATACGATCTCTATCGTATGTTAGCCCACTAATGTATGTAGCCATTGCTGGAACAGTTTGCATAGTGTTCTCACTATTATTTGCTAAAATAGCTGCAACCTGTTTACTACTATCTGCATAGTAAATTGGCACACGTTGTAGAGTTTTGTTGCCTGTGCGATCTTGCCCGAACTCAACTTCGTACCCACTCATTATTCTAATGAATTGTATTACAAAACGTTCGATTTGTGCATCGTAAAAGAATTGACTGCTCATTAATTATCCGCCAAAGGTGAAAGTATGTCAGATAAACCCTGACGTTCCGGTGTTACTTTACTGTAAACCGTGTATTCTAACATGTCGTTACTAGATAGTGTATTTGTGAGCGTAAATGACACATTTCCGGCAGTATTTGCTACTGTATTGGTAATATGTGTGCCATTTAGTGTAGTTTTTACGCCATGTGTGCTAACATACGCAATTTTCGTTACAACTGTCTTAGTTGACATATTAAATGATATTGTAGTTACATTAGCAGCCGGAGTATAAGGAGTAGCAACACGTATTGCGTCCCAGCCTAAACTACCACTATATGTAGCGTTTATATTATTAACAAACCCACTACGTTGAGTGGTATTATCTATTCCAGGAGTTAAGTTTGTACGCACTGCATCCTCAATTTTAATCCAACGTTTAGCATCGTAGCGGAACAATCTATTTGGAACATAGTCTAAACGTAAATAGTAATCACCGACTGTCGGCGCCGCAGGAAATGCAATACCTGCACTAACTGGTAATCCATTTGGCGGCAATCCTGTGCTTGTTAAGTATCCTTCGACCTTAGCAGTAGAAGTAACTGCTACATTTGGTAAATTGTTTGTATCTACAGGTAATGTATAAATGGTACTAGTATCGTATCCACTCATCGGAACTTCGGCTTCAGCACGTGCAATAATAGCATCGTTAACTGCGGTGTATTTGTTGTAAGTACTTAACAAATCACCGATTGGCGTATTGTTAGCATCACCACTACTGATATTTTGTGTAATGTCTTTATATTCTTGACTATCTACCAATGGAGCAACTTTAACTCGCCACAGGTGTGGATACCAAGTCTGACTAAATCCTTCTGCCGCACGTGTAGCATCTTGCACAACGTAATAACGTTTTAGCGCACTGGGTAAATCATCGTCTAACGGATAAAAGTCTTTTAAGTGTGGTAGTTCCATTACATCGCCTACCATAATCTTACGACCTAAGTTCTCGACCATGTCGTTTAAGTGAAAAACCATAAACATAGTATCACCAGTTAAGAACAACCCAAACTGACTTAAATCAAAATCGTTGTCATTCATACGATACACACTGCGTAAAGTATAAACACTAGTATCATACTTACGATCTCTATTCTCTAGGAATAATAGGTCTTGTATATTTTTCACACTTTCGTTAGCATAACTCGGCTGTGTTGCATCAGTATAGACAGAAACAGTGGCCCCTGACCCAACAATAGCAGTAGTGCTTGCCGATAGCGTAACGGTTGTGCTTGTTTTTGCAATAACAGTAGTATTAGCTGGAATATTAGTACCAGCAACAAACATACCTCTTGTTATTGCTGATGTGTTTGCAAATACTAATTCTGTTCCTGGTGCAGTTTGCGCCGCGGATGTAGTGATACTTGTACCTTGCTCAAGAGGACCGAGATACTTATGAATATTAATATCAACGCCGCCAACAGTAAACATCTCACTGATTCGACGGTCGAAGAATTTATAATCATTACCCTTATTAGGGCGGTACATCGAAAGACGAGGCATTATATTACTCCGGTGGCTAATAGTTTAGCTAATTTATTTGCTTTTACCGTTGCTATTTGTTTAGCAACCCTGTTGGCTATATGTTCTGGTGATTGTTTACGACCGCGAGTTGTGTCACCTTGTTTTCTCTTAGCATCATCGGTACGTATTTTACCTATTCTAGATTGGCGTAATTTTTCTATATGTTCTGGTGATTGTTTTTTTCCAAAATTTGGATTTAATATTCCTTTCATTCCGTACATAGGATTATTTTCACCTGAAAAAGTTAAACTTTTAATTTTTGAACCTTCGGATTTAATAATTGCAAAAATATGACTGGATATTTTATGTCGTTGTTGCCCTGGTCGTGCGCGATACAGCATACAGCTAAATGCATTCCACATTTGATATTGGTGTTTAGTAGTAATTACCATTTTAGTAAGTAACCAATGACAAATAAAATGTTGCCGTGCTGTAAGTTTAACTAAATTATCTTTTGTATTACTACCGCCAAGTGATTTAGGAATAATATGATGTTTTTCTGTATACTCTGCTGTTTCTTGCACACGTGCAGATTCTATGATATTAAAATACCATTTGCTATATTTGTTAATTAAAAACTCACTTGGCATTGCGTAGTCCTGTATATCTAATATTTAGCTTAGATTGACATAGCAACAAATAGATGTTATACTAGCCTTATGAGTGAATTACAAACAAGTTTGGATTGGCCCGCTATGCAGACTGCGTTGGAAGCACCTGTACACAAAATTAAGAAGTTTGGCGGCGAGCTACGCCAAATGAGTGATAATATAGGCGGCATGATTAAAGCACTAAGTATTGAAGAGATAGAGTGCAGACGGCAACAAAAGCAAACAAGAAAACATAAAGAACTTTTAGATAAGATAAATGAATATATTGCCGATTATGAACGCAACTTAACTTTTGCAGTATTATTGGCAGGTTGAGCTTGACAAATGAAGAAAATGGCTGTATAATGCTATATATAAACTGTTAACAAGGAAGAACAAATGGCTATTAAAATTGATGGTATGAAGAAAAAAGCTAAAGTAACACGTGACCCAATCTTCGCAGATGAGAAGAGTGTTGGTTCGGAGCCAGTATGGGATCCGGTACGTGCGTTAGAGTTTACAGATGAAGAATTTGACCATCACATGCGTATTAGTTTACGTTATTACAATTATTTCTACACAACCAAAGAACTTAAGAAGTACTTAGTTGAATGGGCACGTCAGCAAGCTGATGTAGCACATAAATTTGATAAAGCTACCATTGATAAATTTGCTAAAGCATCTGATAGCTTACTACCACTTACACCTTGCGCATTAGCTAAAGCACATAAACAGGGCATGCCACTGCATGAAAAACACGTTGCATATCTAGTTAGTTCGATTAAGAAAGTAGTTGATAACTTAGTTGATGAAGTAGAAGTTGTTGACCCAACAGCACCAGTTGTAGTTAAAGTAACAATTCAAGATCGACTTAACGAAATACTTAAAACACACATCTTGCACTTTGAAGAACTTGAAGATGCACTTATTGAAGGCAAAACAGTAGACCCAAAAGCATACGATTACTTAACAGGTAAAAACGTCCCACAAGGTATGTTAAGTAGAATTGCGGCAGTATTTGAAAAACATCAAGACGAAATGAACGAAGCACGTGCTGGTAAAGATGAGCAACTGAATGAAGGCTATGCGCATTACAAAGCGGCAGACTATAAACGCTTTGATGCATTTTACACAAAACTAATTGCAGACTTAACTAGCTACGGTCAAGTTAAGAAAGCAACTAAGAAAGTAACAGTACGTAAGCCACCTGCTAAAGAGAAGTTAGTTGCTAAACTAAAATATCTTAAAGAAGAAAAGACTTTACGCTTAGTATCTGTTAATCCAGTTGACATAGTCGGGGCTCAAACTCTCTGGGTATATGATACAAAAACACGCAAATTATATGTATATATTGCCGAAGATCAAGGCGGCGCATTAGGAGTTAAAGGAACATCAATCATCGGGTATGATGAAAGTAAATCAACAGGCAAAACATTAAGAAAACCAGATATACAGCTCAAAGAATTTTTATCTGCGAATAAAGTAGCGTTGCGCACATTTATTAAAGATATCAAAGCAGTTGAAATTAAAGCAAATGGTAGAATAAACGCTAATCAGGTATTATTAAAGGTTGCTTAAATTTACAATTATCAAACCAAAGTCGTCCTGTAAGTGCTAAATATACGAAACAGGACGATTTCATATGGCAACAGCAACTACAGGGTTAACACCCAACCTTAGTCTAACTACAGACAGTTTATATAATCCAGTTACTGGTACAGGTGCTGGGCATATTGCATTTGATGCATCACTATTGCTACCAGAAGCACAGCAACGTAATGACATTGTTGATTATATTCGTTTACGTTTGGGTGATCAGATTGTTGATGTCGAAGCAGACAAAGAACATTACGACATGGGCATTAAACAAGCATTTGTACGTTATCGTCAACGCAGTTCAAACGCAGTAGAAGAAAGCTATGCGTTCTTAGATTTACAACCAGAAACACAAGAATACATATTACCACGTGAGATTATGGATGTTAGAAAAATATTTCGTCGTGGTATCGGTAGTGTAACAGGCACAACAGCCAGCCAATTTGAACCATTTGCAAGTGGATATTTAAACACTTATATGTTAGTGGCAGGACGAGTAGGTGGACTTGCTAACTACGAATTGTTTACACAATACCAAGAGCTAGCAATGACTATGTTTGGTGGCTACATGAACTTTACGTTCAACAAAGCAACTAAAAAATTAACAGTATTGCGCAAACAACCTTGGCAAGGACCAAACTCTACTGCGGTAGAAAGTGTTGCGTTATGGGTATACAATGTTAAACCTGATAATATGTTGTTAAACGATCCGCAGGTATATCCGTGGATACAAGACTATGCTTATGCATTGGTGATGATGAGTATAGGTCAAGCACGTGAGAAATTTGCTACTATTGCTGGTCCACAAGGCGGTGGCAGTTTAAATGGTGCAGCACTTAAAGCAGAAGGACAGGCATTGCTAGATAAACTTGATGCTGAAATATCAACTTATGCCGACGGCGGGTCTCCGCTTACGTGGGTGACCGGCTAAATCAATAATTGACACCTGTCTGAAATAAAAGTATAATATACTATATACGAAAGGAATAGTATGATTATATCAGTGACAGGCTTCATCGGTTCAGGTAAAGACACAATCGCAGATTACTTAGTAGCAGAACACGGCTTTAAGCGAGAGAGCTTTGCTGGCACACTTAAAGATGCAGTTGCTACAGTCTTTGGGTGGGATAGAGAATTACTAGAAGGGCGAAGCGCAGAAGGCAGAGCTTGGCGCGAAAAAGTAGACCCATGGTGGGCTAAACGCTTAAAGATGCCAAAACTAACTCCACGTTGGGTATTGCAAAACTGGGGCACAGAAGTATGTCGACATGGATTTCACACTGATATATGGATAGCAAGTCTCGAAAACAAATTACGTAAAACAAATGAAGACATTGTAATCTCAGATTGCCGCTTTCCAAATGAACTCAAAATGATTAAGAATATGGGCGGCAAAACAGTACGTGTTAAACGTGGCACTGAACCTGTATGGTACAATTCTGCTAAAGATGTTAATGCTGGTATGAAACGTATTGGCTGGGCATTAGGTAAAGGCGAGTTAGAAAAGCTAGGCATACATCCAAGTGAGTATGCGTGGATTGGTACTAAGTTTGATGTTACTGTTACCAATGATGGTACTATAGATGACTTATATGCTAACACCGAAGCGTTAATTATATCAGAAATCCGGAACGAGATCGCCTTGAGTCCAGCCTAGCCCTTCTTTAACAATAGCAATTTGACAATTAGCGCATACTGTTCGTAAATTAAGTAATGCATTATTTTTTAAGTTACCATCGACATAGTATACACTAAGTTGTTCTTTATACTTTGCCTTAAAGCCACATTTCTCACAGTGTGGCTTTTTCTTATATCCAGCAAGTACCCAAGTTGGTTTTTGTGGAGTTAATTTTCTATTTTTTCTGATACACCCACTACAACGAGTCCGGTAATGAGTGACTCCATCTCGCTTATAATTGACAGCAGATAGATTTCTAGTACAACTTTGACATAGAGGACGGTGTTCCATACTGTATTTAGCATACCGCAGCACTAAAACCTTTGCCAAAGGCTCCTTAACAGACTATATTTTGAAAATACTGATAAATATTTTAAAGTATTATATAATAAAAGGATACTATACTATGGCCGCATTACTATCACCAGGCGTATCAGTTAGCGTAATAGACGAAAGTCAATACACTCCGACTGCCGCTGGAACTATACCTTACATTCTTCTTGCAACAGCACAAGATAAATTAACTCCGAGCAGTACTACTGCACTTGGAACAACAGCTGCAAATGCTGATAAATTACTTACTATTACTAGCCAACGTGAATTAATTAGCACATTTGGTTATCCAGTATTCCAACAAGATGCACAAGGCAATCCAATCCATGCACATGAATTAAATGAATACGGTTTACTTGCAGCGTACAGCGCATTAGGCGTAGCTAATAGAGTTTATGTACAACGTGCCGATGTTGATTTGAATCAACTTATAGGTACAAGCATTCGCCCAACAGGAACACCATCAGATGGTATTTACTGGCTTGATCAAACATATACTAACTTAGGATTACACGAGTTTGTTAACGGTGCTAGTTTTACTAGACAAAGTACAGCATCGATTACTAGCACAGCATACTTGGTAGGCGGCGTAAATTCTGGTGCACCAATTAGTTCGTTTGGTGCTATCGGGCAATATGCAGTTAACTCAGCTAATCCGTCGAGTCCTGTATATTTCAAACGTTATGACAATGTTTGGACATTGGTTGGTAGTGATGAATGGATGCTTGCTCATCCTGCAATTGTTGGTAGCGAAGCGAATCCGTCTGTATCAGCTGGACAACAATTAACTATCAATTCGATAACAGTAACACTAGGCGGTTCGGGTCTTCTTATTGATGATGTTGCAACTCAAATTAATTCTGCCGCAATTCCTGGTGTAGTAGCAACAGTTAATGTTGCTGGACACATTGAATTACGTGTTAACGGATTAGCAAAAAGTAATGGTTCTACAGTAGACGGTAAACTTAAAATTGATGCAGGATCTCCTGATCTTGCTGCAATCCTGGGATTATGGGCAGGAGTAGAAATAACACGTACTCTATTAGCTCCAACAGTACAATTTAGTGATTATCGTAATGTTCCAGCATGGAGAGTAAGTGATGCACCGAATACACGCCCAAGTGGTAGTGTATGGATTAAAACAACAGCAACAGGCAATGGCGCATCATGGGCATTTAAACGCTACAGTTCTACAGCTGTCGGCTTTAGTCAAGTAGCTGCACCATTATATAATAATGATTTTACTGCAATCTATGGTTTAGATTCAACAGGTGGTGGTGCAGGCATTGCTGCAGGAACATTGTACGTTAAATATGACACAGCAGGAAATAATACAGCTACATTTACAGCATACGAAAAACAAGTTGCTGGTTTAGTAAAAATAACAGGTATATCAAATCCTCCTGCATTAACTGCACATAATACATTTAGCCTAGCGGTATCTATTCCGGGCTCTGATGCTAAAACTCCTGTTACAGTTGAATTGTCAGGTACAACAGCATCATCATTTGTAGCAGACATTTTATCTAAAAATATACCAAACATTGTAGCTACTGTTGAATCCAGTGGCGCCGTTAGCATTAGTCATTTAGCTGGTGGTGTAATTGAATTTACAGCATTAACTGGCAGTCCGTTAACTACATTAGGTCTAGTTGGCTCAAGCCAGGCAACTTGCCCAACAAATGTATACTATGTTTCGTCAACTAAATGGTTAGCTAGTCCGTGGGCTCCGTTAGTATTTACTTTCTCAGATACTGCACCTTATAGCAATCCAGCTGATGGCACATTGTGGTATTATAATAATCCACTTGATGTAGATATTATGATCAATGATGGTACTAACTGGAAAGGTTATAGAACTGTTAGCAATGATGCACGTGGTTACAATTTAGTAGCAACTGATGTTAATGGACCAATATTATCTGCTAGTCAACCAACTACACAAAGCAATGGAACAACTGCGGTAGTAGCAGGTGATTTGTGGATTGATACAAGTGATTTAGAAAATTATCCATTGATTCGTCGTTACACAGGTGCTACATGGGAATTATTAGATAATACAGATCAAGTTAGTACTGATGGTGTAGTATTTGCCGATGCACGATGGGCAAATGCCGCAGTTGATCCAATAGTTGACTCATTACCGAGTATTGCAGATATGGCACTTGTTAGTTTCTTAGACTCAGATGCACCGGATTACAGACTATATGCACGTGGGACATTATTGTTTAACACACGTCGTAGTGGATACAATGTAAAACGATTTGAATCAAATTACTTAACTGACATAAACGGCATCGGCCAAAATTTTACTCCTGCAGCATGGATAAGCCATAGCGGAATTAATTCTGGAACTGGTGTACCATACTTTGGACACAAAGCACAACGTAATACTGTAGTTGAGGCACTTAAATCTGCAATTGAAACTAGCGTAAACTTACGTGAAGAACAAGTTGAGTTTAACTTAATCGTTTGTCCTGGTTATCCAGAATTAATTCAAAACATGATTACTTTAAACAACGATCGCAAATCAACTGCATTTATTATCGGTGATAGTCCACTAACATTAAATTCAAGTTCAACTGCAATTACAACATGGGCAAGTAATGCTAATTTTGCAATTGATAATGGTACAGATGGTCTTGTAAGTACAAGTGAATATTTGGGTGTTTACTACCCAAGTGGTTATGCTACAAACTTAGATGGTAATAGCGTAGTTGTTCCAGCTTCACATGCAATGTTACGTACATATATACGTAGTGACAATCAAAGTTATCCATGGTTTGCACCAGCTGGTGTACGTCGCGGTGTACTTGACAATGTAAGTTCAATTGGTTATGTTGATTTAGCTGATGGTAGTACATTTAAGAGCATTGGTGTTACTGTAGGTTTACGTGATGTATTATATACAAATCGTGTTAACCCATTAACAGTATTGCCAGGAGTTGGTTTAGTTGCATATGGCCAAAAAACTCGTGCTTCGATGACTAGTGCAATGGACCGAGTTAATGTTTCACGCCTAGTATGTTACTTACGATTAGTACTTGATAAAGTTGCTCGTCCGTTCATATTTGAACCAAATGACACAATTACACGTAATCAAGTTAAAGGTGCATTTGAAGCGGTATTGAATGATATTGTTGCTAAACGTGGTATCTACGATTACTTGGTAGTTTGTGATACTTCAAACAACACACCAGATCGTATTGATCGTAACGAATTGTACATTGATATTGCAATTGAGCCAGTTAAAGCAATTGAATTTATTTACATTCCAGTAAGATTAAAAGGTACAGGCGGAATCGCAGCAGGACTTTAATATACTCTGTTAATGGTAGTTAACCCCTACCATTAACTCGTGTATAAAAAGATAAATATATAAAAGGAATAATAAGATGGCAACATCATCATTAAATAAATTTACAGTACCATTATCAACAAACCAAAGTGCATCTGCACAAGGTCTATTGATGCCGAAATTAAAGTTCCGCTTCCGTGTAACTTTTGAAAATTTTGGTGTTAGCCAACCATCAACTGAGTTAACTAAACAAGTTATGGATTTTAAACGTCCGACTTTAACATTTGACCCGATTGAAATACCAATTTACAACAGTCGTGTATATTATGCAGGCAAACCAACGTGGGAAACAGTTAATTGTCAACTACGTGATGATGCAGGTGGAGAGACTAGTAAACGTGTTGGTGAGCAATTACAAAAACAATTTGACTTTATGGAACAATCTAGTGCAGCTACCGGTATTGATTATAAATTCCTTACACGCTTCGAAGTATTAGATGGCGGGAATGGTGCAAGCGAGCCAACTACATTAGAAACATGGGAAATGTATGGTTGCTTCTTAACATCAGTCGATTATGGTAACGCAGATTATTCATCAAATGATCCGATGACTATTAGCTTAACTATCCGTTATGATAATGCATTACAAACTCCGACTGGTACAGGTGTTGGCACAGCAGTAGGCCAAGCATTTGTTAAATCAACAGGTGGCGTAGGTGCAATTACTGGTTAATAGCTAGTAAATGAAACAACTTAAAAGCTCGGTAATTTCCGGGCTTTTTTTTGGCGATAAATAATATAAATGGATAGCATATATGGCTGGCTTTATTAACCAATTCTTTACAGATCTAGCAACAGGACCTGATTTACGTGATCAGCAACATGCCGCACGAACCTTTGTTGATAGTTTATATAGACTCGGACCGAAGTCCGGTGCACTATTTCATGTATTCATTGATGTTAATTCAACTGTAGCACAAGGCGACCCAACTGAAATTGGGCTAATGGCAAAAACTGCTTCGCTACCTAAGTTTACAATTCAAAACAAAATTTTAAATGCATATAATAGAAAAAACATAGTTCAAGAACGTATTAACTATGATCCGTTGACATTAACATTTCATGATGATAGTGCCGATGTTGTTCGCGGCTTCTGGCAGAATTATTACAAATATTATTTTAGAGATGCAGATCAAACAGAACAACAATTTAATATGATGCACAAATATCAAAAACGAGCATCTGAATCTTGGGGTTACAGTCCAAAAAACTCAACCGAAGCTGGTAACACTCCGAATTATATTAATGCAATTCGAATTTATAGTCTACATCAGAAACGCTTTAGTAGTTATACGTTGATACGCCCAACTATCATTAACTTTGCACACGGACAGCACACCCAAGGGGAATACAATACTCTTGAACATTCGATGACTATAAATTACGAAGCAGTACAATATGATAGTGGGTCAGTTAACCAAGGTAAGGTAATGGGCTTTCAACGTACTCATTATGATAATGTACCAAGTCCATTAACTGCCGCAGGTGGTGGTACTCAGAGTATAATGGGACCGGGTGGGCTAATAGAAGGCGCAGGCGATGTCCTAACTAATTTACAAAGCGGTAACTTTGGTGCCGCAGCATTAACAGCATTACGAGTTGGTAATAATGCTAAAAACATGAATTTAAAATCAGCCGCATCAGCTGAACTTAAACAAACTGCAATGAATATACTTAGAGGACAAAATACACAAAGTACAGTTTTTGTTCCTACACAAGGTGCTATTGCTGATGGGTTATCAAAAGCTGCAAATTCAATACCGGGCCTTATTAAACCAACAACAGGGATATTCAATAATATGAATTCACAAAGCAATCAAGTACCAAGTACTAACTCTCGTACAATCATATAAAGGACCTATATGACAATAAATGGAAATTTACCTCCTAGTATCAACGTAAATGATAACACCACACAATATTTTAATAATTTTTTTAATCCTGGTATAAATGTTAATCAGAATATTGATGATTCGTTGATTGGATTTTTTCAATCTATCACCGGGAATAAGGATAGTGGGAGAACTTTAGCGGCATCGGTTTTGTATACTGCAACAAGTCAAGGAATCGACATAATGTCATTCATTGATGAATTACGTACTCTTAAAAAAGGCGGCATAATTGAACATAAAGAACCAATAGATAGTATATTAATTAATTCTACATATACTACATATCAGGAATTAATTCTTAATAAGAATGATTATAATTTTGGACAATTATTTTACCTTCCGATACAAAATATATTTTATCAACTACAACCAACAGTTGGCGGCAATTCTAAATTAGTGGCAGTAGTTAACTATAAAGCAGATCGAGTAGTATTAAATAAAGATACAGTATTATATAATTATTTTGTAGTATCGTACACACAAGAACAAAACGAACTCAATGCATATTTAACATTATTATTAAATTTAAATAGAGTAAACACTAGTTTACTTGGGCTTAGTAATAGTCCGCAACTAAACAAATATATAGCACGTGCTATACTTCCATAATGGCAAAATACGCAAACGGCAAATATCAAATAACTAATCCTGAGAAATATATTGGTAAACGTTTACCAACATACAGATCAAGTTGGGAGTTTACCTTTATGTCATTTTGCGATAACAACCCATCTATAATCAACTGGGCAAGTGAAGCAATTACTATTCCGTATCGCAACCCAGTAACTGGCAAGAACACGGTATATATTCCGGACTTTCTTGTAGTCTACTTAGATGCAAATCAGCAACGTCACACAGAACTCATTGAAATCAAACCTAGTAAAGAAACAACAATGGAAGCGGCTAAAAGCTATCGCGACAAACTATCTGTAGCAATCAACATGGCTAAGTGGGCAATGGCAGATCAATGGGCTAAAGCACACGGTATGCGTTTTAGAGTAGTATCGGAATTTGATATTTTTAAAAACGTTAAACGTTAAACTACTAAATAGTTTACTATGACACAAAAACTACAAGAATTATTTAACCTTGCTCCTACCGAAGAACCCACAGTAGAAGACGCAAACACAACAATCGAAGAAAACAGAGCTATGCTCGTGGAAATGGATCTTACCATTGATAAGATAGATGCCGCACTGCCACACGTTAACGACCTTGATACTACAGACAATGAGTTAGATGAACTTGCTAAATTAGCAACTGAAAAGTTTAATGACTTAATGGACTTGGGTATGAACGTTGAAGCACGTTTTAGTGGAACAATACTGCAAACAGCTGGCACATTATTAGGTCACGCAATTACAGCAAAGCAAGCTAAGATTGATAGAAAAATACGTACAATTGATTTACAACTTAAGAAAATGAAGTTAGATCAATCTGCGACTAAAACAGATGGTGACAAAATACTTGGTGCTATAGATGGCAATGGCGGCGTAGTACTTGATAGAAATGCACTATTAGCACAGATACTTGGTAAAAGCAAGCCAGATTAAAACAGCAATTTTGAATAAATAACTGTAAGGATATATAAAACTATGAAGAATTTTTTGCAACATTTAACTGAAAGCCAAAAAACATACGAGTTTGTAATTAAGATTGCTAACATCGATCCAGCGGAATCATTGGATAGATTAAAATCAGCACTTGATGCTTACGGCTTAGAAAGTTTAAGTAAACCAAAACGTTTACCAATTAAAGCCAATGATATTGATTTTCCGGCTTTGGTTAACTGCCAGTTATACTTAATGGATGCAGTGCTTAAATATCCAGTAAACGATGCGCAATTACGTGCTATTGTATCAGAACGTGGAGCAATTCCGCCTAGCAATATTGTAGTTGTTCCTAAAAATCATCCAGAAGAAGTATGGCGTTGGAACGCAACAGGTGAAAGCGAAATACGTGAATTCAAAAAAGGTGAAGCAGTACTTGATAAACCATACGAAGCAGATTGCCCATCGGCAGCTGAAGCTAGTAAAGCGTATAGTCAAGGTAGTTTTCTTAAAGAATTAAACAAAGTTAAGTTTGAAATTGCTGGTAAAGAATCAGCAGATGGTAAAACAACAAATGATTTACCACAAGGAACAAAAAGCCCAGTGGGCTCAGTAGCAACTAAATTACCAAGCCCATCTAAAGGAAAATAATAAAATGAGCAACAATAACATCTATAACATCTTAGGCAAGTTAAAAGGAATCACCGATACTGCCGCCTTGACACCAGACACACAACCTACTACAGTATACGAAAGCGTGGAAGCACGTGGTAGTATCACAGAAGCAGTTAAGGCTTTAGAAGCAAAGTATAAAACTTTTAAAGAAAGCAAAGCCGATGACATTGCCGACAAGAAAGCAGAAAAAGAAGCCGGCGACTGGTGGGGCGATAAGAAAGCTGACAGTAAAAAATCACGTGAAGTTAAAGGTGACAAATACGGCGGAAGCAAACAAAAATCAGATGACGAAGACGACTTCAAAAGCAAAAAAACTGCTATCTTAGATAAAGATGAAGAAGAAGTTTTAGATGAATCATTAAATGAATATAGCCAAGACGAATACGATGGTGCTATGTCGGACTTTAAAAAGAAAGGCGGCCAAGTGAAACAATTACCAGCAGGTAATGCTAAAAACCCAATCTCAACAGCAAGTCGTCATATTGCTGGTAAAGGTGAAGCGGGCAAAGGTAAGACAGCTGGACGTGGAGCAAATGTAACAGCTTCTAAACCTGTAGTTGATATATATGAAAAGGCACTTCCGGGTCGAGTAGAAGAAGGTTTGGCTTTTGGCGATACAGTTAAAAACTCAGCCGCTAAATTAAGCAAAGCTCCAAAAGCTAAACTAGTTAAAGAAAGCGCATCAGTACGCAATCACCCAATCTATACTAATCCAGATGCATGGAATCACTATAAAAAAGAATTAGACGAAGAAGAATTGGGTAAAGCAACACAAGAGTTAGATGAAATTTCTAAACTTGCTGGATTGCCAAAACCAGCCGTTAATACTGTACCACCAATTGCCCCTGCTGCAGATAATTTTCCACCTGCACCACCAGAGCTACCACCGCTTGTAATTGAAGCAGACAATGCAGTTTCAATTAACGGCCAAGATGTAAATGTTGATAGTATCGAAGTTGATGGGGTTAACCTGCAAGATATGCCAGATTTCTCTGATGCTTATATAACATACGCAGAATTTACAGATGGTACACCACTATCAGAGCGTGAGTTAGAACAATTAGATAACGAACACGGCGATTTAGTAAATATAGCGGCACACGATAGTTTACACGGCATGGCTGATAGATTTGAGATAGATGAAACAGAAATGGAAGAAGGCAATGAATTTAGTGGTGCATTAGCAGCCGCTAAAGCATCTGGTATTAAAGACTTTGAAGTTGCTGGTAAAAAATATACAGTTAAAGAAGATATTAACGTAAACGTTACAGCAAGTGGCGAAGAAGATGCACTTAATTTAATCCGTAAATTATCTGGGATGCCAATGATTGCAGTTGCACAAAGTGAAGAACCATGCGATGGCGCAATGGAAGTTGAAGTTGATGAAGAACGTGACCCAGAATATGTAAATAGTCCACGTGAACAAACTGCTAGTATCGGTGCTGCTATTCCAAGCGGTAATGACTTACACGGTGCTAAACGTGCTTATAAAATTACACAACCAGGCGACAACCCAATGGCAGTTGCTGAATCTAAAAAAGATACAAGCTGGAACAAATACACAGGTATGTTAAAAGGACTGTTGAAATGAGTTCAGACTTATTAAAAAAATATGCAATGATTGTTGAAAGTAGTAATTACTTCAACAATCCTACTGTACCAGCTGATGAACAACTTCCTGCACCGCCAGAAGAAGTTAATCTACAACTTAACGAAGAAGATGACAACTATCATCTCAATGAGTTATTAGATCAACTCGAAGAAGCATTGGAACAAGCTGGTAACATCTGTAGAGAACTTGAGCATTCTGAACAGTTAGGTAGAGTTGTTAGAGCATACACTCGCCCATGGTTACAAGCATGGATTAGTGATAGCCATCAAATGGGTTCAGTATATTCAATGCGTGAAACATTAGTAGACAATGCTAGCGATGAAGAAGACGGCGAATACTAAAATGAAAACATTACGTGAATATATCGAGCAACTGACTGAACGTAGTCAAGTTGACCCAGAAACACAAAATATGCTAACTATTGCTAAAGCAAGATATCCGCAGGCACAAGGTGATGATCTTAGTGCATTGGCTACATTAGTACGTAGATCAAACAAACATAGTATGGCCGATATTAAAACACTTGGTGCAGAAAATGATGCAGAAGAAGCAGATATTGACCAATTAGAAATTGAAAATAACAGCGAAGATATGGCAATTGATGCAAACAGTCACAAACTCGATACACTTGATAATGAATTAACTCAATTGCGTAAACAAATAGCTACACTAACAGGTAGACACTAGTGAAAATTAATGAAATAATCACTGAAGGGCATGCTGGTGCAATACCCGATAATGCTAAAAACTCAAATACAGGTGAGTGGAAATTCCGTGACAAAGGTGGGTACGATCGTACTTACAATTTAAATCGTGTCATGATGGCAGCTGCAATGTCAGATGGTTCTGGTAAACCAGTTGAAATGGACCAATCAAGTTGGGTTGAGAAGTTTAACCTTGCTCGCCCATATACAGAAGCAGAACACGGCATGATGAAATCTGCTATGAAAACCGTAGATAGCGAATACGAAGAAACTGAAAAAGATCATAAAAGTAAAGAAGATGATGATGTGCATAAAAACAGTTCAGTTCCGCACAATGCTGGTGCAAAGCGTAACAAGCCAAAGAACTAATGATCAAACAATATCGCATTAGAGCACAAGATTACACAGAGGCTTTGATACCTGATGCGATACTTGATGTAAACGACCCAGCATATACAATCACAAGCGTAACAGATGTAAATCAACCAATGACACTGTCTAATTTTATAACAGCACACAATATTAATACAACTCCATCACAAGATAAGTAATAGTATGGCTAAATCACTTGAAGGCGTACTTGTAAAACGTGCGCACCAAACAGAAACCTTTACCGAAGAACAAATTTTAGAATTTGCTCGTTGTGCTGACCCTATTACTGGGCCAGAATACTTTATGAGTAATTACTTTTACATACAGCATCCTACTAAAGGTCGTATGTTGTACCAACCATTTGATTATCAAAAACGTTTAATTGAAACATATCACAACTATCGTTTTAGCATATCATTAATGCCGCGACAAACAGGCAAATCAACATCTGCCGCCGGCTACTTGCTATGGTACGCTATGTTTGTACCAGATAGTACTATCCTAATTGCCGCACACAAATACACAGGTTCACAAGAAATTATGGCTCGTATACGTTATGCATACGAGTTGTGTCCTGACTTTATACGTGCTGGTGCTACAAGCTACAACAAAGGTAGTATAGACTTTGAAAACGGCAGTAGAATCAACTCATCGACTACAACAGAAAATACCGGCCGGGGTATGTCTATTTCATTATTATATTGCGATGAGTTTGCGTTTGTGCGCAGTACCATTGGCCGTGAATTCTGGACTTCTATTAGTCCTACACTAGCAACAGGTGGTAAATGTATTATCACATCAACACCTAATTCAGATGAAGACCAATTTGCTACCTTATGGAAAGGAGCCAACAAATGCATCGACGAATTTGGCAATGCCACTGAATTAGGAGTTAATGGGTTTAAATCATTCCGTAGCTTCTGGCGCGAACATCCGGATAGAGATGATAAATGGGCCGCAGAACAGCGTAGTCAATTAGGTGACGAACGTTTCCGTCGTGAAATGGATTGTGAATTTATTATCTGGGATGAAACATTAATTAACCCAGGCCACCTAATTGAAATGTCTGGTATTGACCCAATTGAACGACAGGGCCAGATACGTTGGTACAAAAAGCCAAGCCCAGCAAATACATATATGGTTGCATTAGACCCAAGTTTGGGTACAGGTGGTGACCCAGCTGCAATACAAATATTTGAATTGCCTAGCTTTATACAGGTAGGCGAATGGCAACACAATCGCACACCAATACAGCAACAGATTGGTATACTTAGAGAAATCACACGTTACCTAGCAGAAACAGTGCCAGTGAACAATATATACTATAGTATGGAAAACAATACAATTGGTGAAGCGGCACTAATAACAGTAGCAGAAATGGGCGAAGAAAACATCAAAGGAACATTCTTAAATGAGCCTAAGAGTATGGGCTCTGGCAGACGCTATCGTAAAGGATTTAATACTACAAACAAAAGCAAAATATCAGCTTGTTCTAAGTTAAAAAATCTAATAGAAACTAAGCGTATGACCATTGCTAGTAAGAACTTAATATCTGAATTAAAGACATTTGTTGCTAGTGGCTCTAGTTTTGCTGCCAAACCCGGCGAAACAGATGACTTAGTAATGAGCTTAGTGTTAATAGTGCGCATGGCAATGCTATTGCAAACGTATGATGCAACACTTGATAATGCAATGCGTGATACACTGGATGATTTCATCGAGCCTATGCCATTTATTAGTGTTGCATATTAGATTAGATGGCTATTAGCATAAATAATACTATGAGAATAAAAAAATGCGCGAAATAAACAAGATATCTGATGCACTATTTGAAAAAATCCGCGACAGGTTTGATGATGTTACTTTAGGCGACGAAAACGCTAAAGCAACACAAAAGCCAGAAGATGCACGGTTCTTCAACTTTGATTATACAGTCGATGGTAACAGTCACGGCAACATAACAATTAGTGTCATTGACGAAAATTCACTTAAAGTATACTTTAGTAAAAACATCAGCAGTGATTTAGATGACGAAGAGAAAGCAAAATGGTATGGTTTCTTAAGAGAGCTACGTGAGTTTGCTAAACGTAATCTATTGAGCTTTGAGCCACGTGATATTACACGTAGTACACTAAAACACCGTGACTTACAACAAGTAAGCAACTCAGACAGTACGTACACTAAAGATGAAGTAATTGGCGAAAGCAGATTACATGGTACAAGTCGTAGCAGTTACGAGCAAGACGGCGATGTAAAGATTATTGTACGTCACAGCGATAAAGTAGACCCAGAGCAACGTGGCGCACGTAGTCGTAAAATTAAAGCTCTATTCATCGAAACAGCAGATGGCGCACGTATTAAACTACCGCACAACAACTTAAAATACGCACGTGCAATGGCACAACACGTATCACAAGGTGGTGAAGCTGGTGATGACTTTGGGCAACATATTACTAAGATAGCAGAAGAATGTGGTAAACTACGCCCGTTTAAATCAGCAATGGTGCGTAGAACATTTGAAGATGCTGAAACACAATCAATGGCAGAAGCCGCATTTGAATACCACGGCTTGCTAAACAATACACTTAAAAAAATGGGTGGACGTAAAGGATACGCTGCTTGCAAAGAAAGTTTTGTAGCAGATGATGTTTTAATGGATGAATTTGATGTTGATGCATTGCGTGAACGCTTTGTTAAACGATCATTTAATGATAGAATGGAAGAAGCACTACCAATTGTACAAAAGGCATATAATATGAAAAAATCTAATAACTTCGCACAACAATTTGAAAACTGGGCTAACACAGTAAGTGAAGGCACATGGGCTACACCAGACACTGAAGAACAAGTTTCTGAATTGACTGAATTGCTAATGGAACCACTTCCGGTAGGAGTTGATGCAATCAATGCAATTAATGCATTATATAATTTAATCGGTGATGATGTATTGTTTGATAAATTAGGTGACTTAGCAGATGAAGATTCAGAAGCTGATGCACGTGATGTAGTTATGGATTGGGTACAAGAAAACAATCCAACAATTTATCAACGAATTATGTCTGTAATTGGCGATGAAGATACAGCTGATCAAACAGTAGATGAAGGTTATGATGATGGAGAAAGTGATAGCAGTGATGCAGTACAATCAGCAATTATTCGTCGTATTATGAATCAACACTTAGATTTACTATCACAGTACGGCCCAGAAGCAATTACAAATGCAACTAAAGATGTTGCTGATTGGGTAGGTAACGTTGAAGAAATTGGTAGCAGTGATGTTAGCGCATGGGTTAAAGAAGTTATTAATAACTTAGGCGGCACTGACGAAGGACAGATAAATGAATTAGAAGGTGATGCCTTAGCAGCCTATGACAAATATAAAAACAATAACCAAGATGAAATAGAATTTGAACGTGACCGCGACGAGCCAGATCAAGATGATGGTAGCGATATGCAGTTTGACCAAGATAGAGATGAAGATTTGCCACAATGGGCAGAATGGCCAACTAAGAACAGTGAAATGGATGAAAGCAAAATGTCTGATATGGACATTGATGTTAGCGACTTAACAGATCAAGAATTTTTAGAAAAATACAATCACACTAAACAACAAGCAATGGATGGCGATTGGGAAAATCACTACGAACCAGAAACAATGCCAGAGCCAACTGATGAATCAATTGGTGATGACTACGTAAACAAAGATGAAAAAATGAAACGTATGGGTGCAAAAGATTTAAGCACATTAGACAAAGTTAAAATCATGCCAAGCCAAATGAAAGCAATGGCTAAAGGCGATGACGAAGGCGACTTAACAGCATACAACAAACAATTTAACGAAGAAATTGCACAAATGCGCAAAATAGCAGGTATAAAATAGTAATAAGCAGTTTTACCAAAAGGGCACTTTTTAGTGCCTTTTTTATTGACTCTGCTATCAATATAACGTATTATTATTGTATAGGTGATAAATACTATTGTAGGTAGCGGGAAGTTACTTATATTAAGACCAACTTAAAACAACAGGAGTAATACATATCATGGCAACATCATTAGCAGAAATCAGAGCAAAGTTACAAGCGCAAGACACACGTAGTTCAGGCAAATCACAAGGCGGCGGCGACAACGCAATCTACGCACACTGGAACATTGACGAAGGTGCTACAGCACGTATCCGTTTCTTACCAGATGCAGATCCAAAAAATACATTCTTCTGGGTTGAACGTAATATGATCAACTTAGAGTTCGCTGGCATCAAAGGCCAAACAGACAGTAAAAAAACAACAGTACAAGTACCATGCGTTGAAATGTGGGGCGAATCATGCCCAATCTTAGCAGAAGTGCGTACATGGTTTAAAGACGCTTCATTAGAAGAAATGGGTCGTAAGTACTGGAAAAAGAAATCATACTTATTCCAAGGTTTTGTACGTGAGAATCCATTGAAAGATGATAAGACTCCGGAAAATCCAATCCGTCGTTTCATCATTAGCCCACAAATTTTCAACTTGGTTAAATCAGCATTGATGGATCCGGAGTTAGAAAACTTGCCAACAGACTACGCAGGTGGTTTGGACTTTACTGCTACTAAGACAAGTAAAGGTGGTTATGCTGACTACAGTACTTCAAAATGGTCACGTAAAGAATCTGCATTAACTGTAGACGAAGCTGAAGCAATTGAGAAACATGGTTTGTATAACCTTGCTGACTTCTTGCCTAAACGCCCAAATGAAGCAGAGCTTAAAATCATGAAGGAAATGTTCGAAGCATCAGTTGATGGACAACCATATGATGAAGAAAAATGGGGTGCGTACTTTAAACCACGCGGTTCATACACTGCAAATGCTCCGGCAACTACTACTGATGTAGCTGCACAACCAGCAGATCGCGCAGTTGTTTCTGAACACGTTGAAAGCATTCCAGCACAAAGTTCTGGTCAAGGCTATGTAGCACCTAACAGTGGTGCAGTAGCAACAGACGTTCCATTTGAAGCAGATGAAGTAGCAGTTAGTGCTCCAACAGCACCAGTTACTACTCCAGCAAGCGGTGGACAACGTGCTGAAGACATTTTAGCAATGATTCGCAATCGTCAAAAGACAGCTTAGTAGTTAATGTATAATGGGGGCGCAATGCCCCCAATTCGATTAAAGGATAATTTTGACTAAATTTCAATTAGTGTTTGCTTCGTCGGGTGATAGTATACCGTTCGAAGTTACTGCGAATCAAAATCTGTTTGATTATTTTGTAACGAAAATCAATACCGATAACGAAAATCAATTTTTAAATAATCACAAACTATCTAGTGTAGTAGAACAGCGGGTAGGTGCGCTACATACTAACATTAGTAAAGTTAATGAACTATTGCCATTATTAAATGTAACTCCGGTTGAAATTAATTTAGTGCCAGCTGCATATCTAGATCAGGACTATCTGAATAGGGTACATGCTGATTGGGTAATTTCTCAAAATATTGAATTAGATATTGATAAATTACGATTTTCGGATAATATAGAAACAGCTAAAATTGGCAATCGATTACATCATATGTATCCCGATGAAATTCGAATAGTAAAAATTGCAGAAGTACTAACAAAATTGGACTTTATTGAGACATACGAAGCTATTAATTTAGCAGTACATTCTTTAGAAAATACATTCAATTATGACTATCTATCATTTGACTCGCCGGCTAAGTGGGCTATATTTGACAATCCGTTTAAAGATAGTATAATAACTAATAACGGTGTTACTAATTTTAATTTTGGATATACCTATTTAGGTAGAAAATATTACGATAAGTTTGTAAATTTTGATAATGAATTAATATATACAGATCATTATAACTTTGAAAAGTTGGAATTTTCATTTAATATAAATTTAGCCAAGCCGCAGACTATTCCATTTAGCAATGAATTTTTGGAATGGTGTAAGAAGCATAATATACCTCCAATAGGCAATGAAATACCGATTGGCAATATCTTAGATTTAAACAAAAATTTATCGTTGTATAGAGAAATATTGTATAGAAATTCTAAAGAAAATAACAAAGCATCCATTGTATTACAATAAACAAGGAAAACATCATGGCAAAACCATTTGACGTAAGTAAATTTAGAAAGACCTTAACTAAGTCTATCGACGGGTTAGGATTTGGGTTCAATGACCCAACGGATTGGATTAGTACAGGCAACTATGCACTTAACTATCTAATCAGTAGTGATTTCAACAAAGGTATCCCACTGGGTAAAGTAACAGTATTCGCTGGTGAATCTGGCGCAGGTAAATCATACATCTGTTCGGGCAACGTTATCAAAAATGCACAAGATCAAGGTATCTATGTAGTACTTGTGGATAGTGAAAATGCATTAGATGAAAACTGGCTTAAAGCACTTGGTGTGGACACAGATGAAGGTAAATTGCTTAAACTAAGCATGTGTATGATTGATGACGTTGCTAAAACAATTAGTGAATTCATGAAAGAATACAAAACTCTCCCAGAAGATGGCAGACCAAAAGTGTTATTTGTAGTTGACTCGCTCGGTATGTTATTAACTCCAACAGACGTAAACCAGTTTGAAGCAGGTGAAATGAAAGGTGATATGGGTCGTAAACCTAAAGCACTTACATCACTTGTACGTAACTGCGTAAACATGTTTGGTAGTTACAACGTAGGGTTAATTTGTACAAACCATACATACGCTTCACAAGATATGTTTGACCCAGATGATAAAATCAGTGGCGGTCAAGGCTTTATCTACGCTTCGAGTATTGTTGTAGCTATGCGTAAACTTAAACTTAAAACAGACGCCGATGGTAATAAGACTACAACAGTTAATGGTATACGTGCGGCTTGTAAGATTATGAAAACACGTTATGCTAAACCATTTGAGTCAGTGCAAGTCGAAATTCCATATGATACTGGTATGAGCCCGTACAGTGGATTAACTGACTTAGCTGAAAAAGCTGGTATGTTGGTTAAAGATGGCAACAGACTTAAATTCACTACAAGTGCCGGTGAAGAAATCAAACAATTCCGTAAAGCCTGGGAACATAACGAAGATGGTTGTTTAGACAAAGTTATGAATGATTTCGGCAAGGTTGCAGTTACGCTAAGTACTGATACAACAACTGATGAAGAGGAAGAAGCATAAATGAGCATTGATGTAGAAATCTTAAGTGAAATGTGGCTTACAGTTAAAGAGTATGTATCACAAAAAGACAGACAAGCAGTAGCAGATCATGTTATTAATGTTGTAGCAGACCACAGCATTACAGAAGCAGATCTGAAGAAGTTTGGCGGTACTGATGCGTATCTGCGACGAGCAGTTGAAGAATACTTAGGCGAAGAAGCTGAACCCGAAAACGACTACGACGACGAGTAAATATGTGGTATAACAAAGTAGTACAAAATATTGGCAACTTACCTGACTTCATTGATTACTATAACACTGAATTAGATCAAGCAAAACGTGAAGTTAAGGTATACGGCAATATTGAAAAAGGGTTAGCATCATTGCCAGGAGTTACAGAGCAACGCTTTAATCAGTTACAAGAGATTGAAGCGGTGCTTAACTTTCTCAACATCAAACTTCGCAAAATCCGCCAAGACCATTACAAAAAGTATCTCGAAAGCTACGCACGTGCGTTAACTTCTCGCGATGCTGAAAAGTATGTCGATGGTGAAAGCGAAGTAATTGATATGGAAACTATTATCAACGAAGTCGCACTATTGCGCAACAAGTGGCTCGGCATCATGAAAGGGCTAGAAGCAAAATCATACATGATCGGACATATTGTTAGACTGCGTACAGCAGGAATGGAAGATGCAACAGTCAATTAATCCAGTAGACGAATTATTAGAGCAATGGGAAGAAATGAAATATTGTTCCTCTCATATTACTCCAACTGACGACATCGACATATTAGATTATATGCGTCGCAAAGGGCAACTTATGGCATATTCACAAGAATTGCGCTATGCAAGGTTGCAGAATAATACAGAAGTTGAAGCAGAGTATACAACAAAATTTATAGAAGCATACACTAACTTCAGCAGAGACTTTATTTTTAGGATTTTAAAAAATGGCTAGACATGCACTTAGGGTATTAAATCAACTCAGAGAATACGATAGCTTTCTCGATAGTTTACACACAATTGTAGACATGGGCTGTGGCACCGGCGAAGATATTACATGGTGGGCAACATTAGAAACACGAGATGATCCACCAGTTCCGCACAATTATAATTGTTTTGCTGTTGATCGTGACCCGGCTAAGTTAGCTCAAGTTCCGGATCTCATTAACATACAAAAAACTGAAAAGGATTTTAATACACGTTGCATACCTGTACAAGCTGATTTAATGTGGGCACACGATAGTTTGCAATATAGCACTAACCCAATCGAAACATTAAAAGTATGGAATGAGCAAATGAATGTCGATGCTATGCTAGTATTAAGCATACCACAACATTCCGGAGTTGCCGATAATAGATATTATAGTCGGACACATAGCGGATGTTTTCATAACTTTACTCCGACTAGTTTAATTTATATGCTTGCAGTAAATGGCTTTGATTGTAAAGATGCATATATGCTTAAAGAATTTAATGATCCATGGATTCATATTGCTGTATACAAATCAGATGTTGCACCAAAGGATGCAGATACAACGTCGTGGCTTGATTTAATTGATAGTGGATTATTGAATCAGACTGTGATCAATTCAATTACTTCATATGGTTATTTGCGCCAAGAGGATATTTTATATCCATGGTTGGATAAAGAAAACTATTTTGTTGACTACGTAAGCCAACAGACAGTAATTCCTGCAGAAGCTGTGCATAATGATGCCGGTGTAGTTAATACTAAAAAACAAGCCAAAAAAACTACGGTAAAGCAAGCGAAACCAACAAGTGTAGAAACTACAATAGCAAAACCGGTTGGCGTAATGCGTCCACCTAAGAAAAATTATGATTAATAGAGTTGTGCTAGTGTCAGGGGGATTTGATCCTTTACACAGCGGACACATTGCTTACTTTAAAGCCGCTAAAGCACTTGGACATATACTTGTTGTTGGAGTAAACAGTGATGCATGGATAGCTCGCAAGAAGGGCAGGGCATTTATGCCAAGTACTGAACGTATTGCTATTATTGAAAACTTAAAGATGGTTGACCATTGTATATTGTTTGATGATAATGATAACACAGCAATTGAAGCAATCAATAACGTTAAACTAATGTACCCAAACAGTGAGATAGTATTTGCTAACGGCGGCGATAGAACAGAGCATAACATTCCCGAAATGAAATGCGCAGATGTTGCGTTTGCATTTGGAGTCGGCGGCAAGAATAAGCTCAATAGTAGCAGTTGGATATTAGATGAGTGGAAAGCGCCTAAAACTGAACGAGAATGGGGCTATTATCGTGTATTACATGACGTTCCGGGCCTAAAAGTGAAAGAATTAACCATCAATCCGGGCAAGCGCCTAAGTATGCAGAAACATTACAATAGAGCTGAGTTATGGTTTATTGCAGATGGCGAAGCAACTGTTAGTGAATATAGCATTGTTTATCCAACTGCTCTACAAAATCCACATCTACCTAAACATTCAACTCATCGCATACCAGAAGAACAATGGCATCAACTTGCTAACCCATACGACAGACCCGTTCGCATAATTGAAATACAATACGGCGATATCTGTGTTGAAGATGATATAGAACGTAAAGAATAAATACATTATGCGCAAATTTATAGACCTCATTACACCCTTATTTGAAACTGCTCTGCCAAACACAGACGAGTTAGAAGCAATGAAATCAGTTATCGCTGGCAAGATTAAAGATCTGCCAGACGATAGCGTAACTGCACGAGCATTACGTGAAATTGAAGAATTACTAACTCATGTTAATGCAGGTGGACGAGTTGGTATGATTAATGGCGAGCTTGCTCGTATCAACGACCCAACTGTTACTGCGGCACAAAAAATGCTGGCACGATACATAGTAAGTATGGATGTAACACCAGCCCAACGTGATGAACTATTTTCACTGTGGCGCGAAGACAAACTTGTTAACCGTGATAAACTATTAAGTAAAGGTTCAAACAACTTTTCCGATATTATTGCAAGTTATTCTACTAACCCTGCTATCAGTGAACTAGTTAATGATGTTATGCGTATACAAGCATTAGGCCAAGGCAAGGGCGAGTTTGGATTAAGTGTATTAAGTAAAAATATTAACAAGCCAGATAAAGGCGATTTATTAATTAATGGCCGCAAGATTGAAGCAAAAACTACAGATGGCGGTGCAGGTCGTTTCACTGACCAAGAAGTACGTCCAGCAGAAGGTTTTGAACGTGCGGCTCGTGATTTAAATGCTTATGTTGCTAATAACCCTGAGATTAAAACAATACTACCAAAGAGTGGGTTAAGTATTGCGGCAGCCTGCGATATAGCGCAACAATTAAGTGACAATACAGACTTTGTTGCTATGTGTAAACAAGTTATTGCTATGATATTTGGCGGGACGACATCAGATAAATCTTCGATTGATTCTATAGCAGATGCAATTGCATCGGGCAGTACTGGTGTTGCAATGCAAGCGTATGCTAAAGCTAGTTTCAACTACTACATGAGTAAGAAAGATGACGAAGGTGTGTTATACATTAATTTAACAACTGAACCGATCAACACTGTTTATTTTAAAGATGCTGAAGAATTAGCAGACAGTACATTACGTTTACATGCCGGCACAGCATACATAACTAGTATTGCTGATGTACGTTTACCATATCCACAAATGGAAATAATTCCAACTACGTTTGGTGCTAATGCCGCAGCCGCAACAGCTAAAAAAGCCGCAACCGCAGAAAAGAAAGCCGCTAAAGCAACTGCTGATGCAATACGTAAACAAATAGATGGGACCACCCCGACTACCGGGATTAGACCAACTGGCGCAGTATCTACTCCTGCAACAGTTATTGACCGTGCTACTCGTCCGGGTTCACAAATATCCGAACATAGGCGAGAAAGACGTTGACATCTAGGTAATTCCGTGTTACAATAGTACTTTAAATAACAACTTAGGGTATATCATGGCAAACAAAATAGCATCAGTTGAACAATACAATATTGATAATTGCGATGCCGCATTTGACGGTAACCGATTTAATTTAATATTAGCTGCAAGTGTACGTGGCCACGAAATTGCAAAAAGTCGTGTAATAGCATCACGTAATGCAGGATCAACCACAGCACAACCTAAGTATGCAAACCTTCCTGTTGTACAAGCATTGCTTGACGTAGAAGCAGGTAAGTACGGTAAAGAATACTTAGATAAAGTTGGTAAAACCAGCAGGTAATAAGTTAGCAGGGCCTTTAGCTCAGTTGGTCAGAGCAGTGGACTCATAATCCATTGGTCGATGGTTCAAGTCCATCAAGGCCCACCAAACATTTCAGGTAAAAAAATGGCAATTCAACTAACAGGTAATTCCGGATGTAAATTAGAATTAACAGTTAATAATAATGTTCCAGTTATAATTAAAAGCAATGGGTCGCAACTCGACTTAGATTACGCCGTATTACAAACACTTGCTAAATTGCAAATTAAAATCCCTGACTATTATTTTATTAGCCCTACTCGGGTAGTAATGCGTTATTTAGATGGTCTTAGTATGGCGGATTATATACAACAAGACAAAGACATACATAAATTAATTGAGTTTTTGTCAACTATATTACATACATTTGAAAAACAATCTATAGTAACAGATATTAGGTTACATATCCAAGAAAAGTTTGAGCAATTAGAACGGTGCAAACTTCCGGGGCTTTTATTTAAATTACACGAATTATACGACCAACTACCAACACACGTGCCATGTGGCATATATCACGGTGACTTAACACTTGAAAATATAATCTATTGGAACGACAATTTTTATCTTATTGATGCTAATCATACTAACCTTAATTCAGTAGCATTTGATTCTGCTAAAATAAGACAAGATACTGAATGTCTGTGGTTTACACGGAACGTAACTATACACAGTGATGTGGCTGATAAGATCAACTATATTAATTCCGCTGTAAAAGATATAAATTCGTATACTAGTAATAATTTTTTATTAATTTTTATGTTACTTCGTGTGATTCCGTATTGTACATCAATGAAAGACCGCAATTTTTTAATTATGCAGATAAATCAATTATGGATTTAGTATTACTAGCCGCAGGCAAAAGCCTTAGATATGCTACTAATAGACCAAAATATTGGTTAACTATGTATGATGGTAGATTCATGATTGAGCATGTTATTGATTTATATGTCGCACAGATTGACTACATCCATGTTGTAATTTTACGTGAGCACGATGAAAAATTTAATGTATCTGCTACACTTAGTAATATATACAATAATATGTCAATCACTGTATTAGATAACCCTAGTAATGGCCCTGCACATTCAGCTGTTGCAGCTATACGTAATATCACAGATCGTGCTATATTCATTAAAGATTGTGATAGCTTGTTTAATACCACATTACCTTGCGGTAATTTTATATGCGTTAAAGATAATCAAACTGACCCAATGTCAAGCTATGTGCATATAAAAAATGATTGTGTTACTAATATTGCTGAAAAAAATCGCATCAGTGACATTGCCTGTGTAGGAGGATATGGCTTTTTAAGTAGTAAACAGTTTGTTGATGCAGTACAGTTAATTCCAGTTGACCACGAAGTATACATCTCGCATGTAATAAATCAAATGTTATCTGCTGAAAACTTTATGCCTGTTACTGTTACTAATTATGTTGATTTGGGTAATTTAACTAAGTTTGTTAAATACAATCGCAACTTTAAAACTATATTTTGTGATATAGATGGTGTAATAATTAAAAACCAATCAGAATTCTTTCCGCCATATTATATAGATGCACCCGAGATATTAACTGAAACATGTAATAAACTTTTAGAATTACAAGGACAAGGTGTCGAACTTATTTTTGTAACTGCTCGCCCGCAAAAATTTTATAATGCAATAGACCAGATGTTGAAAAATATTGGATTTAGTAATTTTAGATTACTAGCAGGCCTACACCATTCTCAACGGATATTAATAAATGATTATGCTACTACTAATCCTGCTCCAAGTGCAATAGCAATCAATTTAGAACGAAATAGTAATGATTTAGGTGATCATATATGAAATTAGCATTACTAACTGATACAGGGATGGCACTGTTAGAGTCGGATAAGGAATCACCAAGCAAACAACTAGCTGACCTAGCACTTCAAATGGATGAAAAAATCCTATTTGACCAATTACCTGTGAAGCTAGTGTGCTTGCTAGTGAATACACCTATTATAAATTATGATAGTATTTTTGTTAAACAATTACACCACAATGGGGTGTATTATATATCAGATGATTATACAGATTCCTTTTATTGTAAGCCACATGTCTTTTCTGTATTGGGTAGTTTATACAAAGTAAATTTTACTCGTCTGAATTTTAAAGAAGTAGACAATGATACACAATTGTTATTAGCAGAAAAAATAATATTTTTAATTAATCGTTTAGGATACGAATTTTATGTCGGCGAAGATTAAAAAACTAGCAGTCCTAATATGTGGTGAACTAAGATCCTGGAACCGAGCATCAGACTATATCTTTGCTTTTGCTGAAGATAACGCACTTCAGGTTGATTACTATTTTGCTACATGGGCAGATACTCGAGATTTTTGGTGGCCAGAGGAACATTCGATTAGTTCAACACGCAAAGTAGATCCTGCTGAGATTACTTCTAAATTCGTAGATAGAAATTTAATAAATTATAAAATAATTAATCAGGCTGTATTACCTAGGCATGATATTACATTTTACTATCAATCGTACTTGGCCAAAATTGCTAATACCTTAAAACGGCGCCACGAATTTGATAATAATTTTGTATACGATCAGGTAATGGAATTGCGCCCTGATCTGTATAAACCACACAGCACAACGTACAATGCAATGGTAATGTGTAACGAGTTTGAATACCTAATAGGGACTATCTATGATAGTGATATAATTTCATTTCCGCAGATAGGTGATTTTTATAATAGGGCTAACTCTTTTACAAACGATGTGATAGGTAATAGATTCTATTATACTAACTCGGTTAAAATGTCAAAGTTTAACAATACGTTAACGTATTGGCCAACTCAAATGAATAATCATTGGGTCTTGCTTGATTATCTACTAGCTCGTCGGTTAGCATCAATGGTAGATAATTCTAATAGACTTTCGGAAGAAATATCTGTTGTTATTAGACCAAATTTTCCAAAGGATAATTTAAGAAATTATTCAATTGAACAACTTCAGGAATACACCAACGAATGGATTCAATGGCAATGGACACAAGGACTGACTACATGGTAAATGAATTTGATCTTAGATTTGATATCAATTGGGCCTGGGTCGATTTAACTGTAAATCGCAATGTTGGGTCCGATGTCACATTGCTGACCATTGGTGATAGTTGGACTTGGGGAGATGAACTTGGAGTGTCCAATGGGCTACGCTCAGAGGCCTGTGGTGATACTGACTATAGAATATCTAAGGTGTTTGGTAATTCATTAGCACAAAAGTTAGGAGCCAATTGGGTACAGATAGCCTTACCTGGGGGCAGTTGGGATTGGGTCATTGGTGAATTTGAAAAGTTAGTGCCGCAACTAGTTCCGCAGACTAAAAAGATTATAGCAGTGTTGGGATTTAGTGATCATGGTAGGGAACTTGACGGTGAATACGAAACTCGAGTGATCACTCAGTATAAAACATCATTTGCCGACACTGCTAATCAATCAATAATGGATGTATTGCAAGATGTCGAAACTTGGCACTACCAAAGAATTGATCAGGTGTTGAAACAAAATCCTACAGTTAGGTGTATTGCTGGCCCTGCGTTTACTAATTCTATAATATCGCACCCAACGCAGACTCCTAAACATTGGATTGATTTATTATTTGATATTCCGTTAAATCCTTGTTATATGCAGGGTTCGGGAGTTTGGTCAATTGCAAAATTTTTAGAACGCAACGAATTAATAACTAATAAGTTTAAAACAGAAGTTGGTGAGACATGGTATAACATGATTAACGAACGTCGAGACTTAATGAATGTAAACCCGTTGTTATTTAAACGTTGGCATCCGCGAGAAGAAGGGCACGAACGTTGGGCTGATTATCTCTACAACTATATAATAAAAAATCAGTTGACGGCTGACAATTAATTTGCTATACTAATTAAAACTTAAGGAACAATATGACAAACGAAGAATACCAACAAGCAATGCAAGAGTTCTTAGCTACAGGTGGGGAAATCAAACAAATTGCCCGCGGTGTACAAAGCGAAACAGCAACAACTAACTTCTGGGGCGCACCAAAGAAAAAAGCCGCAGTAGAAGCAGTAAGTGAATTAGGTGATACAGCAGGAATTGATGTAATCAACGATGTTTAACTTGTTTAAAAAGAAATTAGTATTGGTTGGTAGTAGACAAAACCTAGCCGATATAATAGAAACTGCTAAACATAGCGGATATAAAATTATCGGAATACTAGATAAGCACTATTGGGGTAATACCACTGAGATTTGCGGTATTCCTGTAATAGGGTCAGAAGAAGAATTACTTGTACCTAACAATAAATGGGCAAAATACAATTTCTTTCCGGCAAACTGGTGGGATGGTAAACAAGCACTAGGGCAAGAATTTGATGCAGATACACTTAGACGTCAACGGTTAGAGTTACTCGACAAGGCAGGTGTAACAGTAGTAAACTTAATATCAAAAGATGTGCATTGGTTTCATAGTAAACGTAATTTAACATTGGGCAAAGGTATTATGATTTTGTCTAATGCTAGTATCGGATCAGATGTAGTAATAGGTGATTACAGTGTAATTGATTGGGACACAAGATTAGTTGATACAACTGTAGGGCGCAATAGTATTATCGGCGCCGCAAGTATTTTAGCACATGTTAAAGTTGGCAACAATGTTCGCATTGGAGTTAGAAGTACATTAATACCGAGTAGAAAAAAAGACTTGCTCACTGTAGGTAATAATGCTATAGTATACATTGGTAGTTTGGTATTAGATGATGTACCGGACAATAGTGTTTATACAATGCACGGTAAAACTAGACAAAGATTCAAAAAATCACCGGATATAACACCGGTTCAAAAATAAATGATAAATAAATAGATAAAGTACTTGACAAGAGTATAAATAGAATATATAATAGCAGCTTAATAAGAAATTAATTAAAGGAAGCGAAAGCAAAATGTTTAAAACGTGTAATCAATTTAAGAAATCACCAGTGCAGATACTTGCCACGATGTCTTATTGGTCAGCGATTGAGACATTAGGCAGTAATGATCGCACACCGCATAATGAGGGTTTAAGTTAACGTTTATTTTTATATCAGAAATGAATTTTTACTTAAACCCTAGCTCGAAAGACTAGGGTTTTTTGCTTTTAAGGAGCCGGAGATGGATAAAAAAGAAACTGTTCAAAAGCCGACTCCAGAACAAAGGATAGTGGTATTAGAACAAAAATTAGAAAGGGTAACCCAACTATTAACAGAAAATGTTAATCTTTTAAAGAAACTTTCTAAGTAGTAAGCAGTACGTGTTATGCGAAACGAGATCGCGGCACACACGTTAAAAAGGCAAATGGGCGGACAAGTGGATGGCATGTTCTTTTGTGAACAGAAAATACTTGTTATAATAAAGTACATTAATCGGCAACTAGGTCCCACGCAATGTGGATTATGTCTTAAGAGAGCAATTAGTGTACTTTATTATACGCATTCATATGAGTGCGTTTAACTCTCGTTCGCCTAGTCTGGTATGGCACTTGCTTTGGGAGCAAGAAGAACGTAGGTTCGAATCCTACACGAGAGACCAGAAAACCGCCTAGAGAGGGTTGCGACCTCATTAGAAGCGCAAGACGCCTGTGTCCGGCTTAGGATAGGGAAGCGTACAATGGAGCTTGCGGAACAATTTAACTTGAACACAGGCAAGTATAGTCCTGTGGACTGAGGTGTGGCAGGAAGGGGTTTAATCCCTACGAGAACGAGGATAGCGTACTGGCGTAGTATCCAAGGAAGCCCCCAATCTAGAGCGCAGTAGGGAAACATAACTATCCCGCCCTGTAGTACTTACAGGAATTAAAGTTATAACCGCTGATTTATACTTAATTGCAGGCGGATAAAATGCTAAAGGAGAAACGATCATGAACGAACATGATACTGATGTTGGAGGCTTCGGCTTTCCATCTTACGCAAGACAAAAATAAAGATTGACAAATAAATTAAAGAGTGTATAATAGCTACTTGAAGTTAAGTAATACGCTCTTTAACAATTTATAGTTTTACAATATCGCGTTAGTTTATCGGTTAGAACAGTTGGTTTTCATCCAACTAGGAGCGGTTCGATTCCGCTACGCGATACCATATTGAAGCATATTGTACCGTTTCTAATGCCAAGTTAACTCTGGCCGTTAAACTTAGAATTATAGTATGCTTCAATATGGTATTACAATGGGCAAGCGGCGCAGTTGGAGAGGCGCAGCAGACTGTAAATCTGTTACCCCTGGTTGAGTTGGTTCGATTCCATCCTTGCCCACCAGTTTTGTAGTAAATTTAATAGGAGCAACACATGAAGCGAGGTAAACTTTAGTGTCGTCTTTAATCCCATGTATGATTAAGGATAGGCACGTTAAACATCTTTATACATATATGGGAGAGTAGCTCAACTGGCAGAGCAAGAAACTTTTAATTTCGAGGTTGTGGGATCGTACCCCATCTCTCCTACCACCATAAGAAAACACATTGTTCGCAACTAGACTAGATTTAGTATGCTGCATAGCAACGCCCACAGTGTGTTTCTGTATGGTTTCAATGTTGACTATAGTATAGTGGTAATACTAAGGATTGTGATTCCTTCATCACCGGTTCGAACCCGGTTAGTCAACCCAACTTTTAATATGGCTTCCGTCCGTAGAATACTGCTTGCAGTCGGCTCGGAAGTTCTTTGGCACTTTAGCATAGCTGGCTTAATGCGCTACCCTGTCACGGTAGAGATCACGGATTCGAATTCCGTAAGTGTCGCCAAGTTTTAAGTATATTCCGGTGTAGTATAATGGCAGTGCGGTGGTCTCCAAAACCACTAGTGGGGGTTCGATTCCCTCCACCGGAGCCAGGACGTTCCATCTAATCAATGGATATTGTGACCCGCACGATGAGAAGTGGTGTGATAGCCAAGGGTGGTTCTAGTCTTACCAAACTAGCGGTGGCAATCCGAGAGCGGGGTGTGGCCAGCGGCGAAAGGCATGTAGTCCATTAAGTGATGCTGGAGTCTACCGCGCACACCCGTCAGAGCATTTAATTTAAGTAGTAGTAGTTGACAACACATATCAAAACTGCTACACTGTATAGATAGTAACAAATAAGTACATGGAAGAAAGCTATTACATTATGTATTCGAGGTTAGGAGAGAATAGCAAACCGTCCGAAGGGTAGTTAATGCCTATGGTGAAACTCCATCTTTGAAATTAGCCATGATTCTGCACATGATAACAGGCCTGTACTGGCCGCAGAACTTTTATCGCGGGGTGGGGAAGTGGCAACCCGGAAGGCTCATAACCTTTAGATCGGCGGTTCGAATCCGTCCTCCGCAACCAAATACACAGGGGAATAACATGGCAATTAAAAAAGCAGATTCAATGAAAACACGCACAGGCAAACCTAAATTAGGTCCCTTGAATTTAACCCAACTAAATACATTGTTGGATAAAGCTAGCAAAGGTAAAGATAAAGCAAAACTCCGTAACAGGATTGCTATATTGGAATCACGCTTAGTTAAATAAAATCTTATCGCCGGCTTAGCTCATTTGGTAGAGCAACTGACTTGTAATCAGTAGGTGCCCAGTTCGATCCCGGGAGCCGGCACCAAAAATACAATAATGCCTCTTTGGTGGAATTGGTATACACATTAATTAACGTTTTTCACTGTGTTTAGCTAAATAAACATAAGGAGATACGAAATGTTATTAATAGAAGAATACATTACACAGCCTAAAGAAGCAAGACAGCAGCACTTAGTTTTAACAGAACCCTGTATAGAACGAGGCGGACCTATAAAAGGTGGATTGTCTAGTTATTGTAAAGGTTTAATGGCTCATATACTAAACACAACTATTCCGAGCGGGCACAAGATACATATCTGTCATGCTTGTAATAACGAAAAGTGTAGTAATCCTAATCATTTATATTGGGGTACAGCACAAGAAAATAGATTAGATCAAGGCCCTGGCAATTCAATTTGGGACAGAACAGTTGCCAAATATGGTTACGAAGAAGCTTGTAGATTAAACGCTAAAGGTAATAAATCTGCTGGCGGCAAAGCAAATAAAGGTAAGACCCTAACTGAAGAGCACAAAAGAAAAATTGCTCTTAATCGTAAGGGTGGCAGAAAGAAAAAAGCGGTTGTGATGTAATTGGTAGCCATGCGAGTCTTAGAAGCTCGTGTCGAAAGACGTGTCAGTTCGAGTCTGACCAGCCGCACCAGTAGTAAAGCGAGTGTGGTGAAATTGGTATACACAAGGGACTTAAAATCCCTCGCCGCAGGGCATGTCGGTTCAAGTCCGACCATTCGCACCAACATGCGGGATTAGTTTAATGGCAAAACTGGAGTTTTCCAAACTTCTGTCATCAGTTCGATTCTGATATCCCGCTCCAAACACCAGGTTACACTTTTACTTTATCAAAGTGGGTATATTGCTAATGACCATACTAGCACAGTGCATACGCTCTACTGCAAGGCTTATTACGTGAGCGACTTGAGAAATGCGTAGGTTATTTACTGTTGCACCCATAAGGAAACAGTTGGACAGGGTAACTACTCAGTTTTGGGCTTTGGTAGTGCGAAGTAGCAAAACACTTATTACTATCGTGTAACATTATAGAAAGTGACTGCGCGGTACAGTCCACTACTAACAAAGTAGATGAACATTATATATTATAGAAAAGAAATACGGGGGTGTAGCTCATTTGGGAGAGCGCCTGCTTTGCAAGCAGGATGTAGCAAGTTCGATCCTTGTCACCTCCACCATATTATAGGAAGATTAGCTCAGCTGGTACGAGCAGGGCCCTTACAAGGCCAAGGTCAAAGGTTCGATCCCTTTATCTTCCACCAAGTCAATTCCGAAGTAGCGTAGCGGTAGCGCAGAAGACTGTTAATCTTTTGGTCGGTGGTTCGATCCCACCCTTCGGAGCCAGTTTTGAGATAGACGGTTGGATTGAGTCCTAAGTAGCGTCCGCATCAATGGATTATGGAATTGCGCGAAATATGTTGATCTCTCCGATTCGAGACAATCTAGCAAGGCTGTCCGGTACAGATAGCTAGGCGCTCAAAAACCTTTTATATGCATCGGTAGCTCAGAGGTAGAGCACTCGCTTGATAAGCGATAGGCGGAAGGATCGTTACCTTCTCGATGCACCAAAGAATCTTTGTACCGCTACGTGTTTGGGGTAAACAGCATCCAGGTAGTATTGAAAAACCCTAGTTGAAAAAGCTGTCAGGCAAGGAAAAGATCACAACTTCGGTTGACGAATAAGGCGGTGACTTGCTATAATAAATTTTAAATGGAAGTGTGGTCGAGTCTGGTTTATGGCTGCAGTCTTGAAAACTGCCGAGCAGAAATGCTCCGTGAGTTCGAATCTCACCGCTTCCGCCAATTTTATTAAGGAATAATATGTTACGCACTGTAGTATTATCGTTAGCACTTTTGTTTACAATCACAGCACACGCTGAAAATTGGGCAGTGGTAACTGATTCGGGTGATGGAGTACGTTTAATTGCTGATGTTGAATCAGTAAAGGTTAAAGAATACAAAAAAGGTACTAAAAAAAGTACAGGTATATTTGTCAATATGCAATATGTAAACACCGACCTTGTATTTGTATCTGCTATTGATGTTGAAGAATGCTTATTAAAGCAACGTGGCACATTAATTAATGCTTATCCAAGCGGTGAATCCAATACATACTTTTGGGACATTAGCGGTGACAAGATGTATGATGCACAAGGGCAATGGTTATGCGGTGCTGTATATGGCATACTTAAAAATAATAAAAAACAAGCAAAACCTAAAGTAACAATGTAATATAGCATTTGGAGAGTGGGCCGGACGGTAAGGCACCACCCTGCTAAGGTGTACAACCCTTTATACGGTTGACAGGGTTCGACTCCCTGACTCTCCGCCAGTAATTCCGGTGTTAGTTAAATGGACATAACAGGGGATTTCTACTCCCTAGTTGGGGGTTCGATTCCCTCACGCCGGACCAAACAAAGAATTGTCCGGGCTCGCCACTTAACAATGCGCACCCTGCTATAGCTAGAATTTACTAGTGACCCCTAAGGAGTTGCAACCTCGAACTTAGGATTACGGACATCCGGGGAGGATAACTCCCAACTCATTCTAAAAATATCACTTATACCCTCTTCGCCAAGCTGGTAAGGCAACAGGTTTTGATCCTGTCATTCGGTGGTTCGAGTCCATCAGGGGGTGCCAAACAATGTATGTGTGTAGCTGAATGGATAAGCTGCGGATTGCAACCCCGTATTATGCAGGTTCGACTCCTGTCACATACTCCACTTTCGATATAGAGATGTAGCATAGTGGCCTAATGCACTTGCTTCATACGCAAGCTACCGTAGGTTCAAATCCTACCATCTCTACCAAACAATGCCCCCGCCGATGGACGGACTTTGGCCTTCGAAGCCGAAAGAAGCGGTTCGATACCGTTCGGGGGCTCCAAATCATAAAAGCTAGTATAGTAGTATTTTAGGCAACTATCCTTATAATACTTCTAAAATACTAGCATAGTAGTTTTAATGCGACCGTAGCTCAATTGGATTAGAGCACATGCCTACGAAGCATGAGGTTGGGGATTCGATTTCCTCCGGGCGCACCAAATAAAATGTTACTGCTCAGTAACATTTGCCGTCAAAACCGGCTAAATCAGTTCAAATGTTACTGAGCAGTAAGATTAAAATGCGGCTATGATGTAATGGAAACCTAAAACTTTGCCAAAGTTTAATCGCGAGTTCGATTCTCGCTAGCCGCTCCAAATTTCGATTGACAAAACAACAATATGAATGTATAATACACTTAATTAAAAAAGGAGGCTATTATGTCTTACAACTATAAAGAAGTAGAATTTAACGAATTAAAAGGTAAAGTGTTGACAAGCGTAGTAGTCAACGAATACAACGATGAAATGAAGTTTGTGACTACAGACGGCGAAGTATACACTTTGTATCACGAACAATCTTGTTGTGAATCAGTATCAATCGAATCTATCGTTGGTGACTTAGCTGACTTAGTTGGCGAAGAAATCTTAATGGCAGAAGAAGCACAAAACTTATTTGACTTGATTAAATCTGCAGGTGAAGTAGAAGAAGATGAATACGGGTCACACACATGGACATTTTATAAATTAGCAACTCGCAAAGGGTACGTTGACATCAGATGGTATGGTTCAAGCAACGGTTACTATTCAGAGGAAGTTTCTTTTAAAAGAGAGCAGTAACATGGCACACAGTGAATTAGATTGGTTAGAATACAATGACTGGCAGACAACGTATAGTATTCCGAAACCTGCCCACGAAGCATTGGTACGATACTTTGTACATGGTATGGAGCCGGGTAGTTTTTTAACTGCTATGCTCGAGGGTGATCTGTTTACTGCGGCATTTAAAGCAGATCATGCAAACAGTCCATCAATGGCAAATATTGCCAAATGGATTGTACATCATGCACCACACAATAGTTATGGTAATGCTGACATAGTTAAAAAATGGTGCAGTGACCCGACTATACGAGCAGACTTCGATAAGAAAGTGTTGTGGCATTATTTACACACAGATGGAAAACCAAAAGTATATGACTTCTAAATTAAAACCGCAATGGATTAAAGATAAAGAAGCACTACAAACTATTAAGCCAGAAGAACTTATCATTGTAGGAAAGATGGGAGTTGCTGGCGTAATAGATGGTAAACTTCCAAACGGTGAAGTGTACAATAGAAACATTAGAAAGAAACGATGACATACTATTGCGACATGGGGCCACTTGGTGCAGATATGAACCGTGCGTTCAGTAGTAGAACCGTCGGGCAGTATGTGGTATATCGCGGTACACAACTACCCGGACAACTTGTCTACAAGGCACATACTATAGTTACACTAACTGTTGATGGTAATATGATTTGGTATAAGCATAGAGATCGCCCTGAGTTAGCAAAGCTAACCGAAGAAGAACAGCAAGAAGTAATGCTACAGATATTAAAAAGTGAGGTATGGTAGTGGACTTTACAATCGACCCAGAATACTTAACAAGTGTAACTATTCGTGATGAGTGGAACACGTATACACGCAATGGTCGTGTACCCACAGCAGAAGAACTTATTTTAATTATACAAGGTAAGGGCGAATGTTCGACTACGAGTTCGGCTGACCACCCAGAGTTTGCTAAGTTGCGCGAGCAGTTAGGTGCAGATGGATATATTAGTATACAGCGTAGTTGGTGGAATGGCGATAGTGTATTAATACCATTTACACTTAACGGAAGAAAGTTTAAGGTAGGAGCACAGTTTAGCAGTGGAAGTGCAATGGGCACACATCTTATTGTAAGAGCTAAACACCCCGAGTATTATAAGGATGAATATGATGATTAAACCATGGATTGAAAACGTTAGTATGAAAGACATACAAGTAGGCGAGCACTTTGATGCTGGCGCTAACTCTATGCTTATTCAAATCGTTGACCCTATTACTCTTTTTCCAACACCAAAGCATGCATTTAAAGAAGTGCATCAGTTTAAGTTTTTAGATGCAGAAGATACCGATGTTGCAGAGTACGGTGAAGAGCCATTGATTAGCGATGCGCAAGCAGAAGCAATTTTACAGTTGCTACAACGTGCGTTAGCTGAGCATATAAACATTGTTGTTCACTGTCATGCAGGTTTATGTCGTAGCGGTGCAGTAGTAGAGATTGGTGTTATGATGGGCTTTAGAGATACTGAAAAGTTTCGTAGTCCTAACCTACGTGTTAAACACAAACTAATGAAGCTGTTAGGGTTAACACATAACCCAGACGAGCAACACAATTGGCGTGATGATTATAGACATCACTTAACTAAAAGCAATATGTAAAGGAGTAGTATATGATTAAGTTATCACCTTCGGGTAAAATATCCAAAAATGCTAACAAGGAACTTTGTTTAGATACTAAGTTTACTGTTAGCATTGATGTACGTGACGTAACGTATGCTAACATTGATGAAAAGATTGCTGAGCTTATTGCAGAGGCACACAAAGTCAAGCAAGTACTCGAACAAAACCTAGTAATAGATTAAAGCAACTTTAGCTGATGTGGTCATAGCGGCGGTTTGAAGAACCGTTGAAGTAGGTTCGATTCCTACAGGTTGCACCAATACTAATAGTAAATACAATAAAGGGTAATATATGACATATATTTTCGGAGTAGTTGGCACATCGGGCTGGCACGGAGCGGTTGTATTGGCATTTATTATAATTCAATTGCAAGGATTAACTTACTCAATATACATGCATAGAGTACAAGCCCATCAAATGGCAGTGCTACATCCGGTTATCGTTCAATTAACTAGTCTTATATTATGGTTAACGACATGGCAAATGATATCACCGGGCTGGATGAAACGTAGTGTAACTAGACACAGAAAACATCACCAATATGCCGATACAAAAGATGACCCACACAGTCCGTACTTTTATTCAATAAAACAATTAACCGATTATGGTGGCCCGTCTACTTTTACTAGCCCTGCTGATATCAAAAAATATGCAGATGACGTAACCGATCCCACTAATTGGGTAGATATTAATATATGTCGACGTTGGCCATATCTTGGAAATAGAATTTCACTGAGTATTATATTTGTATTGTTTGGTATTGCGGGCATTATTCCTGCAATTTTTATATTATATCACGCATTTATAGGTACGGTGTTATCGCTGTATGCAACCCATCGCGGCATAGGATATGTTAATGAAGGGTATGACCCTCGTTGCCGCGCTCTTAATATGTGGCCATTGGCAATTTTTCAAGGAGGGGAAGAGTTACATGCAAATCATCATGCTAGACCTTCATCTCCTAAATTATCAATGAAATGGTGGGAAGTTGATCTTGGTTGGGGTGTACTAAAATTATTAGAATTTTTTAAATTAGCTAAAATAACAAAAGAATAAAGGGTAGGATATGAAAAAACTGAATTTCGATGAAGTACGTGATTTTATCAATGCACAAAGTGATGAAACTAAAATCTACATTGGTGGCGATAGTACACGCTTTCGTAAGAATGGTGTATGGCATGCTGAATACACAATGGCGATTGTAGTTCACATTGATGGTAAACACGGTTGTAAAATCTTTGGTGAAAGCTCAACTGAAGTAGATTACGATCAAAAACGCAACCGCCCAAGTATGCGTTTAATGAACGAAGTATACAAAATTTCTGAACTGTACTTAAAACTACACGAAGTATTAGAAGGGCGAGATGTTGCTGTCCATCTTGATATTAACCCGAATGAAATACACGGTTCAAGCTGTGTTGTAACACAAGCAATTGGTTACATTCGCGGTACCTGCAATGTTATTCCAATGGTTAAACCAAACGCATGGGCTGCAAGTTACGCAGCCGACCGGTTACATCACGTATTAGCGGCATAAAATAATCTGTCCTCTAATGTTAAATAATACATTGGGGGACAGTTTTATGATATTGTACGTAGTAACAATTAAAGAAGATGGTGTAGTAACAAACACATTTAAGTACACAAACGAAGCAAAAGCAGACAAGACAGTATCCGATAGCAAGCTCAACGGATACGAAGTCATCAAAGAAACAATTCAAATAAACGATTGACAAACCAGTCGTTTCATAGTATAATAATACATTAATAAGGAGAACGCAATGCGTTTAGCAATAGCATCAGATATACATTTGGAGTTTGGTAGCATTGAATTAACCAATGACCAAAATGCTGACGTGCTAATCTTAGCTGGCGATATTTGTGTTGCTCGTGACATTGAACTAGCAGACAAGAACATGTACAGCAATCGTAAACGTGCTGATCGTTATATGGAATTCTTTGCGCAAGTAAGCAAAGCGTTCCCTAAAGTAATTTACGTAGTGGGCAATCACGAACACTATGATGGTGATGTTAAGTACACAAACGGCATTCTTAAACGTGCGTTAGCAGAGTTCGAAAACATTCATATACTTGAAAAAGAAACATTGGAACTTGGTGACATTACATTTATTGGTGCTACTATTTGGACTGATATGAACGGCGGTGACCCACTTACACTAGCAGGTATTAAAAATGCTATGAATGACTTTAGGTGCATTGATAACGGTAACAACATGGTGCAACGTAAAGTGCCATTGTATGACGATGGTATTGACTTTAATGCTGTACGTACTGTTATTGGATACAAGTTTAAGGAAGAAGCAAGCAAGTTTACCCCAACTGATGCAATGAATGATCACAAGCAAGCAATTGATTATGTTAATCATGTTACTGCAAATGATCCTACTAAGAAATACGTAGTTGTAGGTCATCACGCACCAAGCATGCAAAGCTGTCATGATAGATTCCGTGGGGATAGGATTATGAACGGTGGGTTCTATACAGAGCTTGGCGACTTCATAGCGTATCGTCCACAGATTAAGCTATGGGTACACGGTCATACACATGACCCGTATGATTATGTCATTGGTGAAACACGTATTGTTTGTAATCCACGCGGTTACATTGGATACGAAACGCAAGCAACTGGCTTTGCATTGAAATATGTTGATGTATGACATTAGACCAAGCAGAAGTTGGTGCAAGCGTTAAGGTATTAGCATTATCATTCGACGAGGAACTTTCTCGTCGAATTAATGCACTCGGTATTAAAGTTGGCTCAACGCTAACTATTCTTCGGCAAGCAACATTCAATGGTCCAATTCACATTAAGGTAGGTACAACTGAATTAATGATGCGAGTTACACAAGCAAAGTTAATTGATGTTGCATAAAAACAACACCTAGTATCAAAAAACAACAAAAAGGTTGACACCACTGATAAATACATATACACTATACAAATACTATAAGTCATAGTGTATCAATTAAGGAGTATTATCAATGAGTAAAATTTTATTAGCATTATTATTAGCAGTATCAGCAACACAAGCATTTGCAGAAGATAACAAAAACTTTGTACATTTACAATATACATTCCGTGATACCGTAGCCAGCGACAGCCAAGATACAAATCGTCAAGGTGTAAACTTTACAGTTGGTCGCAAGTTATCTGATAATTTAACTATCGATTTAGGTGAGCAATTTCGTACAGAAAAATTAAACAATAATGACGGAGTAAGCAGCACTAGATTAGAATCTGGAGTTACTTACGCTTATGGTTTAACTAACGGTATTTCATTATATACTCGTGGCGGTTTGGGTTATAAATTTACCACTAACAGTGACTATTCTTATTACAGCATAGAACCTGGTGCTAAATTAGATTTGGCAAATGGATTTGTAGTTAGAGCTGGATACCGTTTCCGTGATAGCTTTAATAATTCATATAATGAACAGACTGATACTGTGCGTTTAGGTGCAGATTATACTTTAGCAAAAAATCAAACTTTGACATTGGGCGTGGATCGTAGTTATGGCGCTAGCGAGTTTATTGGTTACAACCTAGGTTATTTGGTTAAGTTCTAATTTGAACTAATAAAAAGGCACTTCGGTGCCTTTTTTTATGGCCACACAACCTGTATTATAAATAACAGCATAGGGGATAGTATGATTAAACTTAGTTTAGATGCCAAAGCAAAACTTTTACAAGCATTTGCATATGGAGGGTTTGTTTACACACTGCTATGGCAGTTCGATTGGCACTGGCTAGTTCCTAGTCTAATATTTTCTTGGTTGATATTTTTACTTGGTGCAAGTTGTGGGTTGCACAAATATAGTAGTCATAGAAGTTTTGAAACAAAGAATGATGCTATTAAAGGCTTTATGCTATTTTGTAGTACTATATTAAGTCTTGGTAGTAATATTAGTTGGGCCGCAACTCATCGTAAACATCACAAATTTTCTGACAAGCCCGAAGACCCGCATAGTCCGAATATTAACGAAAGTGCATGGAGGTCAATTAAACTTTGGTTCTATTATTTTCCAACATACCACATAAGCCCACGTACAGTAAAGGACTTAACTGTTGACCCGTTGCATAAGTTTTTCCACAAGTACTATTTTAAAATTGTAATAGCGTACATTGTGGTATTGGCATTAATTGATATTAAATTATTATGCTATTTTTACTTTATTCCTGTTATCTACGGCTTTACTGCAATTAGTTACATTACTGTATTAGCACATAAAACATGGTTGCATAAATTAATTGGATATACTAACTTTGATAGTGATGATTTAACATTTAACAGTCAACTAGCATCAGTATTTGTGCCAGGTGATGGTAATCATAATAACCATCATGCCCGTCCTGCAGCATGTAGAAATAAGTTTACTGCAAGAGATTGGGACTTTGGTTTTTGGATGATTAAACTAATTGGGCATGTGCCAAAGGCTGAAGAAGAAGAATACGAACAGAAGTTTTACACTTAGTCTTTCTTAATATATTTAATTACAAAGCCTGAAAAATCAAATTGCTTCCCGGGGATACTATAACTGTATTCGCTGGGATTTGCATGATGTGTGTGGTGATATCCTTCGCCAGCAAATAGCACAGTAAAGAATTTACCATCCCAACTTTGATCGTTTGTATCAAAATCAGCAGTTCCATTAAACCATTTGCGCCATGTTGTTGAGTGTGCAACTACAGTAACATAACTCATTCCTAAGAAACCATATACTACCGGAAGTGCAAAGAAATAAACAAAATATACAGGACCTAGTAGGCAAAACATGCTAACAGGTAGTACTGCCCAAATTTTCCAATAATGGGTGTGAAAAAACTTATAATCCTTATCACCAGACAAATCTTTAATTAGTCGTGGACTAATAGTACCAGTTGGAAAATAATAGAACCATAGTTTTAAATTATGCATAAATGAATCAGTTAGTCTAAATGGGTCTGCGTCGGTGTCGCTTGATATATGATGTTGTCTGTGCCCTGCTGCAAATCCTATGCTACTTCCTAAGGTTGCTTGGTTACCTAACCATAATAAAATTAGTTTGATAAGGCGGTTGCGCGGTTCAAACGAACGATGACTTGCATATTTGTGTAAGCTAATAGAAATAGCAAAACAAAAAAACACCCAACCAACAAGTAATCCTTTTAGCAGTAGTAGCCAATCAAATGCAAATAACAGCACCAGTGCTACGCTACTATATAAAATTGCTTGTACTAGTAGAGTTTGTTGATAATTAGAAAGATTTGGTAGTTTGAATAATTTATACATATCTATATTTACTAATTATTCTATTCTGATGAATATTTTTGTTGACTTTAGTTTCTGGAGGCTATATACTAATTATATGAACTACACACTTGAACAAATTATTGAACTAGCAAAAGAAGTAGAAACAACCGATGCAATTGATTGGGAAAACTTACCACTTGATAAAGACCGTATATATCAACTGGTGGGCAGTCAAGCATTTGAACTATATAAGCAACACGCTTCAACTGAAGACGGCGAAGCAATTATAGTAGCAACAATCACTAAACTGTTAGTAGAAAATTTTGTACTAAATCTCAAAGTTGAATCACGATAAGGAGTAATACACATGGCTAAAACAAATGCAAGTTTCAAATTAGGTAAGATGGTTAAATTAACATTAGCAACAATCTTAGACAAAACAGAACGTAAGATTTATCTGAATGCAATGGTAAGTGCTCAGCAATCATACATGGAATCTAAGAACAAAAAGTTCTCTGAATTGCGCTCAACACCAGCTAACGGTGGACAAGCACGTCAGCAACAACCAGCTAAGTAATTCACTCAAAATAGGCAGATTTCTTGCCTATTCTCTTGACTAACGTTGTAAAATAGTGTTAAACTAATATATTATAACCGGAGTAACACTATGTTTGAATCAATCGAGATTAGAAAAGTAGCAAATGGTTTTATTGTAATTTTAAATACAGAAGATGATGCAAAAGAGTTTGTATTCGATACAAGTCGTAAAGCAGTTAAGTTCATTCGTGAATACGTAGAAGGCAAAGTATCACAACCAGCGTAAATAAATATTGTATCAATTAACAAGGAAACATTCAATGTCAAAAACCGTGCTGGTAACAGGTGGTGCTGGATTCATCGCACATCATGTTATCGAAAACTTACTTAAAAATACCGACTGGAACATTGTCAGCTTAGATCGTTTAGACTTTTCGGGTAACTTAAACCGATTAGCTGATATGATGGAAGACTTTCCGTTAGAAACACGTAAACGTGTTAAGATTGTATTTCATGATTTACGTGCAGAAATTAATCCAATGGTAGCACGTGAGATTGGTGATGCAAACTTTGTATTACACTTGGCGGCAGGTTCGCATGTAGATCGCAGTATTGATTATCCAATGGAATTTGTAATGGATAACGTAGTCGGTACAGGTCACGCATTGCAATTTGCACGTACATTGCCTAACTTAGAACGCTTTATCTATTTCTCAACTGATGAAGTATTTGGTCCGGCACCAGCAGGAGTTAATTATAAAGAACGTGATAGATATAATTCAACTAATCCATATTCAGCAAGTAAAGCCGGCGGCGAAGAGCTAGCAGTTGCATTTGAAAATACATATGGCCTGCCAATTTACATTACCCATACTATGAATGTGTTTGGTGAAAGACAGCATCCTGAGAAGTTTATTCCTATGTGTATACGTAAAGTAAACGATGGTGACTCTATTACTATTCACAGTGATAGCACACGTACAATACCAGGAAGTAGACATTATATTCATGCCGCGGATGTAGCTGATGCCATGCACTTCTTGTTAAACTTAGACCCAAGTAAACTAGCACGTGATTTTGGCGATGCAAAATGTCCTAAATTTAATTTAGTTGGTAAAGAAGAAATTGATAATTTAGCACTTGCTAAACTAATTGCAACAGCACAAGGTAAAGAATTAAAATATGAAATGGTAGACTTCCATAGTTCACGTCCGGGGCATGATTTACGTTATGCATTGAGCGGCGACTATATGCGTACACTTGGATGGGAACCGAAAGTTGCATTATCGGATCGTATCGGCGAAGTAGTACAATGGACATTAGCTAATGAGAGATGGTTGAGATGCTAACTAAACCTACCGTCTTAGTAACATCAGCAGTACATACTAACTATGGCATTTATGATGCTAAACAACGCATACAACAAACGTTAGATACTGTTAAAAGCGCAAAGCAATATATACCGGGCTGTACTGTTATCTTAATCGACAATAGTACTACTGCAATTGCACAAGACGAGAGCAATGAACTGAATGAGTTGATTGACCTTGTTGATTATTACATTGATAACAGTGATGATAAAGACATACAGCATTTCCATAATAATATTACTAATTACGATATTGGTAAGAATTCAATGGAGTGCATTGGTATGTACAAAGCATTATCATACATGTCAACCAATGCAGAGATAATGGATATTATTGCAAATTCATCTCGTATATTTAAACTTAGCGGACGTTATCAAGTCACTGATAAGTTTGACATTACTAAGTTTGATAACGAAACAACTGTAGACAAATATGTGTTTAAGAAAGCACAACCAAGTTGGATTGCAACCGCAGACACCGGAGTATCAACAATGTTACAAACTCGCCTGTGGTCGTTTACTCCGAGTTTGTATGTGGACACTATTCAACTATTTCAAAATATTCTTCAAAATATGTTTGCGACATTTAACAAAGGAAAATATATTGATATCGAACATAGTATGGCTAAGTTCGTTCCACCTAGTAAACTAGTCGAACTTGATACAGTTGGCCTTCGAGGTAACATCGCACCAAACGGAATGGAAGTAATGGACTAATGTCACACCCACAACAATTATATTTTGTAAGTAGCATACGTGCAGTATTTCCTAAACAGTTTACTAATAGTAAGGTATTAGAAATTGGTAGTTTAAATATAAATGGTTCAGTACGCCAATTCTTTGATAACTGCGATTATACAGGCATAGATGTGGGCGCCGGTCGAGATGTCGATATTGTATGTGAAGGGCACGTGTATGATGCACCCGTGGAAACATTTGATACTGTTATATCATGCGAATGTTTTGAGCATAATCCGCATTGGGCCGAAACATTTCTAAATATGATTAGACTATGTAAATCAGGCGGACTAATTGTAATGACCTGTGCTACCACTGGTAGAGCAGAGCACGGTACCACTCGTACCTCTCCTCTAGATAGTCCTTTGACTATTGGAAAAGGTTGGGAATATTATAAAAATCTAATCGAAGATGATTTCAATAATATTATTAATGCATCGGACATATTTGCAAGTCATAACTATTCCGTAAATCCAGCATCACAAGATTTATATTTTTGGGGAATTAAGAAATAATGAAAATATTTCAAATATATTACGATCCTGCCCAAATACCATTATTAGATCCAGGATTCACTGCATATGACAATACATCAAACCTTCGCCCGGAATTGTGTGAATGGTATGTATGGGATAAGGAACATGAAAATATTGTCGCACAGGATTTGGACCATTGGGGATTTGTTAGCTGGCGATATAAAGAAAAGATGTTCCTGACCGGAAAGCAAACAACAGATTATATTACAGCAAATCCCGGATACGATGTTTATTTGTTTAATCCTTTTCTAGTAAATGAAGCACTATTTGCAAATCCATGGGAACAAGGAGATATCTACCATCCGAATCTAAGTCAAATAGCAGATTCGTTTATGGCTAAAAGTGGTTACAAAGACATTAACGTACGAGAGTTAGTAATAGACAGAAGACACACCGTTTTTGCTACTTATGTGGTAGGAAATAGGGAGTTTTGGGATGGTTATATGGCATTTAGTCGCCGAATATTTACCGAAGCAGCAAGTGATGCTGAATTCCATAAACAAGTATTTGCTCCGGGTTCTGCTTTGTATGCGCATGATAAATCATTGCCTATGTTTACATTTTTAAATGAACGATTAATATCGACTTATTTAGAATTATCCGGACTATCGGTGCTGGCATATCATCACACTGATGAAACTATGCCAGCTAAGTATAAGCCTTATATTGCAGACATTGGTGCATTATCGGATTTAAAGGTATTAATAAATGATTACGATAGTGAAGAATTGTATAATATATGGGATCATTATAGACTCGATCTACTTAAACGTATGCCGGGTATTTTAAATTTGTGGTAGTTATCCTATCCTGCATAAAGTAAAGTATATAGTAAACCATGGGAATACATGGACTATATATAATACACAAGGAGGATTCTTATGCGAAAGCCACAGGAAACCACATTGCAAGAAGCAACGCCGGCACTAAGTTATTATTGTGCAGGAAGAAAGTGTAAGATAAGTACTACGTGCCACAGACACACAGCAAGTTTAGAAGTTGTAGAACCCAGATGTAGTGATTATGATCTACTGATGATTCAAGAACAACCAGCTACTTGCAAATTTTTAACATTTCAAAGAAAGTCATCAACTTAATAACACGTCTGTAAGAATTACACGCAATAACTTAATAGGAGGTATCTACTATGAGCAGTTTCATCTACTCAAAAATAGCATTCATGGCCATTATGTCATTAGTTATAATTACTGCCAACGCAGAAGAAGCAATATCAGTTGCAACACAAAAACAATTAACTTGTTTAGCACAAAACATTTACCATGAAGCCGGAAGCGAAAGTTTTGACGGCAAAGTAGCAGTAGCTCAAGTAACAATCAATAGAGCAAATAATGGTAATTTCCCATCAACCATATGCGGGGTTGTAAATCAAAAAACTCAAGTAGCAGATAAGACTATATGTCAATTCTCATGGGTGTGTGACCCGTTAGCAAAAGGTCGCCGAGTATATTCTAAAGCATGGCAGGACAGTCAAGAAATTGCACGTAAGGTATTACTTGACGGACTTAGATTAGAATCACTTGGCTCTGAAGCATTGTACTTTCATAATGCTAAAGTGCGCCCAAAGTGGGGTCTTGCTAAAATAGATCGCATTGGCGGACACACGTTTTACAGTGGAGACAAAGTCGCTGTAAGATAACGCTTGACACCTTCACTAATTTCAGTTATACTATGTTTTTAGTGAAAGGTTCTGTATGAAAATAGGTTTTAGTTTTGGTCGGTGTCTTAAAGATTTAGTTAACGGTACAGTTAAACTTGAAGATGTTATGTGCATCATTGCACGTACACATATGATTACGGAAGAACACGTTAAAAATGTAATTACTGAATATACCCATAGACGTGATTACTTAATGGGATTAGACCCAGCAGAATGTGAACGCATTGGACTTGAACTTTGGAAGTCCGGTAAAGTACTCGAGCCACGTGCTAACGGTATTAGTGCAAGCTCAGTGCCGCGTGATTACATTTGGATGGACTTATACCCAACAGAAGCAGACGTTACAAGTGATGGTGTTAAAGAAGCATGGGAAGCATATCGTCTTATGATTGCGCTTACTGAACAACTACCCGAACCAAATGAGCAAGTGTATCAGCACAGTTCAAAGTTTGTAAGCGAAAATGAGCGTGGCACCTTTGATGATATTGACCCCGCTATACTTGCGGCATTAATTACATAATCAACTAAATATTTACATGGTGACAAAATTGCCATGTAAATTAACTAAGGGACACACAATGTCAACGACAACAGCACAATTAGCAAATGATGTATTGGCACTTGCTAAACATCAACTATCTGCGTACCAAAGAGAAACACTAACCCTTGTACCAACTGATACCAAGACCGAAGCCGAAATAGTTCGACGCTTAATTGAGTGTACTGACTGCGAGTAAAAATATTTCACACAATACCAATCACAGATAATTAGTTATATGTCATATAAAACTAAACATTTGCTATTAATTATAGTCAGCGCAATATTGGCGCTAACCATGCCCTTTTACTTAACTATTGGGTGGGAAGCTCCAATAATTATTTTTATTCTGTGTGTTGTAACTAAAGGAATAGGAAGTGAAGTTGGCGCCCACAGGCTATGGAGCCATAACAGTTTTGCTACATCAAAGTTCTATCAACGGGTATTAATAGTATTACATACACTGGCGGGCGAAGGTAGTATTGTAGCGTTTGCTGGAGTACACAGATTACATCATAGATATTCTGATACAGACAAAGATCCACACAATCCGCATACTAATCTATGGGGCACTATTTTTTATCAACATAATACCGTAGACTTTACAGCACGTATAGTTAAAGATTTATTTAAAGATACATGGTTGGTGCAACAACATCGTCACTATTTTAAAATTCAAGTTGCAGTATTTGTAATATTAGCATTAGCATCACCATTATTACTTTGGTATTATGCAGTCAACGTATTATCGACTCTATGGATTAATTTTTTAGTAAACGTAGCATGCCACAAGTGGGGTCCTGCAGATAATGCACAGGATAATACTAGTACCAACAATCAATGGGCTGGAATATTTTTACTTGGTGCTCACCTGCATAATAACCATCATGCTCGACCAGCTGAATATGATAATGCATGGGGCAACTATAAGTTTGATATTTTTGGAAACATTATACGATTTATACAGACTTCAAAAAAATTATAGATTATCCGGCCAGTCACGATATAATGCGTGTTGGATGTTGCCCTTAACGAATTGATTGAAACTTCTATGTTTAGATTCTAACTCACCTTCTAACGGAGCAACACGTTTAAACGCATTATCTAACTGTGCCATATCTTTAAATTCCATCATAATATGCCACTCTGGAATATCCATACTGCGGAAACCCATCTTACAACGTGTAATACGATAGCTGACTAATTTATCCTCGTCGACTAAATGTTGTAAAAATCCCTTCATATTATTGACCCAGTCTAAATCACTGATGTCGCCTTCTTTGTCTGCCCATATATGATAAATGTCCATCTTAACCTCTCTCTGGAAAATAGTCTTGCATCGTGCCACGCCGGCTTATATCACTTGTAATACAATGTAACCCACCGTCCCAAAAATATCTATGACGGAAATTTACAATGTGCGGGGTAATTCCGTGTCTTTCAAATGCATCAAATACATCTTTGTTATAATTATTGCATACTACATTTTGTTCATCGATAACTAACATGTTTACATCGAATACAGTTTCTTCTACAAACCCAACCCAATGTCCCAGCCATTCTTCTACATAGTCAGTGAACTCATCATTGAGTTCTTCGCCGGGAACCCACCACTTGCCTTTATTTTTTTCTTTAAGCTCAATGAATGTCCTTACTTCCTTCCAACTTTGCCCGGGCAAATATACTACTTCCCAGCCCGGAAATGTATCTTTATACGTAGGAATATCATACAAACTAATAATCAACCCAGGTTTTACTGGACAAAATGTTGCATCCGAGTGCCCACCAGAATCGACGCTGTGCCATCTATACTCTGGTTTATTCTTATTAAGCCACGCAATTTTTTTAGTTGTATCTTGCCCGTAATAATTAGTTCCTACATAGATATCTCTTCCTATCCGAGTACATTCGGCGGCATTGATTCCTCTCAGATGTTCTTCTTTAGTAGCGGAAATTAATTGAGGTTGCACTGCATTGTATAATTCATTCCACATATTAATATTGTGTGATTTAGTTGGGTATAATGAATATATATCTGCATGAAATTGTGTTAACTCGAGTTTAATATTATCATCTAATAATGCAAAGTCGTGTTGACTAGGTAAGTCTGTTGGCCAACTGTCACCTTTGAGCAGATCCCACAATTCCTGTCCTGATGCTGGTAAGCTAAAATAAAATTCTTCACCGAGCATTATACTATAATCTCTTGGTTCCATTGGTGGTGCTGCAATCTTATTAGTTAATGGATCTAAGTAATCTAAATAATTATCACTTACGTTGGGGCGAACTATTTCAACATTAAACGATTCTAATAGAGTGATTAATTTCTGATAATCCTCTTCGGTCTCTCTAGCAATGCGTTCAAATACTTCTCGTATTTTAGGATTTTCAATATATGCATAAAATTCTGGACTATAACTCTTGCCAACAGCACACACCTCTAGTGGATCCCAATGTTGATAAACTGAATATGTCATTCTAATTTTCCTAATAATTCAAACCCGGAGATAGTTTGTTTATATTCATCTGCTCCGCCTACATACAAGTAAGTAAATCCTAATGCTTTGTATATAGCGCACTCATTCTTTAAACTTTCTATTCCTAATCGCAATTTAGGATTCTCATAGTCCCATGCAAACTGTAAACTTTCAGCATTGTTAGCATCATATTTTTTAACTAAACTGAATGCTATTAATTGGCCTTGATTATGATATCCGATTATGTCGGAGTTACTATCTAAATATTGTTGATCAAAAATTGGCATAACGCTACTGAACTTTTTATATTCGCAGTACTTGTGATAAATGAGATTTAATTCTGATATATCGGGGTTGCGGATATACTGCCAGTTAGTTGATGTTGTATAATTAGTTTCTGCCAGATTTATTCTTGCGTATTTCATTAAATTACTTATGGCGCCATGTCACTACTTCGTCTAACTCTGATTGACTCCACGTATCGTAATATCCCTTAGAACGAATTTGATCAGACGCCGCAGTTAATTTGCTCAATGGAGAAATTACAAATAATCCGCACTGCCCGAAGTTCATATTAACGCCTGCAACATATTCTTTAATATCTGGGTGATCTTCTAATAGAACATAATCATTTTGCATAATGGTATTATTCAATTCTAGTGCTAACTGTTGGCAATTTTCACCAGAGAGTAGGGTGTGGTCAAAGCATATCACCACAACATCATATTGCTCAAACATAGTTACACTTTTGTTGACTGCTTTAGTTAAATCTTCTATGCTACTTTCGATTATAAGTATTTTATTGTTTATGCGAGCTTGTCTTGCATACGGACAAGGCGGCCAATTGTTTAATGCAGGGTTTGGTTTTTCAACGAATGACACTAACCATTCAGTTAATTGAGTTTTAATTAATTCGAAATTCATACTACTATTTAAGTTAGATTTCGATTGACAAAATATTATTTTGAGCGTATAATGCTATACATACACTAACAACAAGGAGCAACAAATGTTTTATATCACAGTTGGAACTCAAGAATATAAATTTACAGATTTTGATGATGCGTTAGATTTTTGTTTTGAACGCGGTCTAGATCCTGATAAATTTGTAGTTGTTGCTCACTAATAAGGAGAAACAAAATGAAAAACTTAGCACAGTATATCGAACAAAAAAATGCTTGGGCCTCTATTTTTAACAACCCAACTTATGATGTTAATAACTTATCAGAACGTGATTGTCAAAATCTGTTTGATAGTTTAGACAATGACCTAAGCCCAGAGAACTTAACTTGTGACGGTGAACTTAGCGGAGCAAATATTCGCGGCCGCGCACGTTTATTGAACTCAGCGGCAAAAGAGTTAGTTACAATTATTCGTGCTAACAACTACACAATCCCATACTCCGACTTCCGCGAACTTAACGTTTAATCACTTGACTTTTTGGTAAAATGGCTGTATAATAGCACTTATACACTAAAGCAACGGAGCACAAGATGACATACACATTTGATGAGAACGTAGTTAGCGATTTGCACAAAGATGCACGTGGTTCACGCCCGGGCGAATACTTTTGGGCTAAGTGGGTCAACAGCAACGATGAAACTAAACAGTCAATATGGGATGGCTTGCTTGTGGAACTTGACGTTACTGACAAAGAAGAACAAGCTCGCGAACAATTAGCAATTGCTAGTTTTGAAAAGCACATTGCTTCAGTGGAGTCAATTAGCAACTCACGTGAACAATCTATTAAGTGGATTGTTGAAGGCTTAGGTCTTACTGAATCAGATAAAATGTATGGCGGTGAGTACGTGTGTTTTACACTTGGTTTACCTTACAGTTACGCTACACTATTTGATGTAGCATTAAAGGAGTTAGCATAAAGAGGTTGACAAAAACGAAAATTGCCTGTATAATAGCTACACAATAAGAAAACAACAAAAGACAATTTAAGGAGCATTAAATGACTGGTTTTGTTAAAATTAAAAGTGGTACTTACAGAAACGCTAAAGTGGAAAATGAAGTATTTCCGTTAGTAAAACATTATACTGTTGGTGCTAAAGGTGGTTTTATTACTGTTGATGGTACAGGACAGTTTGGTAAAGATAAGGTACGTGTGTTAGTAGATAACGTTACAGACTTTGAGTTTGTACACGCTGATGAATACACAGGTGTTGTAAACAAAGCAGAACGTGCAGTTGTTTCAACTGTAACAGATGAACAACGTATTTCTGAAATTGCAGAACGTTTTGAAATCTTAGATGAAATGACTAAAGCAACATTGAACGGTGATATCCGTGCAATGATTGTAAGTGGCCCTCCGGGTGTTGGTAAATCTTTTACAGTAGAAAAAGAACTTGAACGTTCTGCACTATTTGATCAAATTAGCGGACGTCGCGTAAAAAGTACTATTGTTAAAGGTAGTGCAACAGCTATTGGCTTGTACAAAACATTGTATGAGTTTAGTGATAGCAACTGCGTAATTGTATTTGATGACTGTGATAGCATCTTGTTTGATGATGTGTGCTTGAACTTGCTTAAAGGTGCATTGGACAGTGGTAAAAATCGTAAGATTAGCTGGTTAGCTGAAAGCCGTGCATTAAAAAATGAAGGCATTCCTAATAGCTTTACATTTCACGGTAGTGTAATCTTTATTACAAACTTGAAATTTGATCAAGTACGTAGCCAAAAGATGAAAGATCACTTAGAAGCATTGCAATCACGTTGTCACTACTTAGATTTGACACTTGACACAATGCGTGATAAGATTTTGCGTATTAAACAAATTGCTGATACTGGTGTATTGTTTGCAGACTACGATTTTGAACAATGCGCACAAGATGAGATTATTGACTTCTTGAACGTAAACAAAAACAAAATGCGTGAAATGAGTTTGCGTATGGCAATTAAAGTAGCAGAGCTACGTAAGAGCTTTCCACTTAAATGGCAGGCACTTGCTTCAACAACTTGTATGAAAGCTAACTAAGATGGACAGGAACACAGCCGCACTATTGATACTTGCAGGTACAGCGTACTTGGTAGGTTGGTGCGGTTGGTCAGCTTGGTGGTTTTTGCTTGCAATATTTATAATATAGCTTTCACTGTGTCGCATGTATGCTCCTGACACAGTGACCTCAAAGCTCAATGTTTAATTACGTTGAGCTTTTTTTTTTAGGTTGATTTACTTAAAACAATCGCGTATACTAATAGTATGACAATTGCATACACATTCGTTGAAGACTATTTAGAATTACTTGGGGGACACGACCCCAATACATCTACAATTAGTAATCCCTTTGCTGTTCCTACTATAAGTCTTGCACGTTACGACACTACAATAGTAGAGAGCATGAGCGCACATACTTATTGGGGCGGTGCGCTAACAGACAAGCAAGCAGACCTTGCTGTACGTCTTGTGCTTAAATATCGCAAGCAATTTGCTAAACATAGCATTGATATAACGCCTATTGAAAATCCACGTTATCGCAAGCCAGTGCGCATTATAAACAGATCCAAACAAATTTGGTTAGATGATGAACGTATTGGTGTACGCTTTCCATATGACCTACCGATGATTAAAGCAATACAAGAAGCAAGGAATATAAGTCAAGGTAGTATGAAGTACGACCAAGAAGAAAAGGTTTGGTATTTGGCAATTACTGAATGTAATGTAAATTGGGCAGTTACTTGGGGCGAATTAAATCAATTTGAAATTGACCCACTTGTACAAAACTTGTTTAATTTGATTATAGAGTGTGAAGCAATACCATACGAAATCAAATTGATACGCAACGAAACATGTTTTGAAATTACTAACGCTTCTGATAGTTTAATCGAATACATTAATGCTAAGTTAGGTGGCTTTGGGTTTGATAACGTAGTTGCACTAATTGACAATTCTGGTGTGCTTGGATACACATATGATGATATGCTAATACGTCCTACACTATTAGATATATTTGGTTCTAAACGTGATATACATTTACCAATGATGGAAGATGCGTTATCAATGTTATTTGCGTATGCAGAAGTAACCAATCGTTATCCAATATGCATATATGACCCAGCAATGACATCTGTTAATATAGACTTGAGTATGTTCAAAGATGATGAAGTTGTCCGTTTTAACTATAGTGGTAAAACAAAGACTTGCGATTACAATATAGATCATGTTAAAGTAGTATATGCAAACAAGATTCCACCAACATGGGATTATCCAGTGCCTCTACTTATTTCGATGGTTGAAATGATGTATGGTGGTAAACGCATGGACTGGCTTAACAGAGCAGAAAAGATTGCGTACTGCACGACTACTAAATTAAGAGAAAATGAGTAGTGTCAATTGAAATTAAAAAATCATTTTGTCATCTGTGTCTTGCTGAATGTGGCATTAACGTAACAGTTGAAAATAATCGTATTATTAAAGTTGCACCTGACTTCAATGATCCAGTTAGTCAAGGTTATATCTGTGAAAAATCCCAACAATTAATCGAATTCCAATCTAGTCCTGACCGTATTACTAGTCCATTGAAAAAAGTAAATGATGAATTTATCCCTATCACGTGGGAGCAAGCCATTGATGAAATAGCAATTGATATTAAGCCACATTTAAATAGTATTTTGTACATGGCACCGCTTAGTCCATCGTATAATGCAACTACGCTATATAATTATGAACTAATGGCAAAGTTAGGGGTGCAGTATGCAACTAATGTTTTATCATTTGAGAAAGCATACACTTATGTAACTCAAAAATTATTTTTTAAAGCGGGCGTCGTGCCAAATAAACAAAAAGCACAGACACTTATTGTTATTGGACAAAATCCCTGGGTAACACAACATTATCCACGAGCTAGAAAAATACTTAATGATATTAAAAACAATACTGCACGGACACTTATTGTAATAGACCCGGTCACTACTGAAACAGCCAATATAGCAGATATACATGCTAAGATTGCGCCCGGCACAGACGCCTGGTTATTAACTGCTATTATTAAGAAATTAATAATAGACAAGGCAATTAACACTGAATTTATAGCGACGCATACTAGTAAGTTTGATAAAGTAAATCAACATTTTGCTAAAGTAAACTTAGCTGACTGTTTATCTATATGCAATATATCACATCACCAATTAACTACTATAGTTAATACAATAAAAGATAGCGAATCGGTTGCAGTTGATTCGGGTAATGGTATTTGCCATAGTATGTTTCCGTTTGCTAATAATTACCTAATTATATTGTTATATATGTTAACCGGTAATTACCAAAAACCAAATGCAATGGAGTCGATGAATTCTGTATTAACATACATGGACCATTATCTTCCTAATTTGAAAACTCCTACAACTAATAAACCGCAGCATAACGGAATTATTTCTGGTTCATTGGTAACAGATAATTTAAATTTTGGATGTGTTATAATCGATAATTCAAATCCAGTCAACCGAGTGCCTAATGCAACAAGATTTAAATCACAACTAGAAAAAGTTCCACTGGTGATTGTGTTAGATAGTTTTATGACAGCAAGCGCAAAACTAGCAGACTATATATTGCCTACTCCAACGTTCCTGGAACGATACGAATGTGTGAATGCATTTCATGCCGAAAATGGTATGCTACAATTAAGCAGCCCTGTGCTTACCAAGTCTTATACAAAATCCACTAATGAAATATATGAGTTACTTTTAGCAAAACTAAATTTGTTGCCAGAAATTAAAAATAAAGAAATTGATACTGTTAAGTTTTATACTGATCTGATTGCAATGTTTGATAAACGTATTCCTGAAGTTTATTATATATTGCGCAATACCATTGGATTAAATTACCAAACACCTTTATTGGCTATAGTATGGTGGGAATTATTTCGACATAATCTTAGTATCAATTCCGATACAGCATTTGAATTAACAACCACTCAGATTAATCAACTTAACGATATTGGAAGAGTTGATATTAATACAACTACTCAACAAACACATCAAATTGACTTAGCACCATCATTTTTGTTATCAACATTAAAGTTGCCCGAGCAGAGAATACAAAACTCAAATTACAAATTTGTATTGCAATGTGGGATTAGACAAAAGACAACAATGAATGAAGTTATTAAATCAAATGCCGACCCTATAATAGAGATAGCAGACGTAGATGCAATCAAATTAGGTATAGCAGATAATGAGCAAGTAATATTAGAAATAGAATTGACATCAATAACAATAGCATGTAAACTAGTTAGTAATAGTCAACAAGGCTTATTACGCATAGCAAATCATCCTATTATTAATCAGTTAACAAATGATAATAATATTGATTATTTAAGCCCGCAATACAAATTTGTATTTGCAAACATTAGGAAAATTAATGGCAACATGTAAAATTATAATTAAAGATGAAGTGAACTGTAAGTTAGAAGGACTTGAACTTACAGAGCGCAAATATCTAGCCAATAAGTTTAAGTATGAAATCCCGGGCGCACGTTATCTACCAAGTGTACGTCTTGGTCGATGGGATGGCAAGGTAGCATATTTCCAATTGGGTGGTAGCACGTACACTAACTTGCTGGCCGACATGTTGGCCTACATTGATGAGCGTGGTTATGATATTGAGCTAGAAGATTTACGTGACTATCAAACACAGTTTGCATTTACACAAGTGACAGAGCAAACGTTTGCACATAAAGTATGGCCAGCAAAACATCCAATAGCGGGTCAGCCAGTTGTACTACGGGATTATCAAATTGAGATTATTAACAAGTTCCTTGAGAACCCACAATGCTTACAAGAAATTGCAACAGGCGCAGGTAAGACATTAATTACTGCGGCACTAAGCTATAGCTGTGAGCAATATGGTCGCACTGTAGTAATTGTACCAAACAAATCATTAGTAACACAAACAGAAGCAGACTACATTAACTTGGGCTTAGACGTTGGTGTTTACTTTGGTGATAGAAAAGAGTTTGGACACACTCATACTATTTGTACCTGGCAAAGTCTAAACATCCTACTTAAAAATACCAAAGCACACGAAGCCGACATTACCATTATGGAATTTTTGGAAGGTGTTGTTTGTGTAATGGTTGACGAAGTACACATGGCTAAAGCAGATGCACTTAAAACTTTACTTACTAGTGTAATGGCACACATTCCGATTCGGTGGGGATTAACGGGCACAATACCTAAAGAAATGTACGAATTTATGGCATTAAAGTGTTCATTAGGCGACGTCATTGGGCGGTTAAGCGCAAGTGAATTACAAGACCAGGGTGTGCTTGCTAACTGTCACGTGAACGTTGTACAGCTAATCGATCACGTTGAATACAAGGATTATCAAAGCGAGTTAAAATATCTATTAGAGACCGACGCACGTATTGATTACATAAGTAAAATGATAGAGCGTATTCGATTGACTGGCAACACACTTGTCTTAGTTGATCGTATCGCTCCAGGCAAAGCATTAGTTGAGTTAGTTAAAGATGCTGTGTTTGTATCGGGAGGAACAAAAGCAAATGATAGAAAAGAAAGTTATGATGAATTTGCGACCAGTGACAACTTTGTTGCTGTTGCCACTTATGGGGTTGCTGCTGTCGGTATCAATATTCCTCGTGTTTTTAACCTTGTGCTTATTGAGCCTGGTAAGAGTTTTGTTAGGGTCATCCAAAGTATCGGGCGTGGCATTCGCAAAGCGGAAGACAAAGATTTTGTCCAAATCTGGGACGTAACATCAACTTGTAAGTTTGCTAAACGTCACCTCACAGTCAGAAAGAAATTCTATACAGAAGCAAACTATCCTTATGCGGTAGAAAAAACGGAGTGGAAATAACAAATGAAAAGCAACAATTCCGATGAAATTATTTGCAAAACTATTATTTGCAAAACTATTGTTGAACAGTTAACTGAATTCATTACAGGAAAAATTTTAGAAATTGGTCCACTTGACGGTCGATTTACTGAGCAATTTTTGCAATATACTAATAATATTTCTGTAGTTGAATATGATAGCGGTTTATGCAATGTACTTAGAGAAAAGTTTTTAGGTAATATTACAATCTACGAAGAAGATGCACATTTGTTCCTAAGCCGGACTAATACACATTATGATACTGTAGTTTTGTTTGGTTTTTTATATCATTCGCATGCGCCATTGGCAATAGTCGAAGATATAGTTAATAACATTTCTCCAAAATATATATTGTTAGAAACATGGGATATGAATTGCCCTGTGGCCATCAAAGAAGAGCTTATTAATATTACAGGATGGCGCTGGGCACATAAAAAACATTGTGGATTAAGCATAACAATAAATGACTTTTATTATGAAAAAGCATTAGATATTTTGGGATATAGGCTAATTAAAAAATTTCGGTCCGAGGATCTAATAGAATGTGCATCCTTTAAAAAAGGCGGAATTTATATGGTATTTGAAAAATAATTAAAGAGAATATATGCACATACTAATTTTAGAAAAACGGAGTGGAAATAATGGGTTCTTTATTTAAAAAAACACACGAATGTATTACAAACATTGATTCTGGCAGTGTGATAGTTGAAATAGGCAGTGATCGTGGTGAAGGTAGTACGTTATACTTTGCAGAACTTGCCGCAAAGTATAACATTGAGTTACACTCGGTTGACATTTTAAACAATGCACAAACAAAAATATCACATTCGTCTATTAAATGGCACACCGCAATTGGTTCCGACTGGTGTCGGGATATGTATCCGCAAATTAACAAAAAAATATCAATTATGTATCTCGACAACTTTGATTATCTGTGGAATAATAATAGAACAGATGATACTATAGATTCTGAGTTATGGAACAAATCGGTATATGATATAATTAAAGGAGTTGATTGGCCACCTGATTTTTGTAAATTTGAGAATCTACCACCGGAATTTCAAGCCGAAGTAACATTCCCGATAACATATAATTCAATGATGCAGGAAATGCGAGCGCAATATAAAGCGTTTGGATTTACGTTAACAAATAGTGAATGTCAACTCGAACATTTTAAACAATTGCATTATTTGTATCCTTGGTTAGCCGACGATTGCATTGTTGTATTTGATGACACTCTGCGATACAATGATTGCTGGATTGGTAAAAATGGGCCAGGTGTAATTTTCCTCTTAGCGATGGGATTTAACATAGTAAAAGAAGATATCCGCGGTATATTAGAACGCGGTGTAATATTAAAACGAGGAAAGTAATGCATATACTAACATTAGAGAATCAAGCGTACGAAATGAACGAAATCCCCGACGAAGTTGAGGATTTACGTTTTGCAATATTAGACAATAGTGATCCAAAGAATCCAGACTACTTCTTTATCCCACTTATCTTTTTAGAATCATTTAACAGTCCTGCACTTGTATTAAACATCGGCGGCAATATGGTAAAGATGCCAGTTGATTGGCAAGTACTAATTGGCGAATCAGACATCGGAGATTTAGAAGTAATACCATTAACAAGTATCAATGATAGAGGCTTTAGTGTATTTGGATTCAATCCGATATCGAGCTTTAAGCCAGAGTTCTTCCCAATTGAAATTGTAGATATCTACCAGGATGTTAAATGGTACTTCCCAAAACTTAAACCAGGGCAAATGCTTGCAGTGCCAATTGAATCAGGTGATAAGCCACTATGCGCATACTTTGTTAAGGACATTTCGAGACAAAGTGAAATTGTAGACTACTCAAAGATCTGGTAATATGATACATAAGAGAGCATGGCGGCTATGGGCTAAAGCACTCGGTGAAAAAGCCGGAACAACAGATAGAGAAGCAGATAGAGTTGCACTGATACGCACTATAATTGTAATAACATACCTGCTAACTAACTTTACTATTATTGCAGGTGTATTGCGACATTGGAATGGATAATATGACAACTAAACTTAATCCTAGTGTAATAACAGATGATATGATGTACGAAGGCATGGACTTATCAGCATCATTTGTGCCAACTGCTGAAATCACTTATTCCGCGTCAGATAACAAGCGTCAAATACTTAAACATCATGAAGAAATGATGGAACGTTCCATGTGGGAAAAGATTCGCCAGACAGCTAAAACAAATATTGCTTTACAAGCCGCCCTTGATCATGTTATAATGATATATAAGTTAAGCAAGGAATATAAAGATGGCATTTAACGCTAAACAATTTAAAGTAAAGAAGAAACGTGCAGTAGACCCAAATGCGCCACCACGCCCTAACCTACTTTCGCATGAAAAGCGCATGAAAGAATCGCAAGCGGCATTTGAAGAACTGTATCGTAAAGTACATCAACAAGATGAATTTATTGCAAGTTTAAAAACAAAGTTACAATTCTTAGAGAACACAGTGAATTACATGGCAAACAAACTAAGAGGCGGCAAGTGAGTTCAAGTTTACAAATCAATGATGAAATGGCAGCATATGATCGCAAAGATCGTGCTTACTACGATAACTTTACAGCAGAAGATTTGAAGAAGTTTAGCACATACTTGATGTTACGTTATGGTGCAAGTGTTACAGGTTCAAGTGATTTACAAGCATATTATGTAATGGCAGTAAACGAACGGGTAAACAAAAACTTCTTTGACTTAAACAAACATCCAAAGTTACAATGGTTAATGTGTACAACTGTAAGCCCGGGCATGGGTAGACAAAGTCATTATTGGCAAGGTACTAAGAAGAAAGAAGGCAATAGCAAAGCATCAAAGTTCCTCGCTAAACTATATCCCAATCTTAAAGAAGACGAGATTGATGTACTTGTTGCCGTCAATGATACTAAAAGTCTTAAACTGCTCGGACAGAAAATGGGCATGGATGATAAGACCATTAAGAAAGAGCTAGAATGAACCATTTATTGATCAATGGATGTAGTTATGCCCGTACCTGGAAAAATTATAAAGATCTAGCAGATAGATTGCAGGCCAAAACTGTGATTAACTTTGGACAAGATGGCTCATCAAATGATAGAATATTACGTACTACATTTGAATATATTCTAAATAATCCGCAGACAGATTTTGTTATTATTATGTTAACATTCCATAGCCGTGCCGAAGCAGCATGGGCAGTAAATCTTGGGAACGAAGAAGGATCGTGGGTCAGTTATTCGGTAAGCGGAATACAACCAACTCGGCCGCTAGCCACTGAATATAACAAAATTGAAACGGCATTAAAAAAATATATAGATGATAAAGCAGTATATGACTCTCACCCTGCACATATTGAAAAATTATTAATTGATATTATTTTGTTAACTACCTGGTTGCGTTCTTTAAAAATTAAATATTGTATTTTTAATACCTGCGAACATATAATTAAAACCACAATTGAATTAAATTTATTTGATATGAAGAAAATGGATATTATTCGAAAAGATAAACGAATAATTGATATTGAAAATTTTATGTCTAACAAATGGATGTATGTCAACGGAGCTCAACTATCTAAAGATGAACGTGCTATTAATGTAAACCCAGAGTGGGGCCATTATGGTAATGATGGGTATACAATGTTAAATGATTTCCTGTATAATTATATTAATGAAAATTGTTTATGATTGATGAAATAGTATCAGCTTGGAATGAAGGTAAAACTAACATAGAAGCCACGCCAACATATACTTGTAAATATTGTTCAAAGGAATTTCGTAAGGAAAGTACTTTGGCTGCGCATCTGTGTGAGCCCAAACGTCGTTGGCAACAGGAAAAAGAAGTCGGAGTCCAGTTTGGGTTACAAGCATACTTACGTTTCTTTGAACTAACACAAGGCTCGGCTAAACTAAAGAGCTATGCTGACTTTGTTACAAGTCCATACTACACAGCGTTTGTTAAGTTCGGCAGACATATTATTGGTATACGTGCAGTAAACCCAAAAGCATTTATTGAATATGTAATTAAACAGAACAAGAAGATTGACCATTGGACACATGAAGTAATATACTTAGAATACTTGCATCAATACATGCGCAAAGAAGCAGTACAAGATGCACTCGAACGAGCATTAACGGAGATGCAGAATTATGTGGATGAAAATACGGAATTATTTCCAAACGGGTTTACAGACTATTTTAGATTGGCTAACGCAAACCGTGTTTGTCATCATATTGCAAATGGGCGTATTAGTCCTTGGATTGTGTTTAACTGCGATTCGGGCATTGCATTCTTGGATACATTGGGCGAAGAGCAAATTACACAAATAATCACAATGATTGACCCGGAGTATTGGCAACGTAAGTTTAAGGATTACTTGGCTGATACTGAATGGACTAAACAAATATTGAAAGATGCTGGGCTATGACCATTAAGTTTAAAAGTGACATTGACATTGATTTTGCTGATAGAGAGCAAGTTATCAGCTTGCTTAATGTAACACAGGCAAGTATTCTGCGTGATGGTAAGATGGTTAAGCATAATACTGGTGTGTATGCAACTGACATCCCACAAGACCCATTCACAGCGCAAGCAAGTTTAGATTATGATGTTGCTGAAGATAGAGGTTATGTTAAGCTGGACTTTCTTAATGTAAACTTATATAAGCAAGTACGTGACGAAGAACATTTAATTGAGCTTATGCGTGAACCGGATTGGGCTAAACTATACGACCCAGACTTCTGTGCGCAATTGATGCATGTAAATGCACATTATGACTTACTGCTACAAATGCCCGAAGCAGTAAACACTATTCCGCGTCTAGCTATGTTTCTTGCTATTATACGTCCTGCAAAGCGACACTTGGTTGGTAAAACTTGGAAAGAAGTTGCTGAAACTATTTGGGATAAACCCGCTGATGATACTTATTACTTTAAAAAAAGTCACAGCCTTGCGTATGCCAACTTGGTTGTTGTTAATATGAACTTACTGGATACGTCTAACTAACGTAATACTTCTGCGCTTACTACGCTTTGCTGCAATCTCTCTTAAACTTACGTACGGCCCATGTTGTATTACGACATCTTTGCTGTTGAATGTTTTTAAACAAACTCTGAACTCTACCCAATCCTGCTTTAAAAATACGTTAATAGGTATAAGTCTATTACTCTCCCACCACCACTGATCTGCCATTGCTAAAAACACTGTTTTCTGCTCTATAGTACGTAATGCAGCGAAGTCATATATAGTGGTGATGAATTCATCTGCATTTTGAACAATGCCAATATAATCATTTCCACCATACGTTATGAACGATAAGAAGGGATATTGATCGAGTAAAATCTTGTGACTGTCTTCCATGTGATTCCGTATAAATATGTGATAAGGGATAAAACACAGTGCAACTCATCACAAGTTATTTATATGAAAATATTATAGAGGTTCAGGTTCTAGATGATGATCCCACAATTAAAACAAGGAATAGAATCGTGTATAGCAGACCAGTGAAAGTTTATAAAAATATTGACAATATTATCACAATTCAATTTAGAAACAATGACCAAAAGCCTGCTAATATTACAAGTAGAGATTTTACATTTGCGCTAACTGATGGTAATGCAACAGTATGGTCAACTACTGCTAATATTTCGAATGTAACTACTGCGGTTGGTACGGTTACGTTGGACCAAGCAAACATCGCAAACCTAACACAAGAATACTACAATTATACTGTAAGCTATAGTGGAACAGCAGTGGGTAACTTAACACTACCTGCATACACCGACGACAATTGGGGTGCAGCTGGACAAATGCAAGTTATCTCAAACGTTTATTAATCAAATCTCTTGACATCAAAATGGATTTAGCATATAATATAGTATATGCTGAATCTTATCTCCGATTACGTTAAAACAATTCTACCCGCAAAGCGCAAAACAACGCCGAGCGGCTGGACGAGTTTTAACGGTGCATGTTGTATTCACAATGGCGAAGGTGCAGACACAAGAGGTCGTGCTGGACTAACAGCAAATGCCGATGGTTCAGTCAGCTACCATTGCTTCAATTGTAACTTCAAAGCTAGCTATCAACCCGGTAGACATTTAACATTTAAATTTCGTAAACTACTTAGTTGGCTCGGTGCAAATGATGGTGATGTTAAACGCTTAGTAATCGAAGCAATCCGCATTAAAGACTTAGTTGCGCCAGAGCAAGTTAAAATTGAACCCGAAGAGAAGATTGAGTTCAAAGTACGCGAGCTACCCAAAGATGCTATAAGTTTTCAACAGTTAACTACATTTCATCTATTAAATGATTTTAATAATGTACCACCGCTATTGCAATCAGCTGTTGGATATGCCGCTAGTCGCAGAATTGATATGCAAAAATATGATTTCTTTTGGACTGATAGTACAGAGCATAGTCTACATCAACGTGTAATTATTCCAATTATTTGGGAAGATAAAACTATTGGTTATACAAGCCGTGCGTTTACTGATGGTGTTAAACCAAAGTATTACAGCCACTATGAACCCAACGTTGTATTTAACACTAACAATCAACAACGTGATTGGAAGTTTGTTATCGTTTGCGAAGGCCCATTTGATGCTATGGCAGTTGATGGAGTAGCAGTATTAGGCAATGAAGTTGCAGAACAACAAGCAGACATTATTGATGCATTAGGTCGTGAGGTTATTGTTGTTGCTGATGCGGACAAGAGTGGTGCTAAACTTGTTGATGCGGCGATAAAGTATGGGTGGAGTGTTAGCTTTCCTGTATGGCAAGAAGATGCTGACTGCAAAGATATTAGCGATGCGGTAGCTAAGTACGGCAAACTCTTTACATTAAAATCTATCATTGATGCTAAAGAAACGAGCAAATTAAAAATTGAGCTATTAAGAAAAAGGCTATATAATTAACATATGAGCAAAGAATATTCGACTGATCTGCAAAAACTATTTCTTGAAATGATGTTACAAGACCCGCAAAGTTATGTGCGAGTGCAAAACATCTACAATCCCGAAAACTTTGATAGAAGTTTGCGTGAGGCGGCTAAATTTATTAAACAACACAGTGACGAATATAGAACACTACCTACTATTGAACAAGTGCAGGCAGTAACTACAGTCACACTTAAACACGTGCCCGACTTAACCGAAGACCACTATAGCTGGTTTATGACAGAGTTCGAGGGCTTTACTAAACGTAACGAACTTGAACGTGCAATTCTAGCGGCGGCAGATATGTTAGAGAAGGGCGAGTATGACCCTGTAGAAAAACTTATTAAAGACGCTGTACAAATAAGTTTAACTAAAGACATGGGCACAGAATACTTCGAAGATCCACGTGCTCGTATTGACAAATACTTTAACAGTGGTGGACAAGTAAGCACAGGGTGGCCACAAATGGATAAGATATTGTACGGCGGCTTTAGTCGCGGTGAACTTAACATCTTTGCAGGCGGATCTGGTTCAGGTAAATCATTGGTTATGATGAACATTGCGCTTAGTTGGTTGCAAATGGGACTTAGTGGTGTGTATGTAACACTTGAGCTTAGTGAAGAACTATGTAGTCTGCGTACAGATGCTATGCTTACTGGTATGAGTACAAAAGACATTAGAAAAGATATTGATACAACAGAACTTAAAGTTAAGATGGTGGGTAAGAAATCTGGACAATATCGTGTTAAGGGCTTTCCAGCGCAAAGCAATGTAAACGACATACGCAGTTACTTAAAAGAAGTGCAGATACAAACAGGTATTAAGATTGACTTTGTTATGGTGGATTACTTAGACTTAGTAATGCCAGTATCGATTAAAGTTAACCCAAATGATCAGTTTATTAAAGACAAGTATGTTGCAGAAGAATTGCGTAACTTAGCAAAAGAGCTTAACGTATTACTTGTAACAGCATCACAGTTAAATCGTAGTGCAGTTGAAGAAATTGAGTTTGATCATAGTCACATTGCAGGTGGTATTAGTAAGATTAATACAGCAGATAACGTGTTTGGTATCTTTACAAGTCGCGCTATGAAAGAACGTGGTCGTTATCAATTACAATGTATGAAGTCACGTAGTTCAACTGGCGTAGGACATAAAGTAGACTTAGAGTATAATATTGAAACAATGCGTATTACTGACCCTGGTGAAGATATGGCAGGTGACGGCAATGGTGCAAGTCGTAATATCAACAATGTATTAAACAATATTAAGCCAAACTCAACAGTTAATAAAGAAACTGGTGAAATTATAGACCATCCAAAAATCAATGCAACAGTGGATAGTAGCAAACTTAAAGGTATGCTTGCCAGTTTAAAGAATAGCAGTTAATAATGGCAGGATCAAATAATTTCTGCAGATTTCTTTCCAATGGTTATTCGATTAATCTTAATAAGAAATTAGTAGTAAAGCCCTGTTGTTGGTACAGGGGCGAAACACCATTTAATGAAAATTTAGAACAAACTAGAAAGTTGCAATTAGATTCTGTAACCGGATGGATACCGGGATGCTCAGTCTGTCAAAAACAAGAGCAAGCTGGATATAATAGTTTTCGACAATCTAGTTTTGATATAATTCCTGATACCGATGATAATGCTGTTGTGGCCCTGGATATTAATATTGATTTTAATTGCAATGCCGCATGTGTTATTTGCGGGCCAGAATATAGTTCACTATGGGCTAAACAATCAGATAAAAACAAAGTTATTCATATTAAATCGGATTATGACGCTCAATCATATTTAGATACTATTTTAGCTACAGTAGATTTATCGAAGTTGCGGAGAATTAAATTCTTTGGCGGTGAGCCCTTATTAACAGATAGTCATATACAAGTATTAGAAAAAATACCTTATCCAGAACAAGTTGATATTTGGTACACAACCAATGCTAGCATACTACCGACTCCTGCATTGCTTGATCTATGGAGTAAATTTAAACTTGTATATTTCGAAGCAAGCATCGATGGTATAGAAGAACAATTTAACTACATACGTTGGCCATTGAGATGGAATCATATCGAACGTAATTTATTAACTCTTAAGGCCACTGCACCAGTTAATGTATTATTTAGAATTAACCATACACTCAATCCATTTAATATTTTTTACTATGATAGATTAGAACAATGGGTGCATACAAATCTTGCAACTAATAGAGTGGGCGATGCCACTGAAATTAATATTCATCCGTGTTGGGGAGATTGGGGATTAGATCGAACTCCGCTAGCATTACGAAAAGTAATACATGAAAAATATACTAATCAATATGTCTCGACGATATTACCAACTAATGTGATGCCGATTGATCCTATCATTGAATTTACTAACCAATGGGATTCTATTAGAAATAATAATTGGCGCACAATTTTTTCAGAGATAGTTAAGTATTTCGATTGATCATATTAACAAATTCGGGTAAGAAATCATCAATCGAAATACTCTTTAACTGATCTTGTTTCTTAATTTCATTTAAACATTTTGCAAATTGTAAATCATCCGACGATTCATGTGCCCGAAACAAACTAACTGGTAATTGTTTTTTAGTTTCTTCTGGCAACGCATTAACAGAAAAATGTAATGGATAATCGACCATGTTATGATTGTGCGGTAATCCCAATTGTTCAAACCATTCAATAGTTTCGTTATAATATAATATATTTAAATTACTAATTGTGTAACTAACTGATAAATTTATGTTTGAGTTTTTGTATATTTCTATATTATCTAATAGAGTCGACCATTTTAGTGGATACCGCATGTATTCGAATACTGGCCCGATGCCATCTATACTCAGGCATAAATTTACATTATTGAATTGTTTTAAAATATTAAGTTGATACGGAGTTAATTCAACCGATCCGTTTGTGGTCATTGATATAAAACAAGCAGTGTTACCGATTTCTATTAATTTTTCCAATAATTCAAAATTCTTTTTCTCATACAACGGCTCGCCGCCGACAAAGGTTATCATTGTTGCATCAGTTAATACCACCGAATCTAATATACTCTGATTTGTTATTTTAAAAGTCTTGATTTTCTTTAATGTTGCCCATGCAGTGCTTGCGGTTGGGCCGCATGTAACACACGTACTATTACATAAATTTGACGTATATAATTTGATAATCCGCGGACTAAATTTACCATTGCGGCAGTCTTCTTCAACGAACTGTATAGCTTTATCAGTATAGAAGTCGAACATAGCATTTTTTAATTGTCGGTCACTGGTATTACCTTGATCTTCTAGATGCCAACATTTTTGGCATGCCGCCGGTCGCTTATCATCGAGGATTTCTTCTTGTAATTGTGCTATATTCGTATGGGACGGAAGTAAACAACAAGGAGTTGTAAAACCAGATTGATTATATTCGGCACCGTAGAATGGCATTACACAGAAAGATTTATTCATTGTAATTTTACTTATCTTATGCTATACTTAAAGAAATAAATTAAATTTGATTACACATAAATAATACAAATGGAGCAAGATCTTGCAAAAGCGCACACGTAGTATCCTTACTGAGCTTGATGAGCTATTACAGCACAAGGATAAAGCAAATCTGATTGAAAGCAGAGCTAATAACATCATTAACGGTGCTATTAACCTTATTAATCACATACGTGAAAACTACGATGCAGAGCAAGCTGGTGAATTAGAACGACGACTGCTTAATGCAATTAAAGGACAAGACCCTGCAAAATTTGCACGTGGCATACGGAAATTAAAAGATGAAGATTAATGAAATATTGGTCGAAGCAGAGATTGACGATTTAATAGCACAATCTACCGCCCCTGAAGTTAAAAAACCCGGAATTATGCAACGAGTAAAGGGCGCAACAGTTGATAGATTTAATGCATCGGCCCAACGCGGCGCCGCGAATGTTGCTCAACGCAAAGCAACTCCTGGAATACTTGGCGCAGTAGCTAAAGGAATAGGCGCAGTAACGAATACAATTGATAATGCTCCACATGGCATACCATCTAGTTATGCAGTACTACCAAAAGACACAGATGCAACAATGGACAGAGTACCACAAGCATCAACAAACGCCGCCAGTGAACCAATAGTTGCTCCCCAGAATGCAGCATATTTAAGAACCCTTGCTAAAAATAAAATAGCAACAACAGGAACAGATTCGCCAGAAGTAAATGCTGTAATTAAATCAGCCGGTTTATTAAAATAATAATAGAGAACATATATGAAGATTAATGAAATATTAACAGAAAATACTGTAGATGAAGGCTTTGTTGATTCAGTTAAAAATCTAGGGCAAAATTTTGCTAGTGGACTTAAAGGTGGTGCCAAAATAGGCGCACGAAATGCACAAGGAAAATTTACTAAAGCTGGCTTAATTGCAACTGCAGCTAACAAAATAGGTAAAGGAGTAGCTGCAATACCTAAACTTCAACAAGCGTTCGCTGCGGCAAAAACAGGATACCAAGCATCACAAACATCAAGACAACAGGCAGAACAAACTAAAAAAGTTGCGTCTGGAGCATTACAAAAATGGGTTGCTGTTGATCAAAATATTAAATTATCGGGTACTCAGTCACAGCCTGCGCAAGCAGTGCAATGGTTTACTAAATTTACAGGAGTTGCACCAACCATCGCTCCTGCCAATACATCACTTAATGTAATGACACAGTGGATAACTAAAGAAATTTCTAATTTTATGGCAGCACGTGCATTAGCACCGGCTGAAGCGCCAAAGCCACTGGCAGCCAAGGTAGCTAAACCGATTAAACCAACTGCATTACCAACAATAGGTGGTATCGGCCCAACCGATCCTAGATATGCTGCACTTGCCGCTAAAACTAGTACCGCACCAGCAACACCAACAGTTTAATCCTCTAATTTATCGGGCAACATAGGAAAACGAACAAATGCAACTGCACGAAATACAAAATAAAAGTCCTAGTTGGCAATTAGTGGAAGCTACTGGAATAAAAACACCATCAATTCATATAGAACACTTAGAAGATTTAATCTTTAATAGTGGCTATGTGGGTGCGCAAGCGGCATTAAACTATGTAGAAAGTTTACGTGCTATGTTAGCAGAAGGCACTGGCACAACTACACAGCTTACAGTTAAATGGGATGGCGCTCCTGCAATTATCTGTGGTATTGACCCGAGTGATAGTAAGTTTTTTATTGGTACTAAATCAGTATTTGCTAAAGGTGAGCCAAAACGTTGTAAAAATGCAGCAGACATTGACAAATGGTACAGCGCACAACCAGAGCTTGCTACTAAATTACTTTCAGCATTAAAACATCTCCCAAAACTTGGCATCGGTGGTGTTATACAAGGTGATTTGATGTTTACAGAAGGCGATGTAAGCACAGTATCTATCAATGATGAAGATTGCTATGTATTCACTCCAAACACAATTACGTATGCAGTACCAGTTAATAGCAACTTGGGTAAACGTATTGCAAAAGCTAGTCTTGGCATTATATTCCACACTAGCTACGAAGGCACGTCACTAGAGACAATGACAGCAAACTACGGAGTAAACGTAGGTAGCTTGCATCAAACATCGGCAGTATGGTTTGATGACGCAACGTATAAAGACTTTACAGGTGTTGCAAGTTTGACTCCAACCGAAAATGCAAGCATACAAAAACAAATTGCTGCTACTACAGCGACAATGGAAAAGATCGGGCAAGCTCGCTTTGACATTATACTAAACAATAAAGACTTTGCACGTAGCATTAAGCCATTCATAAATCAAATGGTTAGACAAGGCGAACAAGTGGGCGAACCATTGCAGTTCTTACAAAAGTTTGTTAATTACTACAACGATGAACTAATGAAAGGCATTGAAGATTTAACAGGTGGCATTGCTGGACGTGCGGCACAGGCTCGCTTGGTTAAGATTAAAGAAAAAGAACAATGGGTAGCAGACAATGCCAACAACCTATTGATCATACTTGCTACGTACAAACGAGTTATCGAACTTAAACATGCACTAATGCGTAAACTACAACAGGTGGACAGCATTGGCACATTTCAAAAGACTAACGACGGTTATAAAGTAACTGCTCCAGAGGGATTTGTTGCAATAGGACACGACGGCGGCGCAATTAAGTTAGTTGATAGGCTCGAATTCAGCAGAACTAACGCATTACGCCGCGCCTAAAAACAAACATTATCATACAGAATTTTGTACAGATGATAAATAAAAGTATGCGCATAAAAGCGTAAACTTAAAATTAGGAGAAATATTATGACTACACCAGCTCGCGTTAACGGTGGTGCTTTACCAGTAGTAACAACAGGTCGTTCATTACAAATGTTCACAATCGGTTTAACAGGAGTACACACAAGTCCTTCAGCAGTTGATAGTGACTTTGAAAAACTAGTACGTGCTATCGAAACAATCGGTACTGTTGAAATCTTAGGTACACCAGCAGGAGATGCATTCCGTGTTGCTATCTCAGGTACACAAGTTACAGCAACTTCAGGTACAGCTTCATTACAAGGTATCTGTAATGCAGCAGTTGCAACTACTACAGTTGCAGACTACACATTCTAATATAAAACATTAAAATGTAAACTAAAAAGGCCACAATAATTTGTGGCTTTTTTTATGACTATAAATATTGCTATGGAAGCATTATATCGGTATCGAGCATACACCTTAATAGATATAACCGAAACTAAAGTACTAACACAATCAGCGGAATTACAGAAGCAACGCAATCAACAGCGTAACTGGGAAACAATAAATCAGTTACTAAGTTTGCGAGCACAGTTATTAGAATTTACTTATCTGTCTGTTATAACTGCTGATGTTGCAGAGTATGCGTTTGGGGTTAACTATGTAGGAACACACAACATTTGGTCGTTTGACTTTGCAGTTGACCGCGACGATGTGTATGCGTTTAATCACGACAAGTATGGCGCATTAAAAGATGACTTTAAAATTACACCAATTATACTTGGGTTAGACGAAACAGCAAAACCTCCGCTACCCTTATTCTACGCAAGTGGTGTGAATAATAATATCTACTTTAAAACACGTACTTAACAATATCTCAATATAACTAAATATTAGTTAGATGCAACAACAATAATCATGGCACATATTAAGGCATAACCTAGGCTCAACGAATACGCATCGCTACTATATAAAAGAGAGCGATAATGGCAAGTAAACCTACAGAAATCGAGAAGCAAAATTTAGAAGCACATGTCGAACTATGCGCCGTAAGGTACGGTAGCTTGGAAACTAAATTAAACAACTTAGAACAGCGCATGGATAAACTTGAGCTGCATCTGATTGACATTAAAAACAGCCTAACCGACAAAATATCGGGTGGCGACAAACAAACCATCAGCATCTTCACAACTATGATGGGCGTTGTACTAGCAGGTCTTATTGGCTTTATCTCTCATTCACTATTTAAATAAAACTCCTTAACGTTATCCTGTAATAAATACTTTATAGGATAACATCATGAAAATTGTTGAACTCACAAACAAACTATTACTAACAATCACAAACGAAGAACATGAACTACTAGAACAGTTCACAGGCGATACTAGTATTGCTAAAAGTCAATTAGACGAACGCGAACAAATGATCGCAAATCAACTCACAGTCAAAGATGTACTGTTAAGAACAAATGAAGCCGGAAAAATCTATTACAAAAAACGTATTGACTGAAATTGACATTGAAAAAATACGTCGATTTACAGAGGCCGAACTTGCTAAACACAGTAAAGGTCCGCTCCCATTCTGCTATCAACTTGGCGCAGATACATTAATAGTTGGCAAGTATAAAATAGTAAAAATTACAGACAAAAACTGGCGCATAACTAAAGATAACGAACAAGTATTTGACTTCTTTAATAGAAAAGATGCTATATTTTACTGCATTGCGCTACATAAGCACAAATACGAATTAGCTCAAGAAGTACGTATCAACGATAACTTAATTGGTATACTTGAATTTGATGCTATACTGTACAGATATCGTTATAAGCAAGCACAAGAGAACAACGATGATTGGAAGATTACATTATATTCTAATAAATACACTGAAACTATGTTACGAATTGAAGAATCGAAGAAACAATTAAAGAAGTCTATCGTTTTGATAAATAATATTAAATAATTGCATTCAGGAAGAACTAAACATGAAACTATCAGAAATGTCATCAACATCAGCAAAAAGACTTAACAAGGTATTGGAAAGTCGATTCGGCTTTGCTATTGATTATGATACATTGTCTATCTCTAAGGCACAACGCTTAGGTGAAACAATATCATTAAACTTAAACAAAATCCGTCATAGTGCGGATTTTCACAGAGCAGAAACAAATCCACGTTACATGGAGTTGTTAACTGTACAAGAAGGCTTAAACACTTGGCTTACTGAACAACATCAACAACTTAACGAAGGTGAAGTTGGCAATGCAGAAGTATTATTAGCTGCTAAAGATATGGTTGATAGTGTACAAGATACAATTGAGAAAGTTGGCAAAATGCAAAACGAACAACTTCCACAATTACTTGACAGTATCCGTGACCAAATTGGTTCAGAACAAGCTGATGCATTTAAAGCGGCAGTTGGTGGTACACTAGACCAATTAATGCAAAACTTACAACAAGCACGTGAAGGCGTTGACTCTGGTGTACGTGTATTAAGTGGCGAAGCAGTTGATCAACCAATGGCTATGCCAGGTGATGACTTAGGTGGCGCTCCTGATTTAGGCGGCCTTCCTCCTCCAGCAAGCGACTTTGATGCAGAAGAAGGTGGTGCGGATGGCTTCGCAGCAACTGATGCAGCTGTAGGCGGAACTGAAACATTGGGTAGAGAATTGCGTTAATGCGTTTACGCGAATTCGCAGGTGAAAACAATAGTGCTCCAGAGTCTAACTTAGTTACTGCTCTGGAGTTATTACGTCACCGTTCACAAGACAAATCAACACCAGCAACAATCAGTACTAAAAGTCTTATTAATCTAGTATTAAACACAGACAAAACATTCAGCTACGATGCTTTGGTTGATGCAAACGAAAATAATCCAGCAGTAAAAAATCTTATTAAAAGTTTTAACAAAGACCAAGTTATCCTTGCTCCATTAACGGGCGAAGACGAAGATTCAACTACAACTAACACAGATGGCGCTACCCAAAATACATTCCAAGCACCGGTAGATGATGTTAGTAGCATGGCAAATCGCGCTGCCAAATCACGCGGCGCACCAATAGCACAATAACCAAATAACCAAAATACATTGACTTTATACTATAAATAGTGTAGTATTGTAATATACTATTGGAGGTATTATATGAGCTATTCAGCAGCGGTCTTGGACCATTATGAAAATCCAAGAAATGTAGGATCTTTAGACAAGGAGAATGCGCAAGTTGGGACCGGAATCGTCGGTGCCCCAGCTTGCGGATGACAGGTGACGTCATGAAGTTACAAATTCAAGTCGAAGATGGTATTATAATCGATGCAAAGTTTAAAACATACGGATGTGGGTCGGCAATTGCTAGTTCTAGCCTAGTAACAGAATTGCTTAAAGGTATGACATTAGATGAAGCATACACAATTAAAAACTCAGCAATAGCAGAAGAACTTGCATTACCCCCAGTTAAGATACATTGTAGTGTATTAGCAGAAGATGCTATTAAAGCGGCTATTGCAGATTATAGGAATAAACAAGGATAAGAAATGGCTTGCCCATTACACAATACAGAATATCAACAATATTGTTGTTTACATGATAAACATCAAGAGGATAATACATTTGAACAATGCGAACATCAACAGGCATGTAGCTATCTTATTAACAATCAACAAGGGGTCGAAATAGAATGGAAGAGGAAATCGAAAGCCCGTGCGTCGGCGCATGCGGATTATTTGATGGAGTTTGCCGCGGTTGTGGTAGAACAACAGACGAAGTAGTAGAATGGTACAATTTTACAAACGAACAAAAACAAGCAGTATTAGATCGGATATTCAATTAATTAAATGGAACACTTTGATGTTGTAATAGTAGGTGCTGGAATGGCAGGTATCCAATCGGCGTATTATTTACAGCATGATTGCCCTGACCATTCCTATATCATTTTAGAAGCCCGTGATAATATTGGCGGCACTTGGGATTTATTTAAATATCCTGGAGTAAGATCCGATAGTGATATGTATACATACGGATATAGTTTTAATCCATGGAAAGGAAATACTCAATTTCCTAACGGCAGTGATATTAACAATTATATTAAACAAACAGCAGATAACAATAATATTAGTCAACAAATTCGATATAATCACAATGTAACTACAATCGAATGGAAAAATAATAAGTGGTACATCACATTAGTGGATCGCCCAACTATTACGTGTCAATTTATTATGATGTGTTCGGGCTATTTTAATTATAAAAATCCTCATACTCCTGAAATCAAAGATACAACTCAATATGCAGGGCAAATAGTACATCCACAACATTGGCAGGAACTTGACTATAAAGATAAAGATATTACTATTATCGGCAGTGGAGCAACTATGGTTACATTGGCTCCTGAACTAACCAAGCAAGCAAAATCAGTTACTGTAATTCAACGCAGTCCGGGTTATATAGTAAGCGCACCTAGACAACAGAAAAGTTCTCGGGTTAAACGGCTATGGCAAGGACTTAAATTTTATAATTATTGCAGAAATAATCCATTAGAGGCATCTACTTTATTAACTAGGTATGATAGACCTAACTATTATCCTTGGGAACAACGATTATGTCTAACTTTAGATAATGAATTTTTTGATTGTGTAGACAATGGCAAGATTCGGTTAATAACGAGTATAATCGATAGCTACGTTAAAGATGGAATTAAACTTGAAACTGGCCAAATTATTAGCAGCGATATTGTAATTACTGCTACTGGACTCGAGATAAAATTATTAGGCGGAGTTAATATAATAGTAAATGGTATCTCAATCGATATACATGATACTATATTTTATAGAGGAACAATGTTTACCGGAGTTCCAAATTTAGCAATGGCATTTGGGTACGTAAATCAGAGTTGGACATTACGCTGTGAATTAATTAGTCATTACGTTATCCGTATATTGAAATATATGAAAAAAAAGAATTTGTATTCGTGTACTCCGAGTATTTCAAATTTCGATAGCACTCCAATTGACTTTCCACTAAAGGCAAATTATCTTTTAAGATCAAAAGAAAAATTTCCAAAGCGAACCTGGCAGTTATATCAAAATTATTACAAAGAATGGTTTAATTTTAAGTTTTGTAATCTAAAAAAAGGAATGATATTTAAATGATTAGTTTAACGGAATTGGCTGCAGAGAAAATTAAGAAAAGCATCACTGCTCGTGGAGCAAACACGCTAGGTATTAAAATTGGCGTCAAAACTGCTGGCTGTAGTGGTATGAGTTATGTTCTTGAGTTTGTTGATCAACTATCTGTAAACGATATTGAATATAAGTGTCATGATGTTAGTATTTTTACTACACCAAAAGATTTAGTTTATGTCAATGGCCTAAAAATGGATTGGAAACGTGAAGGGCTTAATGAGGGATTTGAATTTATTAATCCAAATGCTACCGGCGAATGTGGCTGCGGTGAGTCATTTACTGTATGAATAGTATAAATCATTGGGCCGAGGGTATAATACCAAAAACAAAAAATCCACCCGGGGATTCGTATTGGAGTGGCAGTGATTCGGAGGAATCATTTAAAAATACAATGCCACCTGGCTGGAGCGAAACTAGTATAATTTATAGATACAATTCTTACGGATATCGAACTACTGAATTTGATTTTGCAAGTCCATTACCAAATATTTTGTGTCTAGGTTGTAGTTTCACTGAGGGAATAGGAAACAGAGAAGAAGATTCATGGGTATCTATAATTAAGAATTCTTTCCCACAATATAATGTATATAATTTAGGTGTTGCCGGAGCAAGCAACGACACTATAGCTAGAATTTTAACCAATGTAGTATCGTTATTCAGTCCCGAGCATGTTTTTATCCTGTGGACAATGGCTAATAGATTCGAATCATATCATACTCCAACTCCGAGGCACCCGGCTATTAAACTGCATGGTCCGTGGGATAAAATTTCCACAGACACTTTGTTTTTATATGATAATCTGCAAAGTTATAATAATTTTGCCAAAAATAAACTTCTAGTTAATCAATTAAGTAAAAATTACAATTTTAAATTGCACGAATTAGAAGCCAATACATATATCACTTCTTTTATACCCACAGATTCTGCTAGAGATTCGCATCCTGGTCCGTCGTGGCAGAAACAGGTTGCAACTGAATTTCTAAGAGTATACAATAATTAAATGCTTATACAAAAATACGACTATACACCCATCAATCGCCAGAGCGTGGATGGAAAACGACTTTACAGTTTGCCCGATGGCAGTAAAGTTCCTTCAGTAACAACAATTCTCGACAAAACAAAGTCCGCCGAAAGTAAAGCGGCACTTGATAACTGGCGAAAAGCTGTTGGTGAGAAAAAAGCTCAAGAGATTACTACAGAAGCCGCCAATCGCGGAACACGTATGCACAAATGGTTGGAAGACTATGTGCGTAATGGACGCGATATGGGCGAGCCCGGTACTAACCCCTACAGTATGCAAAGTCATAAGATGGCGCAGACAATTGTAGAACAGGGCTTAGTACATGTAGACGAGGTATGGGGAATTGAAGTACCATTATATGTATCTGGACTGTATGCTGGTACAACTGACGCTTGTGGTGTACATAAAGGTAAACCAGCTATTTTAGACTACAAACAGACCAATAAACCGAAGAAAACAGAGTGGGTTCAGGACTATTTCCTCCAGTTATGCGCTTATGGACTAGCACACAACGAAACACACGGAACTGACATTAAACAAGGTGTTATTCTAATGTGCAGTCAAGACTTCCAGTATCAGACATGGACAGTTGAGGGCGAGGAATGGGATATGTGGACAGAAAAATGGTTGAAAAGGGTAGAGCAGTATTATAATCTCAGCTAAATATAAAATATAGATGAGGTTAATAACATGGCTGTAGTACAAATTTCAAAAATACAAATCCGTAGAGGATTACAAGAAGATTTGCCACAATTAGCATCGGCTGAGTTGGGCTGGTCAATTGATGAACGTAGATTATTCATTGGTAACGGTACATTAGCAGAAGGTGCTCCTACTACCGGTCGTACAGAAATTCTCACTGCACAATCTATATTCTCAGAATTGGCAGCTATCACAGTATTGCAAGGTAATGTTGCTAATATAGAAGCCGATGTTACTACTATACATTCTGATATTGCTAATTTACAATTACTTACAGGAGTTAATTCGCTTACTTTAGCAAATAACACAACTGCTAATATCGGAATAGTAGATACTCCTACTACAATGTCGTATGCTATTACTAGGAATTCCAAACGACGAGTAGGCACATTAACTGCTGCAAATTACGGATCAACAACTTCAGTAGATGATGAATATACCGAAACTGCTGATATCGGAGTAACTTTTGGATTTACTGGTAATGTACTGTATTATACAACAACTAATATAGTTGGACCAAGCAATGTTGCAGAAATGAAATTTCATGTAACGATATTTAATTAATATACTTGTAATAAATTGTGATAACATGTATACTATACTGAGTATATAAATATCTTACCGCAGTTAATAAAATAGTAAATACAACACAACATTCAACAATACAAATTTAGAGCAGTACTAAATTAAGAGGTCATCAAATTGAGTATCATTCAAGTAATAAAACGTAGCGGTAGTCGCGCTCCGTTAGCAGTAGATAAATGGCAAGCCCAGATTACAAAAGTATGTGCTGGGATTGCAGATGTAAGTCAGTCAATGATTGAAATCAAAGCACAACCACACTTTTACGATGGCATTAGTACACGAGAGATTGATGAAATTACACTCCGTGCTATCGTAGATCTAATAGACGTAGAACACAATCCAGATATCGGACATACAAACTATCAATACGTAGCAGGCAAGCAACGCTTATCTATGTTACGTAAAGATGTGTATGGCGACTATGAGCCACCTCGCTTGTATGATATTGTTAAGACAAATGTAGCGACAGGATTGTATACAGCAGAACTACTTGAATGGTATACAGAAGAAGAATGGGATAAAATGGATTCGTTCATTGACCATACTAAAGATGAATCATATTCATATGCGGCCATTGAGCAATTAATTGAAAAATATCTTGTACGCAATCGTGCAACTAAACAGATATATGAAACTCCACAAATACGATATATCATTGCAGCGGCAACTGTATTTCATAAAGAAGAACCTAACAGCGCACGTATGCGTTTTATTAAAGAATACTACACATGCGCAAGTGACAGCCTTTTCACCCTTGCAACGCCTGTTCTCGCCGGCCTCGGTACCCCAACTAAACAATTTAGTTCATGTGTACTAATTAAAGCAGACGATGACTTAGATAGCATATTTGCATCTGGTGAAATGATGGCCAAGTATGCTAGTAAACGTGCGGGTATTGGTCTAGAAATTGGGCGCCTACGTAGTCTAGGTTCGCCTATACGTGGCGGCGAAATACAGCACACAGGTATGATTCCATTCTTAAAGAAATGGTTCGGTGATTTACGTAGTTGCAGTCAAGGTGGTATACGTAATGCAAGTGCAACTGTATTCTATCCAATTTGGCATCATCAATTTGACGACTTAATTGTACTTAAAAACAATCAAGGTACAGATGAAACACGAGTCCGCCACATGGACTATGGTGTTGTACTAAGTGCGTTCTTTTGGAGACGATTTAAAAATAAAGAGAACATTACATTCTTTGACCCAAATGAAGTGCCAGATTTATACGAAGCATTTTACAGCAACACGGAACTATTTGAAGAACTATATGTTAAGTACGAAAAACAAAAGAACTTACGTAAGAAAACAATGTCGGCCGAAGAAGTGTTTAAAGGTGGCATATTAAAAGAACGTACAGATACAGGACGTATCTATCTAGTGTTTATTGATAACGTTATGAAGCAAGGACCATTTGATCCGGAATATCATACCATTTATCAAAGTAATCTGTGTTGTGAGATTTTACTACCCACTAAGCCATTCAAACGCTTAGATGATCCAACTGGTCGCATTGCCCTGTGTACACTTGGTAGTATAAATTGGGGTGCTTTCCGCAATCCAGAAGATATGCGCCGCGCCTGTCGTATCTTACAACGTAGCTTATGTAACATTTTGGATTATCAAGATTTCTTGTCGATACAAAGTAAACTAAGCAACGATGAACTACAACCACTTGGCATCGGTATTACTAACTTAGCATATTGGCATGCTAAACGCAGTCTACAGTACGGCGAAAAAGATGCATTGCAAGAAGTTAAAAGCTGGATGGAACATCAAGCATTCTACTTAACAGAAGCAACAGTTGAACTTGCTAAAGAACGTGGCCCATGTTTAGACTCTGATAAAACACGTTACGGCCAAGGTACATTTCCGTGGGAGAATCGTGCTAACGGAGTTAATGAGTTAGCAGACTTTACGCCCGAACTAGATTGGGAACCATTACGTAATAATATGAAACAATATGGTGTACGCAATGCTACATTGATGGCAATTGCACCAGTTGAATCTAGTTCGGTAGTTATTAACAGTACAAACGGTATTGAAATGCCGATGAGTTTAATCAGTGTTAAAGAAAGTAAGGCAGGTAGCTTTACACAAGTTGTTCCAGAATATCATAAATTGAAAAATAAATATCAACTCATGTGGGAACAGAAAGATTGTAGCGCATACTTAAAAACTGCGGCAGTACTTGCGGCTTATGTTGACCAATCAATTAGTACAAATACTTTTTACAATCCAGCGCACTTTGCGGACAGAAAAGTACCAACTACATTAATTGCTAAGAACTTAATGCAAGCACATATATGGGGATTAAAAACATTTTACTATAGTTTGATTAATAAACAAGGTAGTAAGATGGTTGCAGAAGTAGCGCCAACTATGGCACCGATAGATTATGATGATGAAGAGGGCTGCGAAAGCTGCAAATTATAATGGACAACTACGAGATTTTTTATAGAACATTTTTGACAGAAATGCCGTGGGTTGTTCCTGCTAATAATGCATTTGAAGCACAACATCAAATGTTAACAGAACTACTATCTGATGGAATAGAGCCAGAACAACTTGGTAATAATGTTTATAAACTAACATCTGAAAACCAATTAACATATTGGATAGGAACCGCAGATGCTGCTAGTGTCGCTATTATTGTCGACACCGAAGTAAATGGCAATTTTTGTAAAGTTACATTGACCTCGAAAAATCCAGCAATTGCATCTAAAGTATCACCTTATGCTAGTGATTTGTATCTGCTTATTAAACAGGATCTTTCAAATTTAAATTTAGTTTTTGCTAGTGATAGTATGTTATCTGCTGATGCAGTAAAGTTATGGACAAGAATAGCTAATCAGGGAAATCACATATCTGTATATGATACACAAGCATCACAATATGTATTGAACCCAGTTATGTCATCGGATGAATTGTCTAAATATCTCGGCGATCACAATCACAGTCGATATGTATTCGTATTGTCGGAATCTAAGGAGCAGTATGTAGGAACTCGGCATGCTATTGGATTAATGGAACTTAAACGTAATGCAGGATACCCTTTACACGAATTATTCGAACAATTAAAGAAGAAATAATATGTCACTAGCACAATACAATTTAGCAAAACAAACAAACTATCTACAACGTAAGATGTTCCTTGACCCAGCCGGACCAGTAACAGTACAACGTTTCGAAGAAGTTAAGTATAACAAGATTGCAGACTTTGAAGCTACTGCTCGTGGTTTCTTTTGGCAACCAGAGGAGATTAGTTTAAGTAAAGATGCCAATGATTTTAAGAGTGCCAGTGATGCAGTAAAACACATTTTTACTTCTAACTTGTTACGTCAAACAGCATTAGATAGCTTACAAGGTCGCGCACCTAATCAAGTGTTTGGCCCAGTCGTAAGTCTACCGGAGCTAGAAGCGTTAATTAGTAATTGGTCATTTTTTGAAACTAACATTCATAGTAAAAGTTACAGTCACATTATTCGTAACATTTACAACGTACCAAAGGATGTGTTTAACACGATCCATGATACACAAGAGATTGTTAGCATGGCTAGCACAATTGGAAACTATTACGATAAATTACATGTAATTAATTGCCAAAAAGAACTTGGTATGAAAATTAGTGAAACAGATCACATTAAAGCAGTATGGCTGGCCTTACATGCTAGCTATGGTCTAGAAGCATTCCGCTTTATGGTATCATTTGCTACAAGTTTGGCTATGGTAGAAAATCGTATCTTTATTGGTAACGGTAATATCATTAGCTTAATCCTACAAGACGAGTTGTTACACAAAGAATGGACTGCCTTTTTAATTAATCAAGTAGTTAAAGAAGACCCACGCTTTGCTGCAATTAAAGCAGAATGTGAAGCTGAAGTATATCAAATGTACTTAGACGTTATTCGCGAAGAGAAAGAATGGGCCGATTATTTGTTCAAAATGGGTCCGGTTATTGGTCTAAACGCTAATATTCTTAAAGAATTTGTTGATTATACAGCCGTAGATGCCTTGAAACAAATTGGTATACGTTACACTAGCCCTGCACCTAAATCGACACCGATTCCGTGGTTTAATAAACATACAGATACAAGCAAGAAACAAACAGCATTACAAGAATCTGAATCAACTAACTATGTTATTGGAGTTATGTCGGATGAGATGAACTACAACGATTTACCATCACTATAATAATAAAAGGAGCCGAGATGTTAACAGTATATAGTAAAAATAATTGCCCGTTTTGCGAGCAGGCTAAGAATTTATTAACAACAAAAAAGATTGCATTTGAAGTAATTAAAATTGATGAAGATGATGTAGCACGTGAATGGTTGTTGGAACAACGTCATCGCACAGTGCCGCAAATTTATCGAGATGGCAAACTATTTGTTGAAGGTGGCTTCCAAGGCTTAAAAAAATTAACCGATGAACAATTAAACGAAATGTTAGGGGAAACAAGTGCTAGTAACTAATAAGTATGACCGAGATACATTAGTATCATTTAAATTAGTAAATGGCGATGAAGTTATTGCTAAAGTAGTTGAAGAAACTGCTGATGAATTTATTGTATCTAAACCAATGATAGTGGTTCCAAGCCCACAAGGCATTGGCCTGATGCAAAGCCTGTTTACATCTGAGTTAAATAAGAGTATACACATTGATAAACGTCATGTGATGTTACATGCACAAACAAGTAACGAATTAGTAAATCATTATATACATACAACAACAGGCATTGAGCCAATTGGTGCCGGCGGCATTATAACTTAGGATTTAGAATGGCAGAACATGATATATCGCTGGTAACAGCTAAAGCAGGTAGTGTAGTACTAGAAAATCTTAAACCATCTCTAGCTACACCTGCTGGGGCACTTACGCCAGCGACATTAACTGCTATAGCCGGATTGGCTAAAGGTGGTGCACTACAAATTGCTCCAGCTGTTACTTCTGCAATCTCGGCGATGCAAGATAAAGCTGCCCTGTATGGTAATGTTCTGTCTCCTAGTTATAATCCCACACTTGCCGCAGATCTAGCATTGGCCGCAACAAATCTAGACACACAGAGTAAACAATTATTGCCAGCAGGTAATCCAGCAGCATTTGGTCAGGTAGTAATGCAAGCACAGGGCCATATTGCCGATGCATTGGAAATAAAATCAGCTACTAGCTTTATAGCAAATACTTCATTTGGCGATTACGGTAGCGGCATATCAAGTATTAGTTCAATGGCCACACAAGGAGTAGATAAAGTACTAGGCGATCTACCAAGTGCCGCCAAAGCATTTACTGCGGCAGGACCTGCGTTTGATCTTAAAGATATGAATAATTTTGGTTCTTCGGCCGGCCTAGTTAACAAAATATCAAGTCTTAAATTAGGAAATGCATCGGGCCTAAATGCAGAATTAACTAAAGCCGGAGTTGACATTACCCAGATGCACGATCCAGTGTATGCTTCATCTATTGATAAAGTACTGAATTCAATTACCGACCCTAAAATTATATCTACAATAACCAATCAAATGGGCATTGTTCCTCCGGCCGGAAAAACCATATATGCATCAATTGGGTCAATGGGGTCAGATATTGCGCCAGTAGTTGGGGTAGGTGGTGTGCAAAGTCTTAAAGATTTAACTGATATTAAAAAATTATCTAATCCAGCTGACGTTGCTGGTATGTCTACAGACTTGAAAGGAGTTGCTACTAAGCTCGGTGATATGGGTGCAAAATTTGATAGCCCAGCTGCTGCGGCAAGTATGTTAAATGGAATTACTATCCCTAGCGTTCCTAAATTAGATGCATTTGCACCAAGTTTGGGCGGACTGATGGGTGACTTAAAAGGCGATATAGATGGTATGACTGGATTAGGCAACGGTGCGCATGGTCTTCCAAATATGACAGACTTCACGCAAGCCGCAGCTGGTGGTCCAAAAATTAATGATATGGCCGCCGCCCTAGCATCGGGTAGCGAAAGTGCAATAACAGCGGCAGTAGCAGGTGTGCATGCAATGATTAGTACAACCTCTAGTTTAATGCTTAAAGCAGGAGTTGATTTAACTACACCAACTCCTGCTAGTTTAGGAAGTATTAAGAGCTTTGGTATGGGACTACATCCATTGGGCGCAGACGCTAGTGGGTCGGGAGTAACAGATGTATTGCACAATATGGCAACAGATGATGCACACGGCGAAGCAATTAAAGCAAGTTTAGCTGAAGGTAAAAATAAATTACTCATGCAAGCTCATGGCATTGCTCCGTTACAATTTACTCCGACTAGTAATCCATTTTCTGGATTGCCAAGCGCAGCCGGTGACAATAGTCTTTCTGGTGGATCAACTTTACTCGGCGGTAGTTAGCCATGATATTAAATCCTATTGTTGAGTATGTAAGTATTTCAAAATGGGTAGCAGGCTTGATTAACAAAAGAATCACTCCACACAACTTTGTCAGACAACTTGGCAAACATCTTAATAAACATCATTCAATTAAAGTTGATTTCTACTGTGGCGATAATAGTATACTTTCACCGGGTGACTTTACATTTGGTGCAGAGTACGACCCTAACTTAGATGAAGAACGACGTAAGCAATTCAAACTAACTCTTATAATTAATCAGGCTAAAAAATCTCCATGGCTTATTACAGGCAAGATAGCAGATGATCTTACCCTTGAATTAGTTGAATCGTTGGTACATGAATACAGACATCAACATCAATATAGAAGTCGTCGCTTTATAATGAATAGAGGTTATGTTAGTAAGCACAGTAATGCAACAAATGACCAAGAATATTTAGGCATGCCCGATGAAATAGATGCGTATGCCGCAAACATAGCCGCTAGATTCTATATTTTAAAATACAAGTTAAATACTATAGAACCAATGGAGAGCTTAGATTTAGAACACTACCGCCGTACATTTGGAAGTGATCATTTAGTAATGCGTAAATTACTAAAGAAGATTGCAAAAAATATAACTTATCTTAAGGCACATGATAATGGCAAAATCCGAAGAAGAAGTAAGTGTAGAGTACGTAGACCAAATTAGTCCAGTAGATGATGCCGACATTTATGTGTTTGCAGTTAAAGCAGATGGTACTGCTAAGTTTGTTATGATACCAGAGTCTGATATTGGTGCAGTCCACCCAAACATTAAATTAATATTTGAAATACTTGGTATGGATGCAGATGTATTAGAAACGCATACGTTACAATAAGTAATCGCTGTATTTCAAAAGAAACATTGTATGTAACTGTTCATCCCAAAAGTCTAAGCGTATAGTAGTCCAACTCTCAAATGGATATTCTTTTTGCGCCTGACCAGGTGAATAATCCCTGTACTCACGTATAGTAAAGCCCAATGTATCTCTTAATCGCCAGCTAATTAATACTGTAGTTCGACCGTAATCTTCTACAATCTTGTCTTTTAGTGTTGCCCATTGTTTTTCAGTCATTGAAATTGTTGTTGCCATTACGACCACCTCATTACTAACAATGTAAGTAATTTATCTGTAATATTAATTTGTGTTCTGAACTGCCACCATTCTGGATTACTAACACCAGCTTGATTATGTTCTTCTTCGCACCACTCTTTTGCTGCCTTATATTTGGTATAATTTATATCGTCTAAATCGTGAATTAGGTTAATTTCAATCATGCCCACCTCAAACAAAAAGCAGTTCTATCAATTTCACTATCTAAACTAATCATCATACCTGCATGGTGTGCTTTACCACGTGGTAAATTATCTTCCATCCATTGATATATTTCATCTTCATTATCTACCCAAAACTGTATATCAGCAATAACAATATAGTGGTATGGCATTTCGTCATCAAAAGGACCCGTTGCTATAAACTTGCGACCATTTGCTCCGTCTAATAAACTCATGCGCAACTCAATAAAAACATCATGTAATCATTACTGTCACTGAAGCAATAAGTCAAGGGCTTATATCCAACAATGTGCCACCGATTTGGATAGTTCTCATACATATTTTCTCTTAGCCAACGTTCACGTACATCATAAACACCATATTCTTCGTCCGGCAAGAACGTTGGGTCGAGTGTAACTTGGTGTGGCCAAACTGCTTTATTCAATACTCTCATGCTCCCCACCTTAGTATAAACAGAAATTCAATTTTTGGATCTTTGATTGCAATGTAGCAATCGCGATTTTCTGTGAACCAACCATCATCGCCAACAGTCTGCTGAAGCCACATCACACGATCGTAAATCTCCTGGTATGGTAAATGGCCAATTTTAATCATTTTGTAAAGACGTAAACGCCTTCCCACTTCTCACGCCCTGCGATTTTATCGTTCCCTACGCCCGGGCGGGTATTGAGTAGCATCTTAATTGTACCTGAATGTTTAAAGCCTAACTTCTCAGCAGTAGCAATCCAACGTTCAACTACAGCATACTCTTTATTACCATATGACTTATAGTCCGCAATGTTAGTAGCAAACACACCATCACTGTTTAGGCCTTTGTGTATGTTCTTCATAGTGGGCGCAACATAACCCTCAAACCATTCGTCTAACGTAGTATACCTAACCATGCACTGTGTTGGCTCGTCGCTGTACTTCTCTAAATTAAAGTATGGCGGACTACTAAACGCAAGATCAATATCAGCGGGCTCGTATTCTTCGCTTACTGATTGTGTAATCAATCCTTTGTTACCCACTGCCTGTTCTATTAGCTCACTTAGGTATGTTAGATGCTGTACTGTTTCTGTGTTAGGGTCGATACATTGGTAGTTGTAACGCATGTTACTAGTCGTTATACCCAGCATGCGTCCGCCATAGCCCGCACTGTAGTCATACACATTGCCCCAAAGCACAGGGCATAAGTGTTCTACTATAGCACGTGCATTAAGCGACTTAAAGTTCTGTACATTCTCACCTGTAACTAATTCTAATGCTCTACGTAATGCAGTTGGGCTAACTAAATTGTTACCTTCTCTATATTCAAAACATAAATTGATTGCACGTTTTAACTTTGCGTCACTTAGAAAGCGATCTTTAAGACTGTTACTGCCACGTCCTTTTGGTTCGGCAGTCATCATGTTTGGGAATAGAAATCTATTGATACCTTGCCCCTGATTGTTGCCCAAGTTAATAACATTGTTCTTAACACTATTAGTTACAGTCTCAGACAACTCTTTAATAGCAGTAATCAATCCAGCTTCTGTGTAATAGACAATTGGCGTAATGTTTATAGCACGATAGATATCAAATACTTGCTGTATTGTATCAACTGGATCTTTAAGATATTGTTCTTTAGTAAATGTGTCTAATTTATCCTGCACTGATTCGTAGCAGGTAAACTGCGGTTGAGTTGCGTACTGCGCCACTCCCCATATATTATGTAAATCATCTATCATTTAAACTGTTCTCATATAATTCTACAAATGTAGTTTCCCAATTTGTATTTCTAATTTTGTCAAGACTATATAGATAATCCATCCAGTCATTGCTTGGGTCTACTGTAGATCTAACATAATTTTTAAGAGAAGTAACCCAATAAAATTTATTATTATCAATTAGCGACAATTCATTTAAGAATGATTTTCTTAATTCTCTACCTGCAAATTTAATATCTAATTTGCCATTTGCGGTATGCACATGAAATTGTGTAGCAACATCAAATTTATCTATATTAGTATTACACCAATTGATACATTCGCGTAATCCAAACACATTATGAAGGCCAACAGTATATGCTATATTAATTTTAAGATTGGGCAAACAGTTATTTAATTTAGCAATATTATCACTTACCTGTTTCCATATCAGTGGATTTCTAATATATTCAAACTGCTCGTTAATACCATCAATACTTAACGATAAAGTAACTTCTTTGGCTTTACTCCATAATTGTAGCACATCTTCTGTTGGGTAGCAAGATCCATTTATATTATATGATACTGCTACTTCATTGATGTTCTGTAATTGCGTTAATATAGTGACATGATCATTTGTTAATAATGGTTCACCACCATTGAAATAAACACTTTTTAGTTGAGTTAAATCTAACCCATCGAGCTGATTTTGTTCTTTATTGATGTCACTAATATTAGTAGATTTAGTAAATCTTGACTCTGTATTATTTAATAATTGTGCATCTTGAATCCACGCACTTGAGTAGGTCGGACTGCAAATAATACATTTAGCATTACATATTGGTAATGTATTATAGTCAAGACTAAACAATACAATAGATTGTGTCTGAGGAATTTGATTTTCTCTATACAAATCTATGTAAACTTGACGTTTACTTTCACCGTGATTATCTTCTACTACCCAGCAACTTTGGCAGTGAGGTGCCCGTACATTATTATTTGCCGAAACTCGCAATAAATTAAGGGATTGATTGTTAACAAAATCAATTTTCTGAGTTAATACCTGTGATTTTTTTGATGTACTACATGGTGCAATATGATATGCTCCATTGCTAGTTCGTTCAACATAGATACCATGGAAAATCAATGGACAATACGTTTTTGAATTTGTATCTATCATTTTGCTCCAAACCTTAATAAAAATAGCATACGGTCTTTTTCTTCTCTAAAATAATACTTGCGGTCACTTGCTATCCATTTAGCATCATCATACCACCAACCACCATGCCTGCATAAGTCTGCGTTGATTTAGTCCAACACCAGTAAGTGATACTTCGATATATTCTGTCATGCCCATCTCAATGAAAACATTAGTGCATGCGCTGGGTCACGGAAGTTAAATTCAATTTTATTCCAAGTTGCATTTACATACCATTCACGCAACTCACTTGGTAACTTAAATGTGTCAACACACCACTTGTATTCGTCTAATTGCGTTAGATCAAAATCTACTGCATAAAACCTATAAAGTTTAACACGTGTATATCGCATTAATTATGCTTCAAATAAAAATATGTGATGTACTCACGTGCTTCATTCTCACGTCTACCATCCCAATGCCAAGTATTATACGACATACGCTTTACGCCCTGTCGCCCTTTTAATTCTTCAGTAACTGAATCCACCGCCGCACCCCAGTTATCCACTGTACGTTCCGCAACCGAACCTTCAGAGTGCAACTCCATAATCCAGTGATAGTTTTCTTTAACTAAAGTAATATTCATACAATCATTATACGCTGATTTTAGCCAAAAGTCAAGCAGAAAATATCACTTGACATTTCGGTAAAATGCCTGTATAATGCTTACATACACTAACAAAACGGAGCAACAAATGAACAAACAACAATTAATTGAAACACAAGTTACTGATATGGTGTGTAAGGCATTATTTGATTTGGAAAGTAAATTAGTAACTAAGTTTAACATTGACAGCTTTGATGCATACATTGATGGTGAAAAGTATAACAAGGTAGTTGATAAATTAATCAAAATGTATACAACTACAGCAATTGCTGAAGTGGAAGCAACAAAATAAGAGGTTGACTTTTTGGTAAAATGGCTGTATAATGCTTTACATACACTAACAACAAGGAGATACAAATGAACGCTACTCAAATTGCAAATGCTTTAGTACAAGGTACTTTTACTAACGACGAATTAAACAGCATTGTTGATGCTATCAAGTATGCTCGTGCAAAATTAGGTAAACAAGCTAAACGTAATTTAACTGTTGGTGACAACGTGCAATGGGTTAGCTCACGTAACGGTTTAACTGTAAAAGGTACAGTGCGTAAGATTGCAATTAAGAATGTACAAGTTGCAACTGCACAAGGTATTTGGAATGTTCCTGCTAATATGTTAGAGGTAGTATAATGAACATAGACGATATAATTATTTCTAATAACATCAACCAAGCAGTCTTTAATGAAGACATTGCAATCGATACCGAAGCTGGTCAGATGACAATGGACAATTGCATAGCTTGGTTAACACAGCAAGAGTTTAGTGACAACTCATTAGAAATAATTATTTCAGCGGCAATTGTAATATTACATGAACGTAATAATAACGAGGAGCAATAACATGGCAGGCAAAGCAACAAGTGTTTATTTAACAGTATCAATTAAAGAAACACATAAGACAGCATTTCATAAACAATTCTTTAATATGAATGGTTTAAATCAGTTTGTTGCTACCGATGAGTTTATTGTAAAATATCCAACAACTGAGTTTTATATTACCAAAGAAATATATTAAAATGGAGATAACAATGGTTAATACACTTTATTCACAGCAACAAGCATTTGCTAAACGTAAGTTTGATCCAACTAAGAAAGCAGACTTAGCAGTTTACAAAACGTTTATTACAACTGGCTCTTGGGGAGAAACACCTTGTCCGTTTGAAGCAGAATGGCCATACTTAACAATCCCTGGTATGTTGGCACATAAGATTTCAGAGTATGCAGTGCGTAATATTTAATTAGATTTCTTTCACACTAACAAAAGGCTCTACGGGGCCTTTCATTTTGACTATAAATATTGTATTAGGAAACAACAATGGCATCATACTCACTAACTGCTACAAATATAAGTCAACAAAGCCCTGTACTTAAAAAGGGAGTTGTGATATTATATTCGTCTGTATCAATTTACTTTATAGTTGGTGAAAATCCGGTCGTTGATCCAACCAAGTGTGCATTGTTACGTGCTGGTGAGAGTAGAGAGATGCGCTTTCCTGTTAAGTGTAGTAAGATTGCAGTGCAGGCAGTTGGAGCACACGGAGCAGTTACTATAACTGAACAAGGTGGCGG